ATTCATCCGAGAAAACTGTGTCTTAAATCCGGTAGAAATGGCTTATAAGTGCAAAGAATGCGGAAAAGAACATGACCTAGAGGTCGAAGTAAATAAGGGAGACTAATTATGGATAAGGTTAAACTAATGTTTGATGGAAAACTAGTTGATTGTCATGCCGAAGAAGACCGGTTCGGAAGAGATTATCTTTTTGTGACTGACGACGGGAGCGGACGTTTTGCTAAGTTTAGTAAGGAAGAAAATTTACAGGAAGCTATCGACAAACACAACGAAGTAAACGGTGAAGAAGTAGAAATTATACCGGATGTCGAGTATGGGGAAGTCACAACTTTCGATGCAGAAGGAAACGAAGTAAAATAAAATTAACAACACAAAGGAGCAGATTGTGGAATTAGAAGACATATATAGCTATACGGCTATTTTTGAGGACGGCACGGCTATCGTGCGAGACTGTAATGACCCAATTGGGGATAAATGTTTAAGTGACCCAAACGGAGCAAACAGATTTACTGATGTTCTAAACAAGGAAAAAGAATCTAAACTCATAAGTTTCGTGGTTCATAACGAACATTTTAAATGGGGAGTGGATTTAGTAGAAGGAAGTTTTTCAGTGAATGGAACTAGGTTCTATCAGCATCGTCCTGATTTGGACGGATATAAAGACTTTAGAATAGTCTGGTATAGGACAGTCCGAAGACACCTTGACCAAGTAACCGGAAAAGAGATAAGAGCGGAAATTATTGGGTATGGGTTGGGGTGGCAAACAACTCACAACGGAGAGAACATTAAAAAAATACTGTTCTTTTAAGAGATTTAATATGTGCAATACAATGCGCTGGAAAAAAATGTAATACAATACAATAAACATTTCTAGAAGTCTAGCTATTTTATTGTAGCTAGGCTTTTTGTATTTTAGGAGAGTTTATGGAAACCACTAGAGGATTAATTACCTTTCAACACAGGGAAATAATTGATTTACTGAGTCAAATTGTTTCTAAGGATGTACCTTTGCAAAATCAAATCATACAAAAGATTAATGACCATTTGGCTTTAGTGGATGTTCATTTTTATCCTTACTTTGATGTAAAAGCTGAATGTATTTCTACTTCCACTTATATTCAAGATACTAATGCCTTTTTAATAACCTTAATGGATGGATGGAACTCTAAAACAGGAAGCCAGTGGGTAGCTAGGGCAGAAGAAATTAGAACTGCATTTGCAGCCCATACTAATGATGAAGAAATTGCTTTGTTCAATCATTTAGAAAGTACATTCAGCGAAGAAGAAAGAGAAATTATCAGAACTGCTATAACAGGAGAAATTTAATATGCCATTTACAATTCCAGATAAGGGAGAAGGTTTAAGTGATATACAAAGTATTCTATTTCAAGAATATTTAGATATTTTGGTGGAGGGGTTAAATGGCGCTAATTGCGTACTTAGTGGGGGAGCAGTAACTGCGCAGGGTAGCCCTGATATGACTGTAGCTGTAGCCAAGTCTGGAGTTATGACAAATGGAGTCCTAACTGCGGTTACTGCAGGAAATGGAACTATTACTACAGCAGATGGCACTAATCCTAGAATAGATTTGGTTGTCATTACGTCCGGTGGAGCTATTGCCGTAAGGGCAGGGACTCCTGCCGCTGCACCTAAACCTCCCACAAGAACTGCAAATGATGTAGCACTTGCTGCCGTGTATGTTCCTGCCAGTGATACGGCAATCCAGTCTAATCAAATTGTGGATTTACGGGTTGTCCGTGGAGGAGGAGTAGCTGGCGGTGGAGGGGCGCCTTTTACACTTAAAAAATATACAACTGCGACCGTATTTAATAACACTGCTGTCGAGCAGACATACTTCACGGTCACACTTCCAAGCGGTTTGTTCCTTGCTGGACAAACAATGAGAGTTCGTTGTGGTGGAACTATGCTTATTAACTCAGGCACCCCGACTATTCGTTTGGTTATAACTTACGGAGGTACTACTATGTTCTCTGATATTTCTGGTACTTGGACAGGAGATACTGATAGAAACTCTTGGGACTTAGATTTAACTTTGTCTGCACAAGCCAACAACGACCAAAGTTTAAATGGATTTGCTGCTATGGGTATTATTGCAGCTAAAACTGCTGCAACTACAGGAATTGGTGATGCTTGGAGCACTGCGGCAAACGTTAACTCTATAAATGGTTCTGCGGCTGTTGATTCTGATGCTGGAAATAGAGTCTTTGACATTAGATTTACGATGAACGTGGCTAATGCTTCGAATGAAATCACAATGGAGTACGGGTACTGTGAATTGATTTAAGGAACCAATAAATGCCGACACTGATTATAGGAGACCAGTACATAGGAGAGGGAGAAGTAGGAGGTGCTCTTAGTTCGTCGGTCACTACTACGCAAACGCAGACCGGTAAAGCCCGTGTCCAGAGAACTGAACCTAAAGACCAGACCGGTAAAGCCCGTGTCCAGAGAACTGAATCTGGAATCCAAACAGGAATAGCTCGCCTTCAAAAGTCAGTAACCCAAGCCCAAACAGGATTAGCTAGATTACAGAGAGTGGAATCTCGAACCCAAACTGGTATTTCTAGAATACAGCAAGCCGTTGAAAGAACCCAATCCGGTGTTTCTAGGGTACAGCAAACTGCACCTCAGACTCAACTGGGTATTGCTCGTATAACAGTTTTTTCTGCTAGTACTCAGACGGGTACAGCTAGGGTTCAAAATACCTTCACACAAACTCAACAAGGTGTGGCTAGGGTTCAAAATACCTTCACACAAACTCAACAAGGTACAGCTAGAATTGTATCTTCTTATACCAGAGATACTCTCACCTCTTTGCCTACTACTAATACTCTTCTTGCTGTCAGTTATAGCCCACAAGATGTTACAGACGTATCTACGAGTGACGATGTGAGAGTAGGGCAAACCGGAATTGTAGGAACGGATTTTGTTATTCACCAGTTCAAGAGAAGCGGACTTAACAATACTTCCACTATTTCTGTAAGTATTGAATTGCAATCAGATTTGGCGCCGTCCATTAGTCCTGTTTATTTACAGATTTATAACGTAGATTCCGGAATTTGGGAAACTATCGACTCCGACAGTACAACCGCAGCTAGTACTGATTTTATTTTATCCGCCACAGTGTCCTCTAATAAAGAGGATTACTATGAGCCAGACTTTACTATTACTTGTAGGGTTTATCAGGAGGGAGTCTAATGGGTAGTCAGTTATTTACAACCCTAGGCTTACAAACGTGGGACTGGCCTGCGGGTGTAACTCAAGTTACCGCCGAGTGTCTTGGCGCTGGCGGTGGTGCGGGTTCTGCCACAGGCAATCCGGCAACTGGCGGCGGCGGCAGGGGCGGGGGTTATGGAAAGGCTGTAATCACAAAAGGTGCTGAATCGTCCTTAAGTCTTTTTGTAGGAGCTGGTGGTGCGGGTGGAGTTGACGCAACATCTGCCGGTAACGGGGAGGAATCTAGTGTTTTCCAGTCTGGTAATATGCGTTGCCAAGGTGCAGGCGGTGGTTTTGGTAATTCAGGCACTACTAATAATTCTAACGGGGCGGGTGGTACTACGAGTCCCACCATAAATTTTGGTAGTACAACATTTGTTGGCGGTAATGGTGGGACTGGTACTTTTGATACAATATCAGGTGCTGGCGGTGGCTCGGCTGGTCCAACTTCTGCCGGCGGTAATGCAACTAGCGGTACTGCTGGTACTGCTGGTACTGGTAATTTTTTAGATGGTGTTAATTATTCTAGTGCGGGTGCGGCTGGTATAGCGGCATCAAATCCCGGCATTAACGCACCTTCCTCTGGGACAGATTACGGTGGAGGCGGGGGCGGTGGTCACGCCTCTACAAACCCCAATCAGGAGGGTGGTGCTGGTCGTCAGGGTCTAATTCTTCTTACTTGGACTGACCCTGCACCATTTGAAGGTGACCAAGACGCCTTTCGTTTCTATGAAGATGGAACTGAATCAGGTTCTACAGCTATTGCAGCACAAGGGACAGACATTGCTGTTGATACATCGGGTGGAAATGTCAATACTCTTTTACGCGTCAGAGTTCAAGAAACTGGAGATGGTGCGGGAGGTCTATCCACCGATGACTACGTTTTACGATTCTCTCACAATGGTGGAGCATACAATGCCATAGGTTCTGGTGCTGTAGTAGGTTTTAGTTCTACTAATTTAACAGATAACGGCTCTACTACTAACAGGCTTACTGGTGGTACTGGTTCGTTTGTTGCGGGTACGGTGTCTGAGGACGGCACCGTGGATAATCACAGTATTACGCCCTCTAATTTTACCGAATATCTTTTTGCTATTACAATTGTAGCCGCCTCTGTATCACCTTCAGATACATTAGATTTTCGTATTTACAGAAATGGTTCTACTCTTGATGTTTATACAGATACCCCAAGAATTACAATTGAGGCTGGAGATACGACCACTCCTCAGACTATAACAGGTACAGCTAGAGTCCAAAGAACAGAGCCTAAAACTCAAATGGGTGTGGCTCGTGTTCAAAGGACAGAGCCTAAAGACCAGACTGGTACAGCTAGGATATCATTAGCTGTGGCGCAAACTCAGACTGGTATAGCTAGAATTACAGCCACAACCCCTGCTACTCAAGCAGGTATTTCTAGAATTACTGCCTCAACGACTAGAACTCAGACCGGTATATCTAGAGTCCAGAAAACTGTTGGACTACAGCCCAGTATTACAGTTTCAGATACAAGTGTCAACGGTGTTTATACTTATCGTGGAGTTCACGATGGAGCACCTTATTATAATTTAGAAGGAAGCGCCTCAGACCCCAACACTTCGGCAATAAGATTTAGTGATTTAAATGGTTATTGGGAACTTATAGTTATATCTGACCCCGAATTTATTGAGGCAACAGGTACGCCCACTACAAGTCTTGGTTTACCTAGTTACCCTATTGACCCCGATATAACTTGGAATGATGCAACTTTAACTTGGACATCCTCTTTTCCTCCTAGTTTTCAGCAAGGTAAAGCCTCTATTAGAACTACTACCACCAAAACTCAAACTGGTAGGGCTAGAATTCGTGTAACTACAACTAGAACTCAACTGGGTAAGGCTGCGATTCAAAAGAGTGTATCTCAAACGCAAACTGGTGTTGCAAGTATAGTTGTTACTGCAACACAGACGCAAACAGGTGTATCTAGAATTCAACAAAGCGCAGTTCAAACCCAGTCTGGTAAGGCATTTGTCCTTAATTCCACTACACAGAATCAAACAGGTAAAGCTGCTATTCGTAAGACGGTGGAGCAGGCACAAGCTGGTGTCTCTAGAATACAGTTAGCTGTTCAGAGAACCCAAACGGGTATCTCTAGAATCCAGTTAGCCGTTGAAAGAACGCAGACGGGTATTTCTAGAATCCAGAGGACTGAATCTAGGACGCAAACTGGTGTCTCTAGAATTCAACAAACTGCGGTAAAGACTCAAACTGGTGTTGCGAGAATACAGAAAATCGAACCCAAGATTCAAGCAGGTATATCTAGAATTACAGCGGCTACCAACAGAACGCAGGAGGGAGTTTCTAGAATTACGACCACTACAGGCGTAACTCAGACAGGAACTTCAAGAGTTACAGCTTCTGCCCAGAGAACGCAAGCAGGTAAGGCTGCAATTCAAAATACTACTTCTCAAACCCAGTCAGGTAAGGCCAATATAGTTGAGGTTCAAGACTTTACACTTTCGGTAGACCGAGTATTTATTGACTTTACTGAAAATGTAACTAGTACTCAAACGCAGACGGGTAAAGCATCTATTCGAAAAACTGCAACTCAGACTCAAACGGGTGTTGCGAGAATTCAGAAGACCGTAGCTCAAACCCAGCAGGGTGCGGCTAGGATACAACTTGCTGTCCAACAGACCCAAACCGGTAAGGCTGCGATTCAGAAGACCGTAGCTCAAACCCAATTAGGTGTTGCGAGAATTCAGAAGACCGTAGCTCAAACCCAATTAGGTGTTGCGAGAATTCAGCTTGCTGTCCAACAGACTCAAGCGGGTATTTCTAGAATTCAAAATATATCTACACAGACCCAGTTAGGTGTTGCGAGAATTACGGCTGTTGCAATTCGTACCCAAACTGGTGTGGCTAGAGTTCAACTTGCAACTCAGCAAAACCAGACTGGTAAGGCTGCAATCCAGAAAACTCAGACGCAAACACAACAAGGCGTTGCGTATGTTTCTAGCTCCATACAGCAAAACCAGAATGGTAAGGCTGCAATCCAGAAGGCTCAGCCACAAACCCAAACCGGTAAGGCTAGTATTGTAGTTACAGTAACACAAACCCAAACCGGTGTTGCTAGAATTCAGAAAACAGCAATCCAAACCCAAACTGGTGTGGCTAGAATTCAGCTTGCATCCCAACAATTACAACCGGGTGTTGCGAGAATTATGGCATCGACAGCACGCGCTCAAGCGGGCGTGGCACGTATTCAATTGGCTGCCCAGAGAACGCAAACTGGTGTGGCTAGAATTCAACTTGCCGTTCAGCAAACCCAAAATGGTGTTGGAAGAATCACAGCGGCTACGACCAGAACCCAAACTGGCGTCGCTAGGATAACTGTATCCACACAAATAACAAATACAGGTACAGCTAGAATCCAGAGTACTGTAGCCCGAACACAAACCGGCGTTGCCAACATTCGTGCAACCACGAGTAGACCTCAAACAGGTACAGCCAGTGTTGTAAGTTCTACACAAAGAACACAGACCGGTGTTGCTAGAATTCAAACTACGTACACACAAGCTCAGACGGGTAAAGCATCTATTCGAAAAACTACCTCCCAGAGCATAGGTGGCGTAGCTCGAATTATAACGTTTACCGTTGTTATAAGAGATATTACCTTCTCTAACTTGACAGGAGAGGGTAAACTAGTGTCTAATCTAGTTGGAGACGCTGCATTAGAATCCTCTTTAAGTGGAGACGCTGCATTAGAGTCCTCGCTAACTACGGAAGCAAAACTAATTTCTGCACTTCCTTCTGAGGCAGGACTGGAAAGTGATTTAACTAAGGACGGAAAACTAATTTCCGAATTAATAAAGGACGGAAAAGGGACTTCTAATATAACGAATAGTCCTTAATAAATTATGGCAAATACATTTTACTTAAAGAAAGGGGATACTTATCCTAACATTGAAACTATTTTATCGGATTCTAGCGGTCCAGTTGATTTAACGGGCAGCACAGTAGACTTTATAATGAGTGTCGCTAATACCGGAAATTTAATGATTGATAAGCCTGCAAATATAGTCCTTCCACAAACGGGAGGGGATATAGGAAAAGTTTACGCAGAATTTGAAACAGGAGACACTGATGCCTTGGGTACATATAGAGTTGAATGGAGGGTAACTTTTTCTAACGGCAAGATTGCTACATTTCCTAGAGGACAGACTGACAATTTCAACGAGGTAATTATTCAAGAAATTGTAGATTAAGGCCAGTTGACTTTTTTCAAGGTGTGTTATATAATAGGACATGAAACCAAATTGGCATTATTTTGAAGCACACATTAATCTCGGGCAAATGTCTGAGGCGTTAGAGGAAAAGCTCCCTAGAGTCTTGGAGAATATAAACTTCAAGACTACGGACATTGTAGCTATGCCCTATGAGGGCTTGGAGCAAGAGGACTTTTACAAAATCATCACTACCAAGGACGCCAACTTACGGGCATTGACTAGTAGAATTGAGAATTCTGTAAGCCTTTTGCGCTATTTAGGTTACGAAGTGCAAAGATATAAAATCGAAAGCACGGTTTACGACAGTAAATATGAGGACAAGTTAGACTTGTTAGTGTAATGATAAAAGGATTCAGAGGAAAAAACAGATGGCTATCAAACTTTGTCGAGGCAGAAGTGTCTTTTCAAGGGGAAAAATATGCTTCGGTGGAACATGCTTACGTAGCTGCAAAGACTCAAGATAAAGAGCTTAGAAAGATAATCCAGTCTTTTGCTACAGCAGGAGAAGCTAAGCGTTTCGGAAAGTCTCTAGACCTTAGACCTAATTGGGACAAGATGAAGCTATGTGTGATGGAAAATCTGGTCAAACAGAAATTTTCTCTCCCTGAATTTGCTGAAAAGCTTTTAGCGACAGGTGACCAAGAAATTGTTGAGGAGAACACTTGGCATGATAACTTCTTTGGTTCTTGCCTTTGCGAGGACTGCGGTAATAAGGGAGAAAACCATTTGGGTAAAATCCTAATGAAGGTAAGGGAAGGCTTAAATCAGCTTTCCCTTGACTTTTCTAAATAATCGAGTTATAATATAGCTTTACGTGTGGGTGTAGCATAGAAGTAAATGCAGAACATTGCCAATGTTCGGAAGGGAGAGCGTTACTCCTCACTCACTCCATTTTATTTATGAGTGACTTCGAAGCCCTATTAAATGCCGAGATAGTAGAAGCGGGTAGAGTTCCTGATATACGGGTAGTCTCTAGGGCAAGAAGAATTGGTGAAATCCTTGAAGAGCATTATCCTGACAGGAACACTATGACTCCTTCTGTGTCTCCAAGTGATGATATCATTATCTTTACGGGAGAAATCACAGACGATAGTGGGTTTAAATTAACTGTTCTCATTAAAGAGGACGACCAGAAAGTGGAAGAGCAATTGATTGTCTGGCACAGCGCAGACAATGTTTTTATAAACATTAAGGGAACTCTAGCCGTCAAAGATTTAGAATATGCCCTGAATAGGGATAAAGAATATGCCTATTTGGACGAGCCTATTGAAGATTAGGAGATAGCTATGAAGAAACTATTAATCACAGCAGTAATGGCAGTCGGCTTCTTTTTTGCAGCACAGACCGCTAATGCTCAGGACTATAGATATGAGAGAGAATGTAGATGGCAAAGAAATTACTATGGAAGATTAGTTTATGTTTGCCAGAACAGAAGGGTTTATAGGAATTACGGCGATTACAGAAGTCGTCAGGTAAGAAGGGATTATAACAGAGGGCATAGATGCTTCGGGCGTTACAATGACCGCAGATGTTATAGACCGGAGCGTAGAAACGGACTGAGAATTTATATTCCTCTCCATATAAGATTTTAATTTAAGCAGGTGCGGACATTGGAAGAGTCAGCTAGTCTTCGAAACTAGTACCGTACATAGATACGTGGGGGTTCGAATCCCTCCACCTGCACCAGTTTGAAATATAGTTGTAGGGGTCTGCAACTTGATACAAGGGGTCGTTTGAAGTGTAAGTAGAGATACTAGGCACTATATGGAGCGGCTGAAATAATCGGTAATACGTCCTCAATGTGGCAAGGCTGTCCTATAGAAGGAATGTAACTGCATCCACTACGTTAATTACGGACTTGTAATATTTCAATTTTATGCTCGTGTAGTTTAGATGGAGAAAATACACCGCTACGAACGGTGAGAGAGCGAAAGCCGTCGCAGGTTCGAGTCCTGCCACGAGTGCCAATTTATTATCTGGAGGATAACATGAAGAAGTTACTAGGAATTTTATTTTTATCCGCGTTTTTAATGGCGTGTGATGACGGAAAGCCCAAGCCTCCGTTTGGGGTGGTACTTGATAGGGTAAACTATGCTGAAAAGCATGTCCTCAAGGTACAAATGGAAGAAGATAAGGCAATCAAGTATTGTGTAGTGGATGAAGATAACTTTGGTCATTACCCAACAGGAAAGAGGGCTTCCCTTTACGGAGAAGATTGTTCATACAATTCCCTCACAGAAATTAAATAAGCTCCTGTACCGGAACACTTTCCTAAAGTGTACAACCGTAATCGGAAGTATGTGGGTTCGAGTCCCATCAGGAGTTCCAGTTTATTATGGACACATTAATTACAGTTCTAGCGTGGATGCTACTAGTTTGGGCAATAGTAGAAGTAGTAGTATCCGCCATTAAAGCACTCAGGGGACAAACTCAAGACACTTGGAAGGGCGGTAATGGGTGTAATTGGTTCAATGCCCCCGACAGGGAAGCTTGTTGCACAGAGCATGACCGAGAATATAAAGCAGGTGGCTGGTATTTATCCAGACTTGGTGCTGACTGGCGTGTATTCAAATGCTCTTGGAAAGAAGGAGCTAAAATCTATCCCTTCCTTTATTTTATAGGCTCCAGACTTGGGGGAATGTTTACTTTTCAGTGGGGAAAGAAGAGGCATGTTGACTACCCCACGGTAGAAAGCAAAGAAGAAAATGCATAAAATATCTGATAAATTATTTACCTTGCTAATAAAAATTAGCTATAAGCTTCCCTTAAAATGGCAAGCAAAAATTTACTCTTATCTAATGTCTAAGGCGTTAGAAGGACAAACTGGAAAGAAAATTCCTGTTAAGATTGAAATATAAGCCGCTGTAGCACGTTCGGAAGTGCCCATCTTTGGTAAAGATGAGGTAGTGGGTTCAAATCCCATCTGCGGCTCCAAAAAATTATGAAAAGACTAGTATCTATAGCACTTCTATTGATGTGTGCAGCAGTCTTCGTTACTGCCCAACCTAAGAAAAACTGGGAACCAGTTCCCGATTCCTACATCGTCGTAATCAAGAAAGACAGAGATTTAAAGAAAAACTTTGACAGAGGAAAAGGAAGACAAAAGAAAATACTTGCCCACTCCGTCCACGGTTATCTAGTCAAAATGTCTAAGGAAGAATTAGAAGAAACTAGAAAGAATCCAGATGTAGCGTTTATTGAAGTAGATAGACATATTGCCCCTAATCAGACAGCCCCTATTTGGAATCTAGATAGAATTGACCAAGTAAACCTTCCTTTAGACGGTGTATTTAATTCTGTTAGGGACGGTAGAGGCGTTTCTGTGTATGTTATAGACTCAGGAATTAATTACTCCCACGTAGATTTTGAGGGTCGTGCATCTTTTGGTATGGATGCTATGGGAGAAGATGGCGGAGATTGTCACGGACACGGTACTCACGTTGCAGGCACAATAGGTTCAGCGACTTACGGAGTTGCAAAGAAGGTCGATATTTATTCTACGAGAATTGCGGGGTGTGACGGGTTTTCTTATGTTTCCAGTTTATTACAAGCTGTAGACTGGATTAACGCTAACCACAAAAAACCTGCTGTAGCAAACCTCAGTTATGGATTATCAGGAATCTCTCAAACCCTAACTCTAGCATTTGAAAGGGGGTATGACTACGGAGTAATTTATGTAGTCGCTGCTGGTAATTTGAATAGAGATTCTTGTACATACAGTCCCTCTAATGTGCTAAAAAACATAGTAGTTGGCGCCTCTGCTTCCACCTCTACGGATGATTATAGAGCCGGATTTTCTAATTGGGGAGCTTGTGTAGATATTTTTGCTCCGGGCACTAACATTCTTTCTACTTACATTGGAAGCGATACTGCTGTGAGGGCTATGAACGGTACATCTATGGCATCTCCAATGGTTGCAGGAGCAGTAGCCGCTCATTTAGGTATTCGTCCCTTAGATTCTCCAGACTTGGCGCAGAGCGTACTTATGTCTGAGTCTAGTAAAGACTTGTTAATAAATGTTCCGGCAGGAACATACAACAGATTTCTTTATACGGGGTACGGCATTCATCCAACTGAAAATTATGAAGTATGCGGTGACACTAAGGAAAATGAAACTATTTTATTGGGAGAAACTAAAGAAGTAGCTTTTCTGGATGTGCGTGGGAATAGGACACTGACAGCTTCAGTTAGTCCTCAATTAGGGTTGGGCGTCTTAATCCATTTGGAATCCTTAAAGGGAAGCAACTGGACTGCTGTTACCTCAGAGTCAACGAGTGTAACTCATACAGTAAAAAGAGGAAGGCACCGTTGGATGGCACGAAGTACATATGGAAGTGGTGCATTCAACTTCTGCCACAATTAAACTCTTTGCAAACAGGCATCCAATGTGGTAGAATATTCGTATGAAGATGCCGAAAGAAATCTCAATTGCTAGAGAGGCGTACTACAAAGCTTACGATAAAATCCAAGCTAAAGTTAGGGAGAATAAGCGCAAGTATCTTGGCACAAAATTTGAAGACTGTCCTCCGCTTATCAAAGAGCAGGGACAGTTTTTTGTTAAAAAGGCATCCCTCGAAAAAACGAAAGAAAGATTAGAAAAGAAATACAAGAAAGAGATTCCCTCAACTTGGGTGTACTGGGTAACTTGGTATGAAACGAACAGCGTTCAAAAAGAAACCGTATCAGTGGACGATAAAGCCAAAAAAAGAAGGCAAGACCCTGATTCCTAAAAAAGAAACTAAGGATGAAGAGTGGCGTAGAATCAAAGTAGACATTCTAGACCCTTTCTTTAAAGCCAAGAACCTTTACAACGGGTGTGAATTATTGTTAGATGATATATGTATAGGGAATGTTCTCAAACTCTGTTATGCCCACTCTAAGAAGCGCGATGATATAGCCCTAGAAGAGCCACAGAGGACGCAGGAGCTGTGTGAAGTGGTAAGGGCATGTCCTAGCTGCCATAATTACATAGAGTACCTCCCAGAGCGTAAGGGGATTAGCGGTAAAGAGCAGATGTACAAAATAGTTACAGACGCAATATCTCGAAGAAACAGACGTTTAGCTAGGTGGAAACGGGTGACTTGACTTTTATACAGCGATAGTCTATAATGATTTTGTAAATTAAACACAGGAGAACAACTAAATGTTGTAGAATAAACAGAAGAAGGACAAAAATATGTTGAAGGGTAGAGTTTTACTATTAAATGCGACTTACGAAGTGCTTGGCACAATTGGGGTTGCTAGGGCTATGAGGATGACTTTGAGAAAAGAAAACCCGGTAGTCGTACAGGAATACATCCCTGACCGTTTTTTAACAAGCGGTAAGGGTGAAAAGTATCCTGTTCCTAGCGTTATCACGTTGAAGCATTTTGTAAATGTGCGTAAAAAGAGGCAAGAATCTGGTGCGAAGAGAATGAAAATTTATCTTCGTGACAAGTATCAGTGTCAGTATTGCTCTGCCAAGGTGACTAAAAAGCATCCGCTACTTAAGAGAGTTCTTGAAGTTAAGGATTTAACTCTTGACCATATTACTCCTAAGAGTAGGGGCGGAAGTAACCTACCTTCTAACTTGGTAACGGCTTGTAAGCCTTGTAATCAGAGAAAGGCAGACAGAACTCCTGAGGAAGCTAAAATGCCTCTTAGGACTGAGATTCACGATATTACAAACGTAGGACTTGATAAACTTATGCTTTGTAAGTACGTTGAGCATCGTCCAGAATGGAAACCTTACCTTGAAATGCAAGAAGGTTTTAAGGAAATGTTTGAAGAGCTAGAAATGGCAGCTTAAACTATGAAGAAAATAAGTGCGAAGGAAGCCCGACAACAAGGGCTTCCTCATTATTTTACCGGAGTTCCTTGTGTCAAAGGACACATCACCAAAAGGTACGCAACAAATAATAGATGCGTAATATGTTGTGACAATGTAAGGCGTAGGTGCGAAAGGAATAATATGGTCGCTACGTTAAGGGCGATTAAGAGGAGAGCGGCTAAATTAAAAAGAACTCCTTTGTGGTCGAATAAAGAAGAAATAGACCAGTTCTACTTGAACACACCAAGAGGAATGACTGTAGACCACATCATTCCCCTACAAGGTGAGTTGGTTAGTGGGCTTCACGTCCTTGATAATTTACAGTATCTTACTAAAGCAGAGAACTCTAGGAAAAAAAATAAATATGAAGTTGGTTAATCACGCATCAGGAGGAATTGCTCATTAGAAAACCATAGGAGGTATTTAATGAGTCGTTCTTATAGAAAAAACGTTTTTAGTAGCATAGTTTGCTGCGGTTCTCACTCTATGAAACAGTGGAGAACACGGGAAAATCGTCGCCTACGTCATAATGCCAAGCAGATTATTAATATTTGCGAGAATTATGACAACCTTATCATTCCAGTTCTAAATGATTACGATACCCTTTGGGGCAGTCCCCAAGATGGGCGTAAACGATATATCCCTAAACCTGCGTTGAATCAATGTGAACTTGATTTACAACGTTATCTTATAAGTTCCTTCCGTTGGTATGGAACGATTAGTGAAGAAAGGTTAGATAAACTTGTAAACAGCTTTAGACACGGAGGAAGAGACTGCGAGTGCTATTCCAACAAACGCCACTGTTCGTATTGGAAAATAAAGAGAAAATAGCTTGACAGAATTCCTTTACTGTGCTATCCTTCAGAATTCAATGCATAGTTAGCTTAGTGGGAAAGCCCAGAGCTGATAACTCTGTGAGACTAGGTTCGATTCCTAGGCTATGCACCAATTAAGCCTATGGTACTGGGTACGTAGAAGTTTCGTAAACTTCAAACCGGAGTTCGACTCTCCGTGTAGGCTCCAAATTATTGATTTAAGTCCATTAGAAATAATGGACTTTTATTTTTTCTTTGTAACTTGACTTCCTTTAAGTAAAGCAGCTATAATGATTTACTATGGCTATTTATCTCACTACTCAAGAATTAAGACAAGGCAGTTTAGGATTCAATTTAGGACTGCAATTCCATATGCCGGGAAACTATAAACCCACGATTTTTGATGTGTGGCAAGTCAAAATAGTTTGCCCCGATGGGACAATCTTATTCAAAACAGATGATATAGGTATCGACCATAAAGCAACAATTCCCACTATTTTTGTTCCCATCGTTGATTATGATTTAATTTTAGCAGGAACGTATTACTATCAAGTTTCCTTAATAACTGGGGGAGGTCTCGTTAATTCTTCTGTAGAATCTTTTGAAATTGAGCCTAGCATTCAAGAACAATTTGAGTACAGTATAATCTCTAGTAATTTTGGTCATTTTCCTATTTACACAGTTGGAGGGGCTTTGGCTTCTTCCAATTTGCGTGTAGATGAAAACACTGCTTTGAATTATTCTGGAGGGGGAGCAGTTTTTAACGGGCAAGTCACCTTAGCCGACGAAGCTTATGACCCTGTGTGGAATGGAAAGCTGGAAGCAGCAACTAAAAACGCAATTTATGACAAATTTCAGTCTTTAACTAAAGCAGACGTAGGACTGGGGAATGTAGACAATACTTCTGATGCCAATAAACCTGTATCTATTGCCGCACAAGCTGCTCTTAATCTTAAATCCGACCTAGCAGGAGCTACTTTTACGGGGGCAGTCAATGTTCCTGATGAAGCTTATGGCGCTTTGTGGGAAGCTAACTCATCCGTTCCAACTAAAAATTCTATTTATGACTTAATAACTTCTAATGCCATAGTAGGAAAATTCCTACACGCCTTTGATACAACAATAGATGGACAGACTTCTCCTTGGCCAGTAATTGCTCCTAGTGTTATACCAGAAAGGAAAATGGGGTTTGGTAGAGGAGGCATTAATCCTGATGGTTCAGGAGCAATTGCTCATATTTTAGTGCTTAATAGTGGGTATGGGTCAGCAGGAGAGTTGACAGACCATTATCAAGCCGCTTTGGCTGTGGCAGCGTCCCCTTTTACTTACGCTATGAGAGTCCTCAAAGCTCGTGGAGATGCTTCTACTTATGGAACTGCTTATGCTAATGTGGTTTTAAATTTAAACACTGAAGAACCAACAACTATAAATTATTTACCTAAGTGGACAGCCCTTGAAGGGACAAGAATAGGAAGCTCTGATGTAGAAAATGTTAGTTTAGGAGTAATAAGAGTTCATAGAAGTGCCTCCGTTTATTCTCAAATCTGGTGCCAGACTAATGGAAGTACAGCTTTTTCTATCGTCGGTACGGGTAGTCCTCTTTTTAGTTTTAGTCACCCCGTTTCCATACAAACATCCGTTAGAATTAATCCGGGAACATTTAATCCCGGAACTTATAGTATAGATGCATGGAATGGAAATGCGGGTCCAACTCCTTTTGTTGCAGGAACTTACCTTGGAAATATGGATGGAGGAACTCCCCGACCTCCTGACCCTGCTTTAATTTTATCTAGGCGTGGAACTCCTAGTATAGCTAGGGATAACTACGCTGAATTTAAACTTGTCAGGTATGAAACTACTGGAGGAGGGGCACAGCACCCAAGAACCAGAATGGACATTGCTTTAACTCACACTGAAACAGATTCTGTGGGAGTAGATGTAATGTCTTTAAGAAGTGACGGACGAGTGGGAATAAATACAGTCACTCCTGCTTATATGCTTGAGGTAGTTGCTAAATCCACAACTGTGAGTGTTCTTAATGCTTCTGCTTTTAGTTCTAGTGGATACAATGCTAGGTACAGCGTACAAACTTCAGGGGCTGCGTGGTCTCATTGGATTGAAGACGGAGCATTTGGAGCAGATACAAATGCTTTTGTGTGGGATTCCACTGTCGGAGGTGGAGGTAGGGTTATATTTAACCACTTGGGAAGACTGGGACTAGGTCTAGGGTATGTTCCTGTGTTGGCGTCCATTCACGCGAGAGGAACTGGAGACCATTTGAGACTAGAATACGATGGCTCTAATCGTATGTTATTAACTGTAGGGTCAACTGGAACTGTGACACTAGATGCAGTAGGTTCAGGTGCGGGGTTTGTATTTTCCGACAGTGTAACCGTTCCGGATGAAGTTTATGGAGTGGGATGGGACGGCAATCTGTCAGTTCCTACCAAGAATGCTCTTTACGATTTAATAACCGCAACTACTTACAACTTCGGTCCAGTGGGTGATATAGACTTGTGGTACTTAGACCCCGCACCGTGGATATCTGGTTTGGAATCTCCTGTTTCGATTTCAACTGGGACAACTGTATATGCTGTAACGGACAGTTTTGCCGGGCTAGAGCTTATCTCAGAGTTGACTGGGACGGGTGCGAGTAAGTTTTACATTGGGTCGTTGAATAACATCAATGTCCGAGGCGACCATACCAATAGTTGGATTTACGGCTTTTACAGTCTAGCGAACAATAGGTTCGCAACTGGAAGCGGAACCAAGATAATTGGAGCTAATATAGCGGCACAGGTCGAAGCGGCTGCGGCCAGTGTTGTAGGAGCTAGTATCGGGGCAATTCGTGGAAACATTAATAGCACTCCCCTAATTACTGGGTTAGAGGTCGTAGCGTATAACGGTTATTCTAATGCAACAGAATTAATTGCCCAGAAAATTACAATTGGAGGGCAATCATCACCAGCAACTGTTGCCCTTGGAAAAGCGTTACAGATTAGAGCAATTAATAGCGGTGGAGCACACGCATGGACGGAATTACGAGGCATATCCTTGGATACATGGACGTGGGGAGGAACAGAAACATGTGCCTTAAGTTATGGAATTTATGCAGATGCAACTATAGATAAAGGAACTACCAAATATTTTATTTATTCCCTTTCTACGAGTCCAAGTATATTCACTGGTTCTATAAGTGTTCCAGATGCGGCGTATGGAGCGGGCTGGGACGGTTCGTTAGAGGTTCCGACTAAGAATGCTGTTTATGATAAGATTGAGGCGTTGATAATAGGAGGGGGTAGCGGAGACGCCGTCCTTGCTGGACAATCTGGGGGACAAATCCTACACGGTGGAACTGATGCAGGAGACGACTTAACTTTACGCTCAACATCACATGCTACTAAAGGTTCTATTTTTATTGGAGCAGCATCAGCATATGACCATGTGAACGAGAGGCTGGGAGTGGGTACTCTCGCCCCAGTGTCCTCGTTGGAAATAATCTCGCCAATGAGTACCCAAGCTTTCAAGGCGACAGGAACTCAATTGACTCCTGCAAATGGGGCAGGAAGTGGAACCACGGCTGGAAACTTTATGGCTATAACTGCACCGGCAGGTCAGGCATCGTCAAGCACGACGGGTAGTACCTTCGGAGGGCAGGGAGGACTGATAACAGTTAATGCGGGTGTTGGAGGAGCGCATTCTGGAATTCCAGCCTCTGGCTTTACTAGAGGAGGAGCAGGAGGTACTCTTACTTTTACGGGAGGTACGGGAGGAGCAAATACAGCAGGCAGTGGAGATAATAGAGGGGGCACAGGTGGAGGAGCCACTGTGTCGGGAGGAACGGGCGGTGCTACAAATGGTGCTGGAGCAGCAGGCAATGGCGGTGGTTTGACGTTATTCGCAGGAGGCGGAGGTAATGCTACCGCTGCGGGCGGTACAGCAGGAACAGGCGGTGTTGTGGCTATAAGCGGTGGAGCGGCTGGAGTGGCATCGGGCGGGGCTGCGGGTTCAACTCACGGTGGAATACGAATGGGAGACTTGGTCAACTTTAATTCTTTTATAGTTATAGGGCACTCTACAATTACGATAGGATTCTTCGGAGCGGCGCCTGTAGTGCAACCCAACGGGACTGGAGAGACCACGGGATTTACGGCCGGCGCAGGAACGCCTGTGTTGGACGATTCAACTTTTACAGGAAACGTTGGAACTAAAGCGTATAGAATCTCTGATATTGTAAAAGCCCTTAAAAACCTAGGGTTGATAGCTTCCTCGTAAGCACTAAACTTTTAGAACACAGGACTTGGTTCAACCTATTGACTTAGTCATTAGTTTGTGTTAAAATTAAAAATTGAGCAGAATTATGAAATTACCTTACAGACGATTATTGAACAGTATTACGGCGTTTAGAGAATTACAGGAGATTAAATTTCCTCCTAGAACTTCTCTGGATATTTATAAATTAGGTAAATCTTTGGACAAGGAACTTGAAACTTATCAAGCTATGCAGAGAGAGCTTTATAAGAGATACGAAGTTCCTGAGAAAGGGCAAGGCTACGACTTAGCTGCCCTTAAAGAAGACGAAGCTTCAAAATTAATAGCAGACATTGAAGAACTTATGGATGCAGAAGCGGACGTTAAGGAAATGGAAATCCCGTTGGAAATTTTCGAACAGAACGGAGTTCCTATTTCTACTAATCTACTTGTAGCCCTTGACTGGCTCATTAAGATTGGGGATGAAAAAGAAGAAGCTTCTATCACAGAAGAAAAAGAAGAGAAAGCAGAAGCAGCAGTTAGTGATTAAGTATGCCAAATATAGCAACGAGCATAATTCCACAAGGCAGTCATACCTTTAATTTGGGATTAACATTTGTAATTCCGGGTTATGCCGATGTTTTATACCATGATTCAGGAGTTCCGGACACTTGGGAAGTTAGGGTTGTTACTCCGGAAGGGGTTTTATTAGTAAAAACCTCCGGAATTACATTTCCTACTCCGGAGGCACCACAAATCTTTTTTCCTATTACTACAGGAGACTTGGATAGAGCAGGAACCTATTATTATCAGGTTACTAAAACAACTGGTGGTGCAAAGATTAAGTCCGAAGTTAGTATGTTTACAGTGGAGGAAAGCGTACCGTCGCTTGCATTTTAAGATATGCCATACCCAACAATGGACATTGGGGCTAGCCCCACAGCAGGAAAAACAAATGCTTATATTCCTTTGCTTATAGAGGGTGTGGACTTATATCGTTGGCTAGTAGATACCGCTGGAACATTCACCGGAAAGCTAAAAGGGACTTTAATTAAACCCGATGCCTCTACGGTTAGCAAGGTTTGGGCAGCTTCTGATTCTCCTATTCTTCTAATGAATACGGAGCCTAAGTATATAAAGGTACTTTTAGAGACAACAGATATAGCAGCAGCAGGGACGTACCAATTCGTTGCGGAGTTTAAACAAGCAGATGGTTGGCTTGTAGCGCCTCCGGTATCGTTCACAGTGATAACAGCAACAGTTTAATGTCAGTGACCACTAGAGATTCATAATAAGTTGACTTTTATGAATCATTATGGTAAACTGTTGAAATGAAACACTGCTACAGATGCAAAAAAGATAAGCCTCTAGAAGATTTTGGCGACCACCGTAAAAGGAAGGACGGTAAACAGACTCAATGCAAGGCGTGTAGAAGACAAAGACAGAAAGATTGGTATAAAAATAATGCCAAAGTTCAGTATCAAAGAACGAGGGAAGGAAAAACCACTTCTATACGAAAAGCTAGGGAATTTGTTACAAGGTTTTTAAAGAAAAATCCTTGCGTAGATTGCGGAGAAAAGGATTACGTTGTTTTAGAGTTCGACCACTTAGAACCTAGCTTGAAATTTAAGGAAATTTCTCATATGGTTCATGTTGGCTATGGCATAGAGTCTATTGAAAAAGAGATATCCAAATGTCAAGTGCTTTGTGCTAATTGCCATAGAAGAAAGACTGCAAAACAATTTAATTGGTATAAAGCAACCAATTGACAGTGACCACAGGTAACGAAAGTGGAGCAGAGTCTCATAAACTCTAGCGGGCAGAGGTTCAACTCCTCCCACTGTCACCAATTTTATATGACTACAGCCCAAAAGAAAAGAGCTTTACGGGCACAAATTCGTGCTAAGAAAGCTATCAAATTTACCTACCAACATGACCCAAAAGGTTCTGACCCTAGAACTGGGAATCCACATACATTAGGAATATCTACAACGGAAAAATGGGCTGTTAGAATCTATCAAACAAATGGCCCTAGTACGAGGGGTCTAGTCGGTAACAATTCTCCTGAAGATTTTAGGTTTTTTTTGTTGGAAGACATTGATGGTATTGTTGAACAATCCACAGAATTTGAAGTGCATCCTGCGTTTAAGAAGGGAGATAAACTATTTTCCAAGATTGATGTAGAAGTGCAAAAATGATTTTCTGAATATAACAGGGGTTTCAATGCAAAATAACATATTCGTTTTCGGGTCAAATACCGCAGGGCGTCACGGAGCAGGTGCTGCCCGCCGCGCACGTTTAGCTTACGGCGCTAAGTATGGGCAAGGAAAGGGATTACAGGGACGGTCTTATGCTATTCCTACTAAAGATAGTTCTTTGAAAACATTACCTATTGGCAAAATTTCCTCTTATATAAAAGAGTTTAAGGAATTTGTTGCGCTAAATCCTGACAAAGAGTTCTATGTAACAGCTATAGGAACTGGGCTTGCAGGACTTAGTCACGAACAAATAGCTCCATTGTTTGAGAATTCTCCTCTAAATTGTGTGTTTCCTAAGACTTGGGAAACATATTTGGGAGCTAAGTATCGGTACTTTACCGAAAATCTATAGGAAGTGAGGTTAATAAAATGAGAAAATTTAGAAATATTGTGATGATGTTTGCACTCATCTTAGCGGTTTCGTTGTCGGGTTGTGGGGATGATTCCCCCAAGATGCCGGGGAATACGGTATACACTCCCCACCCAATACCAACTGTGACCCCCTTTGTTCCTCAATCAGTAGCAGGGAAAATTAATATACAGTCCCCCGTTGTGTTAGACTCCTCTACAATTGAAGGTATGAACGCTGCCTTCACACAGCTTTTTTCGGAAGCCAAGTCCAGAGGTTACACCAAGTACGTAGGTCATTCGGATTACACTGTCATAGTGAGAAATGATTGCCAATTAATTAACGGAACAATGGCTTGGAAGGAATACGTCCCTGATTATGGAGAGATTTGGCAAGCGGAACAGGTCAGGATATCTAGCAACAAAGTTCAGACTTTTCAAATATGTAAAGATGTTTCTCAGAATATGAGCAACACTACTAGATATGGTGCAGAGCATATCATTCTGTACTTTAACAATAGACCGGAGTTTGAAAGAACTAAGATTCACACAGATGCTCCGGAGACTTGGCATCCTATCATCAGGTAGGGTGCTTGACAAATAGCGGGGGTTAGTGTATACTCTTAATATGATTTTAACAGTGAATACAGTTTAACCCTTGCAAGTAGTCTGACGGTGACGACACCCTAGGACTATGTTCTGGGGCGTTTTTATTTATGCTGGAATTACTAATAGACGAAGAAGATTATTTGATAAACATAAAACAGCTTAAAGACTTTGCAGAAAGTCAGGGAATTCCCTTTGATGGTTCTTCTCGAAAAGTTGTTGAAGTAGCATTAACAATGATGATTGCCACAGAGCTAGATGCCGATGCAGTTGTAATGCTAGGAAAATTGATTTATAATGTAGGTTACAGGGACAATAATTTTAAGACTCTGAACATACACTAAGAAATGCCTGTGTTCCTCGTGTTGGCTAGAGGCACTGTCTTGTAAGCAGTCGAGCGAAAGCGTCGGGGGTTCGATTCCCCTCTCAGGCTCCAGATTTATTCAAGCGGAGCACGTAAGTATGTTGCGGCAGTCTGTTAAACTGCGTCGAAGGTGGAGCGTTACCACTCGCTTGAGCCATTACAGTATGGTTATAACTTGCAATGTTATAGCCATATTTGTTATACTATCTAAATGCTAAAAGAAAAGTATGTAGATAGAACATGTAGAACTCACGGTCTTACGGAATACGTTTTAGATTATCGTAATTCTTACCGATGCAAAAAATGTAGAGTAGATGCAGTAACGAAGAGACGAAGAGTTCTTAAACTTAAGGCAGTTGAGTATAAAGGTGGAAAATGTCAGAGATGTGGTTATAGTAAGTGCGTCCAAGCCTTACAGTTTCATCATACAGACGATAACAAAGAGTTTACTATTGCCAGAAAGGGAGTTACTCGTTCTTGGGAAAAAGTAAAAAAAGAAATTGATAAGTGTATGCTAGTGTGTGCTAATTGTCACGCAGAAATACACGCAGAAAAATATAATGTTTAAGCGCTTCGGACTGTGGCTGGCTAACAATCTCGTTTACACCGAGAAAATGCGGGGTTCGATTCCTCGGAGGCGCACCAACTTTAGGAGGATAAAGTTATGGCGATAAGAGATATAGCAAAAGCAGGCGCACTTACTTGGCTTTTGGGTGGAGGGTTCTTGATGTTCCTTCTCATCATGTTGTTCATGTACGGTTGTTAAGTTTATTCCAGTGTGGGCTAATTGGTAAGTCGGGAGATTGTTAATCTCTACGATTTCGGTTCAAATCCGAACGCTGGAGCCAGTTTTATTCGGTGAAATATTAACTTCTATTTAGGTGTAAGTCCTAAACGCCGAGCCAGTTTATAAAAAAATGTTATAATGTTCGTGGAGGATTTTATCCATGAACAAAGCAGATAATTATGTTTCTCTTAAGGAACATGTGGCGGCTTTAAGAAAAGCTGACCATCAATGGTTAGTGGAACGTGACCGAAGGTATGCAGCAGAGCGTGCAGCCGATGCCGCAGCTCTTGCAATTAAAGAGTTGGCAGACAAAGAGGCTCGTGGTTTAGCGAGGGATATTCAAACTTATAAAGACGAAAAAGCTAACGAACTTCGTGAGCAAATTAGTAGCGAAAGAGGACTGTACTCTACGAAAAGCGATATGATAGCCGCAGTAGAAAAATTTGAGACAGCCTTAAAGCCTTTAAATGCTTTTATTGCAGGAGAACAGGCTCGGGCAGCAGGAGCAAATTTTTGGTGGTTTATTATATTCGGTTTGATTGCTGCTACAGGAACATTCATAGCTATTACCGCTGCTGTCATCGGTCTAGTAATGTATTTAACATAATTGGAGGAAGTTATGAAACTGTTTGCTACTTCTAAAAAGAAATCTAAGACCAAGAAAAAGAAGGGAACTTCCAAAGCTAAAACTAGCAAGTCTTCGAAGAGAAAGAAGAGAACCAAAAAGAAAGTGAAGTGGGGGTACTAACCATGCCTTTAACTAAGAAAGGAAAGAAAATTAAACGTGCTATGCAGAAACAGTATGGCAAGAAGAAAGGATTAAAAGTTTTCTACGCTTCTAGGAATGCCGGTAAAATCAAAGGTGTTGAAAAGAAAAGTAGGAAGAAGAAAGGTAGGAAAAAGAAATGAGAATAAGTAATCAACTTAGAGACGTAGATAGACACTACCTAAACAATTTAATCGTCAGTGGACTCGGAGAAATTCCGGACAAGGATGGTAAGGTATCCTCTAGAGCTACGCATAAATTTGTGCTCGAAAAGGGGTTTATTGTTGCGGCAATAAAGATAATGAAAAAAGAGGGACATAAAAAATGACTTTAGCACTCGTGTTCATATTATTGGCTGCTGCCGTAGGCACAGCATTAGGAGTAGAAACTTTAGTAATGGCTGTACTTGGAGCATTCGGAACGATAATAGTTCAAGGAATCAAGAAATACAGCGGGGCAAACGGAAACAGGGCACTAAACATTACGGTTGGTGTGTCCGTGGGACTAGCGCTTATGGGAGCATTTGCAACAAAGGCTTTCACAGGAGCAGATGGAGTAACTAATTGGGCTAGCATACTTAACGGAGCATTCGTGGTATTTGGCGTGGCGACTCTAGCATACAAGTACTTGCTTTCAAAGGACACAGAAATAGTTTCTGAGCCGCCTGTTTAACTTCAGGTTTGAGGGTACTTGACAAAACCTAAATTTAGGTGTAATATAATTAAATGATGAATTTTTCAACTATAGCCAAGATTAAATCTGAATAACTACTTTGTGGTTTGGCTATAGGTGTATTCCCTTCCAGACCGTGTGTTTGGAGGGGATTTTTATTTTTAGGGGTTGACTTTTCCTGAAAATGTGTTAAGATAAAAAAGATTGATAGTGGAGGCTAAGATTGATAATCACTCCAACTCCGATGAAGAGGCTAATCTGCCTTCTAGAACCCGAAAGGGGACTAGGGTTATACGATAAGAGAAGAAGCTAGCACTTCGCCGTGCCGTGCTGTGGTCGGAGCAAAAAAGATTAAGGGGTCATCCAATATTGGCATTGGGTTTTGATTTGCAATCAAAAATCTGAGAGTTCGATTCTCTCTGGCTCCACCAATTCATTTCTATAGAAAGAAAACTGTTCGCGTTCGACTGATGGCGTGAAGACATAAAGCGGTAAGAGTCCGAATCAAGGTCATAGAATTTAAGCCCTTATGTGGAGAGTGGGATTCCAGCGGTCTTTTAAACCGATGCCATAAGGCGGGCGAGGTTCGATTCCTCGTGGGGGCACCATATGGGAGTATGGGGAAAGTAGTATCCTAGGAGCCTTTTAAGCTTCGGTTCTCCGTGCAAGTCGAGAGTGCTCCTACCAAATTATATGGACAGATTAAAGAGACAAGCAAATTGGTGTAGGTTTGTTAAGCAAAGATTCAAAGAATCTGTCCAGACTTCGGACGGAAGGTGGAGAATGTTCGGCCCAGTTCACGTTAAATCCGAGGATTACGGCAAAGATTTCGGAGGACTCGTTCCCTATACTAACAGATACGTTAAGGCTGTTAAGAGAGAACTAAAGATTGAATACCGAGCAGCCAAGCGTGGCGAGAAACAAGAGGTAAGGAAGGAAATAGAAAGAATCCTTCTAGAAGAAAATGAAACTGCCGTGTAAATATACTCCCTTAACCTTTGTCGAAAGGCGTAACGTTAGGGGAGAGTATATCAAACAACAAAAAGGATTGTGTTGGTATTGTCAAGGCAAGTTGGATGAAGAACCTCCGGAGAAAATCCTTAAGTATAAGGTCACTCCGAGGCTGTATCCAAAAGGATTTTTTGATAACCCTATTCACTTGCACCACGACCACGTAACGGATATGACGTTGGGAGCAGTTCACGCATATTGTAATGCAGTGCTTTGGAAATATTATGGGCAGTAATTTATACTAGCGTGACAGATGGGGATGTAGACAGCCGATTACTGTCGTTCGAAAGAGCTATGAGAGTTCGAATCTCTCCGCTAGTACCATTATATGAGCAAAAGATTCAACTCTGAAATCCTTAATCAGTTAATCAACGAGCGTTGGAACGATGAAGGATTAAACATTAAGGTAGAGTATAAAGATAGCTCACGATGGGCTGGAACAGCAACTATAAAGAAACTGATTAAAGTTAAGAAGGGCTTTAGTTACGAAGAATTAGCTGATGAAATAATCCAGTATATAAAAGATTGTTTGAATCAGAACGCAGGTACGAGTCCACTAGTTACCTTTCGTAAATGTCCTGATGGAAATTATTTTAACGCAAAGTTTGTTTGTGGTAGTGATGGAAAGTTTTGGAAAGAAGTTTACGCAAGAGTAACTTCAAATATGATTTATGCCCCAATGACAGAGATAACATTTAACGATGGGGATGATTGGGTATTAGATTACTATAGAATGCCGTATTAGACGGGGGTATGTGGAGAGTGGGATTCCTGCTGGCTCTTAACCAGACAAGCGAAAGCTTAGACAAGGTTCGATTCCTTGTGCCCCTACCAATTTTATATGGAAGACAGCACAAGTGTGCGGGAGGGTCTTATAACCCCTTAATTGGCAGTAGATAACTGTTCACGGCTCCGAGCGTTACGGAGGTTTTCTACCAAATTTATGCTAGATTTATGACCAGACAAAAAGGCGTTACTTACTTCGGTGAGGACGCTTTTTGTTCGTTTAAGGGGAGGGGGCCGGCCCCTTGACTCCTAGAGAAATTTCCTTTATAATAGAAGGATGGCTAATGGAGTAAAGAAACAGTCCGTGTGTTGGCAGTATGAGATGAGGACTGCTAATTTAAAAGAGGATTTGAAAGCAGCGGGGTTTACAAAGAAATATGTGGATGGGCTTACTTGCAGCGATTTTACTTTTAGAATTGTTACAGATATACAAGAGAGAAGGAAACTCATTGATTTCATAAAGAGGCACGAGTGGCTTGGAACGATATCCCAATACCCCACTCACTACTTCGGGTGCTATCATAAAGGAGTGTTGGCAGGAGCTTTAATCCTGAATTTGCCCAACGCCTTTACTAAGATGTTGGGAGAAGAAACCCCGGAACTTGAGAGACTTATAAGTCGTGGTGCTTGCATTAGTTGGTCGCCTAAAGGTTTAGCCTCCAAGTTCATTATGTGGACTATCCGCTATATGGTGCAGAACACTAGGTATAGATTGTTCTCCGCATACAGTGATGTAGAAGCAGGAGAATTGGGAACTATCTATCAAGCCTGTGGTTTCTATTATATGGGGCAGAACGCAGGCACGACAACTCGCTATATCAATCCCTACACCGGTAAGGAAGTTAGCGATAGATTCTTTAGGCAGAGAGCGACTTATAAGAAGTATGCTAAAGAATTAAAAATAGAGTGGCAGAAAGATTGGACTGTAAAGACGGGGATGAACTGGAAAGCAATCCCCACAAAGGTTGCTGACAGGTTGAGAGCCTACAGTAGAGAGCAACAAAAAGCTCAAACACCAATCATTAAACCCAAAAAACACAAGTACGTTTATGTGCTTGGAAGGGACAAAAGAGAGACAAGGGAATTAAGGAAAAGATTCCTAGCAAATAACAAAACATTCAATTATCCAAAAAAACGAGGAATATAATGAATTTAAAACAATACAGCAAGACTAAGGATTGCTACCGAAAACGTGGTGGATTTCTTATCGGCTTAAACGGTGTAGCTCAATCTGGAAAAGATAGTGTAGGACGTATTTTAGTACAGAGTCATGGATTTGAAAGACTTGCGTTTGCAGACGCTTTAAGGAAAGGACTCTACGACTTTAATCCTATTGTAGATATTAGGGTAGAACTAGAGCATGAAACCTTTTGGGAATGGCTTAGAGGTAAATCTGGTGGGTATACTACTAGAATTGTTAGGCTTAGGGAGTTAGTAGACGCGATAGGCTGGGATGAAGCTAAGGTTAAATACGATGAAATCCGGGTTGGGATGCAGAAGTATGGTACTGAAGCGGGGAGAAATATTCATGGAGACGATTGCTGGATAAACATCATTAAGAGACAAATTGAGAATACTTCAGGCAAGAGTTATGTCATTACTGACATGAGGTTTGAAAACGAATTGGAAGAAGTTGAGAAGCTGGGCGGGCTGTTGGTACAAGTCCAAAGAGAAGGAGTCACTTCAGTTAATAATCATATTTCGGACAAGGTTTTGGATGAGAATAGGTTTCACGCTATCATAGAGAATAACGGCACTCTGGGTGATTTAGAAGATAAGGTGGGAAGGCTGCTGAATGACCTTAACCCGTTTAAGAATACAGCAGGAATTTCTTCCTTTTCCAAATTTATAGAGAACAAAATCCCGCAAAAGCCCTTGACAAAGTACGGATATTAGTATAATATATAGGATAAGCGCGGTCTAGGGTAGGCGATGGGTCTCTAAAACCCTGTAGCGAGGATTCGAACTCCTCATCGCGCGCCAACATTTATGGATAATAGAGCAAAGAAATTAGAAGAGTTGGAAGCCCTCCAAAGACTTCAGAACGAAGCGGAACTACAAAGTAGGATTGACTGGCTAGAGACCACAGTGTCCTCCTTAGTTACCGAAGTAACCGAACTTAAAAGAAATCTCACAGGACTTCAGATGGAGTTTAACAGAGACCACACAAGACTAGGAGCGCAAGATGCTCCCTACAGAAAATAACCTATGTTTCATATCTTAATTGAGAACTCAACCCCTAATCATTTAGTCGGCGGTCCTTGGACTAGTGTTTTTCCCCGCATTCATTCAGGAGAAGTGGTCGCCTCTTTTCTAGAGTGCGGATTACGTGGAGGACAGGTCAGAGAAGCTCTTAGCCACACAGAAGCTAAAAGGCTTATTAAAGCAGGTAAACTAAACAGGGACAGGGCTTGCAAGTCGTGTCTCCGAAGAATAGGAGGCAGGTATAACGATGGCAAAGTTCAAAAAGATGGTGAAGCAAGTCAATCTAATGGAGAGACGAATGAATAACCTCGTGGCTATGTTGGCTGTAACCGCACACAAGAACGGTGGAAAGCTAACTATTACAAAAGAGGACATGGAATCTCTTCCGGAAGTAGGATTTGGGATGGAGCATAACGAAGGGACTTTTACTGTAACGCTTAAGTATAACAACGAGTTAGCAGAGAAGGCACCCTCCTAAGGTATTCATAAAAGAGGCACTTAGCCCTGAGCTTTGACTTCTACCCCTAAAATGGGTTAGAATAAAAGGCTGAGGGCTTTGTATTTCTATATGTTGATTTATCGAATCACTAATAAGGTCAATGATAAACGCTACATAGGACAGACTATTCAATCCTTACAGAGAAGGTTTAATCAACACTGTAAAGGAAAATCTGTACTGAGTAGCGCCATACGTAAGTACGGGAAGGATAATTTTATCGTAGAAGAGTTAGCCATAGCTAAGTCTTTAGAAGAATTGAACGGGCTGGAAAAACAATACATCATAGAGAATAATTGTATTGCTCCTTTGGGGTATAACCTACAAAAAGGCGGTAACACGGCTAAAGCTACGGAAAATACTAAGAAGAAGCTGAGTGCATCCATTAAGGCTATGTGGAAGGATAAGGATTATAGAAACAAAATGTGTGAATCTATGAAATCTATTCAACACAGTGAACATAACAAAAACAGATTGAGAACTTTATTTGCAGGACACCAACACTCTCCCTCAAGTAAGCAAAAAATATCGCAAAAAGTTAGGGGAAGTGCCAATGCTAACTCCAAACTAAACGAATTAGACATTAAATTTATTAGACATTGGAAATCAGTTGGCGGCAGAAGTAAAGATATTTATACTTGTTTCTATATAAGTAAAAGTTTATTTCATGCTATTGTCAACAAAGAATGCTGGAGACACGTAGAATGAATATAGACAAGAAGAAATTTTTTGACCAATTCAGAGCTTTCTATAAAAGGAAAACCGGAAGGAAATCCCTCTCCGTTCCTGTAGTTGAAGGTGTGGACTTCTTGTTAGACGAGTTCTCCACAACGCCTGAATGGTCGGATGTGCGGCATGTGGCGTACGCCCTTGCTACCATACACCATGAAACGGCAGCAACTTATCAGCCCATAAAAGAATACAGAGCAAAAGCAGGAAGTAGAGGCAGAAAGAACCAAGATAGATACTGGCTTTCTGGATACTACGGGCGTGGCTACGTACAGCTTACTTGGCTTAGGAATTATCAGAAGGCAATGCAGAAGCTTGGAGTGAATCTTGTGGCTAACCCTGCGTTAGCTCTGTCTCCTGATATAGCATTCCAGATTTTAACTGCCGGTATGTTTGAGGGATGGTTCACTAATCATAAACTCTCCGACCACATTAACGCAAGAAAGACCGATTACGTAAACGCAAGAAAGATTATTAACGGACTAGATAAAGCCTCCACTATTGCAGGCTATGCTAGAGATTTTGAGCAGATGCTTCGCATTGCTGTAGAGGACGATGTAGCTTTAGCTCCATTAGTAGGAGGAGAACCTATAACTGGAGGCCCTGCGGAAGCTCCACAAGAGTTTGATGCCGAAGGCAATCCTATAGACAGTGCTGCACCAGAGAGTCCAGAAACTCCAGACGGAGCAACTCCGGGCACTCCCGCACCTGATGAAGCTGCCAAGAAGGATGAAGCTATCGTGGGTGGACGACCAGACGATGCTCCTAAAGAAGTTCCTTCTACCCAGCCAGCGGAAACAAGTGGATGGGGAACATGGGCTTCTAATATTAGAGCACAGTGGGCATCCTTAGGCATAGGAATTCCCGCTCTTTCAAGTCTAGCGTTCTTACAGAATCCAGTATTTATTTATATTGCTGTAGGGCTTGTAATCACAGCAGTTATAGTTTCTGTTACAGTCTTCCTTACTTCTATGTACATAAAGTCTAAGGATAAAAGAATTAGAGAAGCACAGGCACATGAAATTAATATGGAACAGTTGCGACTAGCTGCTGACCCAACTAAATATAATGTTGTACTGACGGAGGTAAAGAAATCATAATGAAGAAAGCATGGGGATGGTTTACAGGACTCGGGTTATTTGCAAAGATAGCCCTCATCGCGGGCATTATTATTGCTGCTGTTTTTATCTGGGACTTTCTTACCGGAGGTTTGTCAGACGTTAAAGGCTACATAAACGATAAAGTTTACGAACAACGAATGAAAAAAGATGCAGATTGGCAGAAAGAAGTTGACCAATTAAGGCTAGAGAAACAGGAACTAGTCAAACAAGCTGTGGAAGCTAAAGCCAAAGAAGCCTTCTTCGAGGAAAGAGAGAAAGAATTAAGTGCGAAGAGCCAACAAGAGCTACAGAAATTGGAGGAAGCCCTAAAAGCACAAGATGCGGTGGAAGCAGAGACAGCCCAAGAAACTGATGCCTACACTAGATGCGAAAGAACAAAGCAGAAGATGCTTCAGGAAAATATTAAATCAGCACAGGAGATAAATTGTGAAACATTTAAACAATAAATTTGGAATGATGCTTTTAGCTTCTCTTCTATTTCTAGGGGTAGGAGCGGTAGGCACTAATGCACAGGTTAAGGACGACCCGTTCGTCAAAGCTTGCGAAGAAGCGGTGGACAAAGTTAAAAGATTGGATATAGAGAACTCCAGCCTAAAGGCACAGCTAGATTTGGCGAATCAGAGGCTAGTTTTGAAAGATGAGCAGATTGCTAACAAAGAAGAGCAGGTGCAGTTTTATAAGAAAGCAAGTGAGAAGGGAGACCAGATTGATAGGACACATGAGTTGATGGTGCAAAATCTAAGACAACAGATTGCCGACGATAGACTCAGAATTAATGATTTGGAAAACGAAAACGACAGTTTGAGACGTTCCAGAACCATTAGGACTATTGCAGGATTTGGCATAGGATTCGGTTTAGGGTACTACGTTAAGAAGCAAAACTTCTAATCAAAGATTATGATACCACCAACACTACTGTTCATTTTAGAGACTCTCTCTTGGGGAGAGATTGCTGGAGGACTTGTGGGTCTCGGAGTGCTTCTCTGGGCCCTTAAATCCGGTATTCCCCAGAGCTTGTTTTCTACTACTAACAGCTTGTTAGAGAAGAGGACGACAGAAAGAGATGATGCTTTAAGAGAAAGAGACACAGCATTAAAAGAGGTGGAGCAGCTTGAAGAAGAAATCAAAACTATGAGAAGAGAAATAATTCAAAGGATTGATATCAGTGTTCAAGACCAAGAAACAATAAGAAGATTAAGGGATAATCAGAAGGATATATAATGAAGCACATACTATTTGTTGATGATTCAGCAGAAACAAGGGAACTCGTTCAAATGATTTTTAAGTTGGCGGACGAGGATGGGGTAGTTATTGACTATGCCATGAATTCTAGGGAAGCTATTGACTTATTCAATATCAATGCCTACAATGCCTGCGTGTTAGATGTATCTTTACCTGATTTAACGGGGTATTATTTAGGTAAGCTTATTAGAGAATCCTGTCCTGACATGCCTATTGCTTTTCTTACCAACTATGAAGGAGATTTAACTAAGGAAAATGCAGAAGATATAGAGGCAGTATTTTGGGCGAAAAGTGAGGTCTTTGAAAATCCTATACAACTTAAAGGATTAATTTCAGAGTTATCTTTAGAAAATGCGTGCGAAGCACACGAAAAAATAGAAATGCCTGAGATTATAAAAGAAATCAATGAGTAAACGTACGGAATTAATGATAGCTACAGACCGGGCTAGGGTCTGTGAGCTTATGCTGCGAGGATATAGAAATAAATCCGAAATGGCTAGAATTATAAATCAAGGAAGGTCTGAAGAATTCCATATAAGTCCTCAACAAATAACCAAAGATATTAAATTCATGGAAGAGGAACTTATAGAAAGGGGAGTCGAAGACCTTGCCTTGGCTAGAGAGCAGTCTAAAGAAGAACTTTACTATCTCCTCAGACTATATTACGAAGGGTTTGAGAGGTCTAGAATTAACAAGATTACTTTGGAATCTGCCCGCCAAATTGATACCCCCGAAGAATATGACCAAGTGATGGACAATGAGGAATTCGAGCAGGAAGAGTTATTGGAAGAAGGTCTTCATCCTTTTAATAGAAACGCTAAGGTCAAAGAAGAATTTAGGGGAGAAGGTAACCCAGCTTTTCTTAATGGAGCTAAGAGCGTATTAGATTCTATTCACAAGATGAAGCACGTTGATGGAACAACCAAGGTTTCTCTTACAGACCCAACAGGCACAGAGGAACATTTAGGTATTGCCGAGTATATGAAGCAGAGGATTGCAGAACTTTCTACTAGAGAAGCTCCCACAGATACAGACCAGTATCTTTTAGAGTCCGCTCCTGAGCAGAGAGGGGAATACGTCGATGCGGAAGTAATAAGGGAGGAAGAGAAAGAAGAAGATGAGTGAGTTACAAGAAAGTCTAGCTCAAAAATTCTCTAAACTTCCTATAGAAGAGCAGGAGAAGATTTGGAATAACATGACTCCTGCCCAGATGAACCAACTCAATTATGATTGGAACTGGTGGGGAAGACCCAAACAATTAAAGTGTTTTGAAGAAGATAACTGGTCAACATTCCTTTATCTTTGTGGTCGTGGATTTGGAAAGACTAGAACGGGAACTGAATGGGTTAAGCATATAGCTGAAACTCGTCCGGGGTCATACATTGCAGTGGTTGGCCCTACTACACAATCTGTTAACCGTACACTGGTGGAAGGTCCAACCGGACTTACAACTATTTGTGACCCTAGTACTATTCACTACCAACGTACTAAAGCTCAAATTAGGTGGAAGAATGGTTCCGTTGCTATGCTTTATTCTGCTGAAAAGCCTGACCGTTTGAGAGGTCCAAACCATCACTACGCGCTGGCTGACGAAATCGTAGCTTGGAAGAACCCTGAAACTTGGGACATGCTTAAGTTTACACTTCGTATTGGAGTGCGCCCCCAAACCCTTGTAACCACTACACCCAGACCAACGGACTTGGTACTGAAGATTATTGGTGGAGAGGACAATGTAGGCAGAGTCAACTCTCACGACTATATAAGATTTAAAAAGACAATAATTGTAAGAGGAACAACTTTTGAGAATACTGCACTATCAGAAGACGCTTTAGCAGAGTATAAGGACATTTATTTTGATACTGTGATGGGTGACCAAGAGCTTTATGCTAAGTTGCTTGTTAACATTCAGGGAGCGTTATTCAAGAAGGAATGGATTAGGCATCATGGAGCCTATGCTGATTGGCAACAAACCGAAGAGCCAAGACCAGAACCAGTTTACGTTCAAACAGTGGTCGCAGTTGACCCCGCCGCTACTGCTAAAACACACAGCGACCAAACAGCTATCTGTGTGGTGTCCAAAGGAGAGGACGGTAGGTACTATGTTCGCCATTGCGAAGGACATCAATTATCTCCAGATAAATGGGCGCAAGAAGTAGTTAAGGCTTATTACAAATACAATGCCAACAAGATTGTAGTGGAAGTGAATAACGGAGGAGATATGGTAGAGAATACCATCAGACACGTAAAAAGTTATGTTCGTAATAAGAGAACTTATACAGTGGATGCGTATTCTATACCCGTTGAGAAAATTCACGCTAAGAAAGGAAAGTTTTTGCGAGCAGAAGAGGTTGCTCTTTTGTACGAACAGGGAAGGGTTACCCACATCCACTCTTTCACTGAGTTAGAATCTCAGATGATTGTGTTTAAAGGAGAACCCAACGGAGCAGATGACTTGGTAGACGCTATGGTTTATGGTATCAAAGAGCTAGCAGGAGTGCGCTTAGTTGAATCCACACGACCAATAGTTATAGGAGAAGGACTGGTCAGCGATAGGCTGTCTTTGTTATACTAATATGGCAGAAGGACTTAGAGTGGGTAAGTTTTGGTTCAGTTCACTAGTTCCTAAAGAAGTGCTGGACACTTGCAAGGACACCTTGCTAAAATATGAATGTTTGATTCCTAATTGGTGTAATGAAGTTAGGGTTTATTGGGATGCAGAGGGAAATTCTCCGGATGATGGAGAAAACACAGCGACAGCTTATATCTCAACAAACTATGCCTACAGATTCGCTTCTCTTAATATCTGTCCTCCGTTTCTTTCAGAGGAAATTGAAGACAGGGAAACCAGATTAAAGCATGAACTTTGTCACATCGTCAGTTCTCCTTTGGTTTCTTATGTTAGAGACACGGTAGCGATAGTGACGCAGGACGAAGCAATGACACAATTAGTGTGTAGAGAAAGCACAGAAAAATCCGAATCAATGACCGAAGATTTAGCTTACATATTAACTCAAATGGAGAAGACTTTTAGTGCCAAAAGCAGTAAAAAATCGTAATGACAACCCCTAGAAATAGAGCAGAATTTTTAGAGCTAAAACCCTATAAATGCTATATGTGCGAAGGACTTATAGGCATGTGTACAAGAACAAAACTATATATCGGAGCAGCCATCTTTGTTCGGTCAGTTACCATTGAATGCGGATACTGTTGTCGTCATACCTTCTGGAAACCAGAGTCGGAAGTGATGAATAAAAATAATGGGGACACAGTTTAGCTTGACAAAGTTAGACAAAAACATATACAATTAGTAACTAGGGTGCGAAAAGAGCAGATATAAAGATTCATCAAGGCACGGGCGAGTCAATATATGCACCCTTTAAACAAATTCGGCAGATTGAGATATTAAGGCTCAATGTTCAAGTAGACGTGATGCAGCTACTCTATTAAAAAGGAGGAGTTGCATCTTTTTTTATGAGTATACCAATTGCACCAACACAAGAACAATATCCCTCAGGTACTTATATCGGAATTGAGAAAGACGAAAACGTAGTCGAAGCGACTCCGGTAGTTCTCAAAAACGAGTATCTAGTAGGAGGACTTAATACCGACGATGATACGTTACGCATCCTGATGCATAATTATGATGCATGGTCAGGAAAGTTAACCGATGTAAAGATTGCCGAAATGTTAAGAGATGCCGAGATACACAAGTGTTTCACGGTTATCAAAAACGGTGTACTAGGAGACGGGGTTACCTTTACTCCTGCACTTACAGAGCCTACAGCTATAGCTAAGCCAGTGGACGGTGAGGTAGAACCTCCCGAAAGAAAAACAGAAAGACTCGCCCGTGAAAGAGAAATCGAAAGATTTGAGTTAGCTAAGAAGTATGCAGATTTTACGACCCGTGCCTTTGATAATTTAGAAGTTTCGTTTAGGGAGACTTTAGATGATATGCTATCTGCGTTGCCTTTTGGTAATCGAGTAGCAGAGAAGGTCTTCGTAACTAAACAGGACAGAGAGTTTGGCAAGCCATTGCTATACTTTGATAGACTTAATGTGAAACCAAGAAAGGCAACAATATTTGTTGTTGACAAGTACTGGAATCACGTAGGATTTAAGGTCTATATCAAAGAAAAGGACAAAGATGGCAAAGAGATTCTCAAAGAAAAAGTCCTTAGGAAAGAAAAGTTTGCTACCCTTACGTGGGGAATGGTAAACCAAGACCCAAGGGGGGAATCTTTCTTACAGCCGGTTTACACTGCTTATCAATTAAAGCAGTCTCTATGGCCTGAGTATTTGAGATGGATGATTTATTCCGCTGTTCCTCCTATTGTAGGAACTGCCTCAGATTTGCCAGACAGCAGAAAAGTTTTAAGGGATGCCAATAACGAGTTAATTACTGACGCTCAAGGTAATCCGGTGTATGAGTCAGACGTAGGGGCGCTATTAAATGCCCTTAAGCAAGTCAGAAACTCTTCCGCAATCGCAATTCCAGCAGGAGCGAAAGTGGAAACTCTTAACAGTAGTGTATCAGGTGACCCTTTCAAGGGATTCAGAGACGTACTGAACCAAGAGATGGAAATGGCGCTTATCAAGCAGACTCTTGCAACAAGCGACTCTAGAAACAACACTAGAGCAGCAAGTCAAACTCACATCAGTATCTTGGATGATTTGATTTGGAGAGTAAAAGGACTTGTAAGGGATATGATTACTGGGATGGTCAAGCATTTGATGCTGATTAATTTCCCAAATTTCGATGAGTCTCTAACTCCGATAGTATCTATGGGAGACACTGCAAGAAGAGAGTTTGCAGGAGACGTTGGAGCTATTTCTCAGTTGCATATTTCAGGATTCCTTGGGGAATCTCAGAAGGTCGGAGTTGATAATCTATTAGGATTACCACCAAGAGACGTATACAGCGACAGAGAGTTCGAAAGACAGAAGGCTCTAGAGAAAGTTAAAATGGAAGCGATGCTGGCAGAAATAACTGCCCCACAGGTAGCACCAACGCCAGCACAAGAACCAGAGGAAGAACGTACTAGTCGCCCTCCTCGGAGAAGGGACAGTGGAGATAACTAATGAGAGTTTTAAACTATTTAAGGTCACCTTCTAGAATTTGGGCTATCGAGGAAGGAGCATGGGATGAAATGGTAAATATTGTGGAAGGTCAAAACCTTACACCAGAAACCATTGAAGCCAATGTAGCAAAATTAAATAACAAGGCAGCGAATGCCTACGATGTTGTTAATGGAGTTGCAGTTATCCCAGTTATAGGCCCAATCGTTAAGTACGGAGACCTATTTAGTCAGATTAGTGGAGCAACATCCGTAACTAGACTGACCAGAGATTTTACTACTGCCCTAAATGATGAAGATGTTAAGGCTATTATGTTTGAAATAGATAGTCCGGGCGGTGAAGCTAATGGTATTAATGAGTTTGCAGAGCAAATCTATAATGCTAGAGGCAGTAAGCCAATTCAGGCGTACATTTCAGGACAAGGTTGTTCAGCAGCCTACTGGATTGCAAGTGCTTGTGACCCAGATGGGGTTTTCTTAGACGAAACAGCAATGACAGGAAGCATTGGAGTTGCAGCGGTAGTCAAAGATGATGAGGGCAAAGACGCTAACGAAGGTATTAAAACCTATAAGTTTGTTTCTGAAGGGTCTGAAAATAAAAGACCTGACCTAGAAACTGATGAAGGTAAAAAAGTTGTACTTGAAAGTCTAAATGCTATGGCGCAGGTATTCCGAAGCAAAGTAGCAAGAAACAGGTCAAACGACAACACTAGCCTTACTGTTAGGGATGTTATTGAAAAGTTCAATCGTGGAGGAGTTCTTATGGGACACCAAGCAGTTGAAGCAGGATTAGCAGATGGAATTAGTTCTCGAAGAGAAGTACTTTCCAATCTAATTAGTAAGAGTGGTGACTCCGATGACACATCGCTCGAAGATATACAGGAGAACATTATGAGTAAAGTAGAAGATACTAAAGTGGTTGCAGCGGCTCCAGAGCTTAAGGACGATGTAAAGGTCGGAGAACTAACAGCCAAGATTGAAACTTTGTCAGCAGAAAAGGTCGAACTAGCGACTAGCTTTGAAGAGCTACAGAAGCAGTTTGAATCCCTTCAAGCACAAGTTAGGGCTGAAGCAGAGGCTAAGATGGGTCTTGAGAAAGAGAATCTTGCACTCAAAGCAGCAGCAGCAGCCGACGGCGAGTTCAGTGGTAAAATAATTCCTGCTCAAAGGGATAAATTTATCAAGAATTACGTTCAGCACGCTACCGATGACAGCAGAAACCCACTTGAAGGTGGAAGCCGTCTTGAGGATTTCTTGGATATGTGGAGAGCTTCTGAAGACCACAATCTTGAGGAAGAGGAACTAACCCCTGACCACGTAGACCTAAGCAATGACATAGGCGCAGACGACAACGGAATTGCAGAGCTTGTTCAGAATGCAAAGGCACACGCAGCCAAGGTTAATAAAACACAACACGCAAGTAACTAAAAGGATAGTGCGTAGAAATATATTTAGGAGATAAATTATTATGGGAAATTCAATGGGTCAAACTAGAACATTGTTCACCGAAAGAATGGGACGCTCTATTCAGGTTAGTGCTGACGGCGCTCCAAAGTACAAAGCAGGTGGTATTACAGTTAACTGGAATGCTATCTATGCATGTCCTGCTGATACAGGTACTTACTACGGTAAAACTGTAGCTAATGGACAGGTGGAATTTGAAGATGGAGTCGTTGTTAAGGTAGGAGAAAAGGCTATTAGATATGGTAGTATTATGGTTTATGATTCTGCTCTTGACTTAGACCCAACACTTACAACTGGTGCAGGTGTTCCTCAGGGAGCATACAGACTAGCCCTAACGGGCGATGCTGCACTTCTAGCTATAAGAGGAAATGGTTTCATTGTAAATGAAACTGTGCTTGAAGAAGATACTTATAGCAATCACATCGGCGTCATGGACGGCGGTAGAATGTGGAGAGCTAGAATTGTTAAGAGTGATGTCACACAAGCTGATACAACTTGGGTAGCAGGAGACCAAGCAGAAGCAGCCGTTGCCGCTTACACAAGCGCAACCGCGTCTGTTCCTCCAACTCTAGCACAGATTGAAGCAGGTTTGCCTCTTGTCGTTTGGGCACGAGACAACTAATTAGGAGAAATAAACTATTATGGCAATTAACATGACTAAAACAGACTTTTTCTCCACTACACGTATCACTAGGCTTGTTCAGACTCTCGCCAGCGAGCTAGAGGTTAGCCAACCGCTAACCTTCTTGAACAGAACTCCTATCGTGCCTGTATTGGATGATATAGAGATTTTGGGAAGTTATTCTGGCCCAATCTTCGCAGCAGACCTAATCACAGAGGACGCAGAGGCAGTCGTTGTTGATGGTGGTAGGTTCGAAGTCACCGCTAGTGTAACATCAATCCCTAAAATCAAGATTGGTGCGAGAGTATCTGAATCTATGTTACGTAGACTCAGTCAGCTTAAGCAAGGCATTCAGCTACAGGGGGATTCCTCACTTATTACAGGTTGGGAACTTAACTTTGCTACTAACTTGGTAACAGGTGTACGTCACAGAATGAACGCGCTTTGCGCAGCAATGATGCTTGACAATCACACCTATGACCGTCTTGGTGTAAAGCTATCCGGTAGCTTTGGCGCTCCAGCAGACCTTAAGGTCACACTGGCAGGCGCAGATAAGTGGATTCCTGCAAACGTAACAACTGCTACGCCACTTGCAGACCTTGAGGCTATTGTTCAACTAGCTAAGGTTAATTATGGTAAGACCTATGACCGTGTTACTATGTCTACTCTTGCATTCCAGAGAATCACAGAGACAGACGAGTTCAAGGAAAGGCTTCGCCTATACCTTAGAATCGAGCCATCTATGTTCGCATACGGGCTTTATTCACAGGATAACCTTCGTGCTATGTTCAGTCAGATGACAGGACTACAGCTTGAAATTGAAGACTCCCAGATGAGGGTTCGTGAGCAGAACGGAGGTTCCACTCAGTCTCGTTATCTTCCAGCACACCAAGTTCTTTTGAGCTTTACAGGTGATGATGGGCAGTCAAGCGCATACGACTTTGCTAACGGTATCGTTACCGAGTCTATTGTTGCTCCGCTTATTGCAGGTGCTCCCGACTTCGGTGGGGAACAGGTTGGGCCGGTGGCTTTCTATAACGGAAACCGTGAGCTTAATCCACCTGACTTGAGGGCATGGGCTGTTGCTAGAGGATTTCCTCGTAAGCACGACAAGTATGCTACCGCTGTTTTGACAGTTGCAGCTACTGAGGCTCTTACTTCATAAGAATGATGGGTGAGTTAATTCTCACCCTCATATTAATTAAGGAGATATTATGGCAAGAAGAGATGAATTGATGGATATTATTAAGTCCGGTGGTGGAGCAATGGTTCGTATTCACGGGCAGAAGAAAATCATCACAATGGACAATATTGAAGAGCTTCCATCTGAAGTTGACCTAGCAGAGGGTAATCCTCAGCTAGAAGAAGCAGCCCTACAAAATATAGAATCTCAGATTGAGGTTTTAGAAGAAGCAAAAAGTCGTTTGACTGCTTCTATTAAGGGTAAGAAGGATGCAGCTAAAGCTGTGGAATCTAAGGCTGATAAGGCTGAAGAAGCAGCACCAGCAGAGGAGCCAGCACCTGCGGAAGCAGAGGCAGCGCCGGCTGAGGAAGCAGCACCTGCGGAAGCAGAGGCAGATTCCAAAAAGAAGAAATAACTAAACGATGCTAACTAAAACCCAAATCAATGCTGCCAGTGCTACACTAGATGAGACTGATATTGCAATGATTACTGCGACCATCAGGGGCAGCGACAAATACAAACAGAATCCTGCGTATTATACAGATTTTGTTATAAAGGTCGAGGACACTGACGGTACTATTCAGGCAAAGCAGATTAATGCTGCTATGACTGAAATAGCAAACTTGGGTATTGGGGTGGTTGAAATTGACCAGAGGAGAGTAGGAGGGTCAGACGGACTATTCTACTCTCAAATTGCTGAGAGGAACTCTCTCATTGATTATATTATTGGGGTTGTTTATCCTGAATATTATGAGTCAGTTCAACTTGATGCAAATGGTAATCCTATTTATGGGAACGGGGCTTATGGAGTAGCTCAAAGGGAGCCAGAGGATATATGGGGTTAAATGTAAGTAAGGCTTTTTTCAAAGCTAACTCTGTCCTAAACCAAAACTTAGGAAAGTTTGATAGCTTGAATATAATTGGCATTAACCAGTCAGGAACTCAGGTTTATTTGGTTCAGGGAATTACAAAAGGCTTTTATTATAAGGAAGCCAGTGGAGCAGAGGGCGACACTAGGGAAATATTAAATATAGTTCCTGAAAACTCCACGGTAGAGACTGCTCTCAAGAACGTTGCTCTATTCGAATTAGTAAATTTGGATGGAACATTTATTAGGTTCGAACCTATGAGCAAAAAGCTACCGGAGAGACCTAGTTTTCAGTGGACGTTTAGCATTAAACCTAATCGAGAAGCTAAGAAAGTTATTTAAGGAGAAATTATTATGCCAATATTTCAATCAAATGCAGGATTAGAGAAGCCATTTGGTAGCGAGGTTCAATTAGAGACTCTACCAGAGCTTTATCCGCCTCGTCACTATGCCGCAGGCAATGGAGCCATAATCCTAGAAGATGATGCAGCATATGCGATTAGAGAAGCGACTTGGGCAGCTAAGACAAGAACCATTACAGTTGATTTCGGCGCCGATGGAGGCGTAGTAGGATTAAAAGAAACAACCACCCCTCTAGCATATAACGCAACTCCTGCTACTATTCAGGCAGCTTTAGAAGCAATGGCGGGACTTGCTCCGGGCGACATTTTAGTTAGCGGTGCAGGGAGATATTTTGAGTATGCGTTCAGCGGAGCGTTTGCTAACAAAGGAATGAAGAGAATGTATTCTTCTCACGGCTCTATTAATCAGGTGCAGACCGAATCTAATACTGCGACAGGCGGTAGTAGAACTTATACCTTTAAGGGTGTAACTACTGGGCCTCTAAACTTTGATGCAACTAACGCTACAGTTCAGACAGCTATTCAAGGGCTTTCTACTGTAGGAGCAGGTAACATTACAGTTTCCGGTCCAGCAAACGCATTGGTATTTACCTTTGCACAGGACTTGAGTGGAGCACAGCCTCTATTAACAGTTGACCCTGCGTTATTAACAGGCGGTACTGCGGTTTTGACCACAACAACTGCTGGTTCAGACGGAATTAGAGTTTACTTTGAAACCGTTGTTATGGGAGTTTCTCAGAATGCTCAGAGAGCAATCAGACAGGACTACACTGACAGAGCGATTAACAGTGCAGCAGGTGGCAGCGGAACGGATGCGTGGGGCAAGAAAGCTCCAGCGGATATTGGAAATCCAGCAAGATATAATCCTGATGGTTCTCCAAACCAACAGTAATAATGAATTATGAATCTTATTAAAAGTATTCAGTTGTTTATTAAAGCAAGGGAAGAGGCGATTAGACAGATAGAAATCTCTAAGACCTTTTCCCTTTATTTACAAGAGAAGTTAATTGAGAAGTTATGGCAATCCAAGATGGAGACAAAACGTACTTAGGCTCTATAGCCGTTAAAGTTACAACTCCGGAGTTTGCTATTGAGGGTAAAAAGGCGCTTGCAGAATTTCGCAGGCAGATGAACGTAGCCCACAGAAAAGGAATTGAAGAGGGCAAAGCCATCTTAGAGAAAGTCGTTCGTGACGAAAGGATATTTGATACCGGAAAACTGCTCAGGTCGGTCTCAAGCATGTGGTTTGTAAAATCTACTGATATCTTTTCTGGAACTGTTCACTTTGCGAATCCCGGAAAAGAGTATGCTTACTTTGTTGAGCACGGAAGAGGGCCGGGTAAACCCCCTCCCTTCAGTAAGATGAAGGCATGGGGAGAAAGAAAGGGCATTCCATACGACAAGGTGATGGCTATCAGGAGTAAGATAGCTAGAGTAGGAACTAAGCCTCATCCGTTCTTTGAGAAAGCTACGGAACAGGTAGTTAACAATTATAATAAGATTGTAGACCGTGCTGTTGATAAGTATAGGAGCAGAAACTAATGCCTAAGCCAGTAATAGTTCCTAACCCTCAGACACAGCAAGATTGGAAGTTACTGAGGCAGGGAATAGCAAGATGTATTGAAGCCGTAGCACCTACAGCGAAGGTTTACGAAAGATGGCCGTTGAGGCTTGACATAGGAAAGACCGCTGAGATACTTATATCCACAGCCGACTCAAATAAGATTCACTCGTGGATTGTAGGAATCAATAGGGCGTTACCCTATAATGATAGGAACAGCGATGGTCTGGTTCTATGGGACTTAACAGTTAGGATTTGGGGTTTCTTAGGATACGAGTATGGAACTGACGACGACAACCCATACAACGTTATGGAATCTGAAATTAAAAAGATAGTGCATGTCTTTATGGCTAATAGAGAACACTTAAGTCTAGACAACACACAATCTTTAAAGGATGTCGGGATACCTCAGTTTGAAGATATAGAGACTCAGGGATTTGGAAACGAAGACCTCATAGTAGCTCAAGGAACAGTAGCTATTAAATTGATTGAGTTTCTTTAAAAAGATTTTTACCATTACGAAATGGTATAATATGTAAAAGGCTATGCCAAAGTGGACAGATTTGGGAGCTATCAAATGATTTAGAAAAGTAACGAGTGCTTGTAACTTGTTGCAAATAAAGGAGATAATGAAATGCCAGAATTTTTAACAAGGAATCTAAAGATGGCAGTTAGTGCGACACCTGAGGCTACCTATAATGCTATTAAAGTAGCAGGTCCAGCACCGGGTCCACAAGATACTTATCTAGGACTGTTGACAACAGGTAGAGCATTCTACATTCCAGATAAGGAGAAGGTAGACGATACAGGTAAGGTCGGTACTGGACGAGAGTTCCCAACTGAACAGAGAAGCACATACATTACTGTACCATCTTTGGAAATAACCGAAGAACTTAATATCGACATTGCAGCGCTATTTTTGAGGAGAGCAATGGGAGGCGCTGATGTAGTGTCCGGCCCCGTTGCAGCAACTCCCGCATCTACTATTCACGACCACACATTCGGTCTAGACCTTAGCACGACTGGAAGACAGCTTCCATCCTCTTCTATGATTTGGTCTATTATGGGTTCCGGCGCAGACTACGTTTGGGCAGGAGTTGTAGTTGAATCTTTTGCTATTTCACAAACTAACTCCGATGTTCCTACGGTAACAATCGGACTAGTTGGTTCAGGACTGTTTAAGAGACTTTTATTCTTGACAGCTAACGGTTTGGCAGCATCTGGTGCTAACCCTTACACTGGCCCTTATTTGGGAGCAGGTCCAAGTTTCTATCCACCTGCTTTCCCTAATCCTACAGCACAGCGTTATATGATTGGTGCTGAATCTGAACTATTGTTTACCCCTGCAGGAGGTGCCCAGTACTCAGTAACGGGAAGTGGACAGAGAATGAAGAGTTACTCTTCTACCTTGACCAACAATCACAGAACAGATGATAGGCGTCCGGGTGACCCAAGAATTGAATCTGCTCAGCCTCGTGCAGGACACTATGTAAATAGAATGAATCACGGAGACAGAACAATCGGTGGAGATATGACAATTATGTTGGATGACACTCTTAATGAGTTCAACCACGCTTACAATGACAAAGTTCTAGAATCCTTTACCTATAAGGCAAAGGGAGCTTACCTAGCAGCAACTAACCCTGCGCTAGAATCTGATAAGCAGTCAGAATTTGAAATCGTCTATCCTAAGTGTTATTTGAGAGGAATTGCAGGAACAGATGATACTGGAGATGCAGTTATTACAATGTCTGTGTTCCCTGTTGACAACGGAACTACCGGTCCAATGATTGCTAGAGTTCGTAACAACAGCGTCACAGCAATCGTATAAGGAGAATTACTATGCCAGAGAATAAAGAAAACGAAGTTCAGGCTTCAGACCCAATCCTAAGAGAGTTGGTTGAGAGAGTGGAATCACTTCCTCGAACAGACCACATGACTCTTCCTGCGGTTATGGTCAATGAGATTGACGATGAGACCCGTGCTCGTATGGCGTCCATTAAGGCTGTTAACGATGCTAGAAATCCCGACGATGTAATCGACGAGAGTGGAAAAACTCTAGCACAGGTAAGGCGTGAGTTTGAGTTTGGTGTGTCTGAAGAAGACGAAGAAGGTGGAAAACACTCCTTTAAGTTTGAAGAGGGTGAGCACGGTATCCAAAAGGTTACTGTTATTCCTCCTGTTCATAAGGTTATAAACGCAGAAGGCGAGGTAGAAGAAATTAGTTCTCAGGAAGTAGTTTTCCAGCCAACCCCTGCTAATATAGCTCCGGTTGATGCAGACGCTCCTAAGAATCCCGCTGAATTGAGGGAAGCGCAGGGAGAAGACGACAGCGCCCCTACGACCACTAAGGTCAAAGGAGGGGTTGCCGTTAAAGAAGGAATGACTTCTACGTCTACTGGAGGTGTGGCACCTAGCGCCCCTGCTCCGGGCATGGCTGCTCCATCAACTCCGTCGGCGCCTTCTAGCGAAGGTACTGCTCCGTCCGGAGGAACCACAGGAGGGACTACTAGCGGAAGCGGTGGAAGCTCCCAGTAATGTATCAAAATCGGTAGTTAACTGATGTCGCGTATGCTTTTGTATGCGCGGCATTTTTGTTTTAAGTTGACTTTATATAGCGCATATTGGTATAATTCTAAACTGAGACGATATTAAAATTCAGGAGAAACATATAATATGCCAGAGCAGGGCGCAGTTATAGAAGAAATGGAGAAGGCTACGCCTATCTCCACCGCAGCAAAAACGTCCAAACAGGACGAATATCAGATGGATTTAGACCCATTCAAGGTCAAAATCAACATTTTCCCAAGTGCCGAAAAAACAGTAGAAGTTACCCACACCCTTCGCAAACCTACGTTTGCAGAAGAAGAGGCTAGGGAACGTATGATGCCTCTGATTATTTCAGATGCAGGTAAAGTTGATGGGTCAGAAGCTTCGTCAATGAGCTTGGACGACGAGCCAGCGAATGTAAGACTTTACGATAAGATTGCGCAGTCCGTTAATGGGTATGCTTTGGAGCCGGGGCAAAAACCCAGCGCAGACGAAGTAAGTGTGGACACTATGATTAGTGTTAACGGTGAAGAGAAATCCGTTAAAGATTTAATTCCACCTAGCCATAAGAGTGCTGTTATTAATGGTCTCTACCCAGCTAGTTACGAAGTGGACTTCGGAGGGGAAGAGTTTTATTTTGCTCTTGGTGGTGGAAGAGAATGGAAAATTAGACAGGAAATCGGTGGAAAGTTTAAGCGTGAAGACGGAACTCTTTCTCCAGCCGATTACACGGTTTTTTATATTTTCCGTGAGCCAACTCAGGAAGAGAGAAAGAAATTTAGAAGTTCGGCAATTAGTGCAGTTACTTTGAGGACTACTTCAGGTAATAAGGACAGGAGAAGTACCAACCTTAAGGTTGTTAGCGACTTGTTCGACGCTTTAATCCAGACCATTGACGGTGCAACCATTGACGGTGCAACCATTGACGCTAGAGACAAGAAGCAGCTTGAAAAAATTCCAGCTACCTTTAAGAAAGGTGCAATCATCAGGCTAATGAACTTCCTAGAAGCTGACTTGTCGGACTAGAAGCAGCCCTAAGACCCTTCTACGAAAAAAGACTTAGGGCACTTAGAAAACTAGAAGGAAGATGTTGCCCCGGAGAAGCTATCTGTACATCAGATAGAAAGGAAGGGGAAATTGCAGGTGTACGTGGAAGGTCTCAAGAGTATACCCTTCAAAACCATTGTCATAACGGCTTTGGGGAGAACGGGGAGCCTCTTGATTTACTACATGGATTCAAGGAGCCGTGCCAGTACTTTGATACCAAACCAGAAAACGTTCCCGTTAATATAGTCGGAGCAGTTCAAACCGCAGAAGAGTTCAAGAAGAACAAAATTTTAGGACTGTTGAAGCCCGACTTAGATAGTTTAACTGCTTTTGAATATGAATGTTACAGTATCGCTGAAGAAGCGGCTGGTCTTATAGAAGCAGAAGAAACTAGGGAAGCTATAAAGAAGGCTAATAATGGAGGAGGCAGCAACACTGCTGAAAAGATAGGCACAGAGCCTGTCAAGAATGCTTTCTCCGGTTGGGAAGAATAAATGGCACAAAAAGATTTAATAGGGCAGGTATTTGGAAACCTTACGGTTACTAAAGAAACTATCTATAGAAAGTATAAACAAGTTGTATGGGAATGTAAATGTGATTGTGGTAATATACATTTAGTTCCTCGTAATTCCTTGTGTAATGGAGATACAAAATCTTGTGGATGTTTAAAAACCAAAAACTTGTTAGGACGTAGTTTTGGGGAATGGAAGGTTTTATCTAAAATAAATCAGCGTAGTTTACAGGGAAAAATACTTTGGTATTGTAAATGTAGCTGTGGAAATACTTCTACTTTAAGTACTAATCAACTAACTTCTGGAAAAACTTCAAGTTGCCAGAAAGGTATTCACAGTTCTTTGTACAGACATGGAAAATCTAAAACTAAAGATTATAATAAATTAGTGGAAGGAAAAAGAAGAGCCAATAAAAAACACAACTTAACAAATTCCATTACTGTTAAAGAATTAAGAGATAGGATTGAATTTTTTGGAAATACTTGTGTATATTGCCAGAAAAATCCACACCAACATTTAGACCACATCATTCCTTTATCTAAAGGAGGGGCTCATTCTATAAAAAATTTGGCTCCATCTTGTGCAAAATGTAATCTTAGTAAAGCAAGCAAATTACTCTTCGTTGAGTGGAATCCCGCAAATCCGCACCCTGTAATGGAGGAGTTATATGGCAGCTAAAGAACAAGTTATAAGCGTCAGTATGACCCTTAATACCAAGGGCTTCAGCGACGGTCTCGTGCTCACCGATAAACAAGCAAAAAGTTTTGGAAAAAGTATAGCCAATGCTCTTACCATTGACCCCAAATCCTCAATCAATGCCCTTAAATCTATAGGGGTAGAGAAAGATAAACTAATCAAAAATTTCCAACTACTTAATAAGGTAATTAAAGATTCCTTATTGATATCTCCTTCTCAATCCAAGGCAATGAATGATAAAATCAAGGAACTTGGTAAGAATCTTGATGGTCTAAAAACTAAGTCCTTAGAAACGGCTAAGGCTATGAATAACATCAGGTTTAATGTTGGAGATACAAACAAGAAAATTAAATCTGTTCAGACTGCTTTAGAAAATCTAAGGAAAGCAGCTACGGCTGTTGGTACTGTGAGCGTTGGAGCTACTGGAGGAACTAGAGGAACGGGGACTACAAGCACCAGAACAACGGGAGAGACTCCTGCACAAGCTGCGGCTAGACGGGCATCTATACCCGTTAGTCGGCAGGGAGACGAATTTAAGGTTTTAACTCCTCAAGAGAGAGCACAAGAACAATCAATAAGGGCTGCGCTAGACAAGAGGATGCAAGAACAGAGGGATAAAATCTGGTCAGAGGGTAACAAAAAGATTGCATCCGGCACCACCAAAGTCTTTACTGATATGGGTTCATCTGCTTCCAAGGGATTTGCTGACAAGTTCAGAGAACTTAGCAGCCATATGGAGAAAATAGGAAAGCAATCTAGAAATAAATTTTCGTCTCTTTTCGGTGCTAATTTCTTTGCAGATTTGGCGTCTAATGCAGTACAGAGCTTTGCTAGACAATTAACAGAACTAGGAAAAGATACTATCCTTTACGCCGCAAGAACAGATGAGTTGGGAGTCGCCTTGACTTCTTTGGCTAGAGTTAATAATATCGCTACTGAAACCATTGACCAACAAGAGCAGTCCATTAAAAGATTAAATATTACAACCCAAGATGCTAGAGAAACTTTGGCTAGATTCGTAAACGTGGGTTTTGACCTAAACAAAGCTGCCCCGCTTGCTAGGGTTGCACAGGACTTGGGTGTTATCACTGGTCTGTCTACCTCAGAAGAGTTAGATAAGTTGGTAGTCGCTATTCAAACTCTACAGTCTCGTAATCTAAGAACTGCCGGAGTCTTCCTTACAGTTGATGAGGTTCTAGACAAATTATCTGCTACAACAGGTAGAGCTAGAGATTCTTTCTCCACATTAGAGAAGCAGGAAGCTGTTCTAAATGCTGTTATGACTTATGGTACTAAGGTAGCTGGAACTTATGAAGCTGCTATGGACACTGCTTCTAAGAGAATTCGTTCCTTGGAGCGTGAGGCTCGTGAAGCACAAAACGCTTTAGGAGAACAATTTCAGCCTGCTTTACTTGCAGGAGTCAAAGCAGTAAGTTTCTTGTTAAATCAGATTAAAGATTTTCCCGGTGCTTTTACAGCAGCCCTTCAAACCATAGGTTTATTTTCAGCAGCTCTTATTCTGTTGAACAGTCAGATTATTCCTAGTTTGGTAAGCGGTGTAATATCTGTTGGTACTGCTATGCTTACTACAGCTAGTAATACCGGTATTCGTGGGTCTGCACAAAGACGAGCTAATGAGGAGATGTTGAGGGGCATTAAACTGGATATTGAGATGGCTGCCGCCGCAGAGAAGACAGCTAGGGCTAATGCTACCGCTGCTACTAGTGCTATTAACAGGGCTGCATTTGAAAAGCAAGCTAATAATGCCCTTGCCAAGCAAGCTGAAAAGGAGAGGATGCTTACTGAAACAAGGGTATCTTCGCTTAGTGGAAAGATTTCTGGTGTCTTAGGGACTATTGGACTCATTGGTGCTGCTGTTTCAACTGTATTCACAGTTGCCACTTTAATAACGGAAAAGCTAAATCAACCTCTACCATTGATTAAACAGGACATTGGGGCTATTCAAAAGAGTGCAGAAGAAACTGCCACACTTCAGAGAACTTACAATGAATTACAGAACAATACCATTCTTCTTAAAGATGCTGAGTTGACTTTACATAAAAGCATCGGCGTAGAAAATAGGGCGTCTTTGATTTTAGCTGAAAAAGAAACAGACGAATATAGAAAGAGGATAGCTTATCAAGACGTTATTCAAAGACAAATTGATAGTAACAACCAGAGAAGAAATAGCGAAGTTGCTGCTTCTGCTCAAAATATTATAAATCAATTCAGAAATTTTAGTAAAGAAAGTGATGCTGCGCAGAAAATAGCCGTACAATATGAGGACATACAGAAGAGACTTAATGCGGTTAAAGAACTTAGAAAAACTAATCCTCAGGCTGTGGGTCTAGAAGATGAGAGAGCTTTGAATCTTCAGCTTGAAACTATTCTTCCTCAGCAAATAGAACAAATTAAAAAAGCTAATGAAGCTGCTGCTGAATTCTTTAATACTTTAAAGGATGGGCAGCAGGTTGCCCTAGCCTACGGCTTAACACTGGACGAACTTTTAGAAGTCAGACTATCTGATAGTTTTGCCGCTAATTCTGAAGAGTTAGCCAAGTTTAATGCCGAAGTTAGAAAGTTCAAACAGCTACAGTTGGTTGATATTTTAAAGCAGATAGAAAAAACATCTCTTACTCCAGAGGAGAGAATAGGTCAACTGTCTAAGAGCTTTCAAAAACAGTATAAGGAACAAATAGACCAACTTAATATACAAAGAACCGACCTTTTCAATAAAATGAAGGATAATGAGGCGACTCAGGAAGAGTTGGAAGCATTTAACAGACAGACGGAGAAGGCTAATCTTAATTTTCCTAAAGCATTTGCGCAAGCTTATGGTAAATCTAATGAAAACCAGAAAGCATTCTTTAGTACTTTGTCTCAAGGCATTACTCAGCTTGAAACAATAAGTGGAAAGACCCTTAGTTATAGTGAGATAACTAAGGAGTTGGATAAAACTGTTGCACATGCTATAGAGACCGATAAGGCTATGGCTGAAGCTATCACTGAACAAGGAGTTTCCTACGAGTTTCTTATTAAGTTCACTGAAGAGTACATCACTGCTTTGCCTAAATTACAGCAAGCTATAAGAGAAGCCAGCTTAGAGATAGATGCCTTCGTCGGAGAGAGTGCGGAGAAAAGGGGACTTTCTTTCGAGTTAGAAAGTAAAAGAGAAACCTTACAAACCTTGAAAAGCATCAGTAGGCTTCAATTTGAATTGGGGGCTAAACAGTCAGATTTGACTCCTTATAAAAATAATATCCAAGCTGCACAAAGACTGGAAGCATCTCTTAAGAGACAGAAGAAACTTCAGGACGAAATCAACGAAGCTAAGGATGCTCAACTAATAGTTGAGAATGAGATTGCGGTGTTGAGGGCAAGGCTTGCAATTCCCCTTGTTAATACTGAACTAATGGCTCAGAAGGCTATTCTTGAAACTATCCAAGAGAGGAGAGAAGAGGAGCAAAAGCTTACCACCGACATAGCTTTAGAAATTACCAAAAGGAAAAGATTTGGCGTGGACAGCGGGAGACTTGTAGCTGAAGCCTTTCTGGAAGCCCAAAGAGGAGAAAACGAAGCTGTTTCTGGAGCTACTAAGAGTTTTCTTAATGCACAACTACAGCAAGGTAATAATGCTATCTTCACTAACAATCCTCTTATAAGAGAAGCTATCAAACAGTCTGAGAAAATGGCACAGATAGAAGCTAAAGGAGGATTACAGGTTGCTAAAATAACAGAGGGTAATGACATTGCTAAGAATACACAATCCTTAGTTAAGCAAACTTCTGATAACGTAGTTTCTTCTGGAGAAAAGATAGTGTCCGCTATTCAACAGGCTCCTGCATTTACGGGAGGAGTAGGGAGCGGGGGATTCCCAACTTTTGGTAATGTTGGTTCAACTCCTAATGCCTTTGCCGCTACTTTCAAAGCTAAGATGCAGAGTCTGGGAATGCAACCCGGCGCTATTACGTGGATGCTGGCAAATCTCAAGAGAGAAAGTGGATTCGACTTAGGCACTACTCAACGCATTTCTGTAGACCCCATTAATAATGGCAGTAGAAATGCAGGAGCTTTCCAATGGAATTCTTCTGGAAGATTACAGCAGTATCAGAGATTTTTAGGAAGCAGAGGATTAAATGTTTCTGTTGCCAGAGCCGTAGACCAAGCCGACTTTATGGGGCAGGAGCTACAAGGTGGTTACAATAGGTTCCTAAGGATTATGCAAACTCCGGGACTAAGTTCAGAGCAATACTATAAAGCTGCCGCAGGCTATATTGGATTTTCTGATAGTCCAACCAAGAGAGGGCCGGGAGGAAGAACTTGGAGAGAAATCAATAGGAGTAAAAATTTCCAATTTGCTAGACAACTGGGAGGTATTCCTGACTTTAGCCCTACGGCAGGAGTAATTGCAGAAGCTGTTAAGACAACTCCGTCTACTTCTAAAATTTTGGGTCTGGACATCATTAAGAAGACCTATGGGCTGGATATTGCCGACCTTCAAGAACTCACTGGAGGAAAAGGAGGCGCACTCAAAGGTCCAGCAGGGCAAATTCATAGCATGTTACTTCAGGCGGCAACACTTAAAGATGCGTTTGGAAAAGTAACCGGAACTCCTAATGATTTTGCTGCGGCCCAATCTTTTACTGATGATATGACATCCAGAGTAAAGGCCGTAGATATCAGTAAGGCCACCAGAGCTATAAGGTGGTTTAACCAAAATTCTATTAGAGCCTTAGAAGCCGCAGAGGAATGGGAGAAGTATGAAACTGAGATTTCCGAAGAAAGAGAGTTTGGTGCCGATAGAAGAAGAACCCAAGACACTATTAACGGACTTAGGCTAATGGCTTTGAATGACCCTAGAAGTACAGGCTATAGGCAGGCTTTTGGAGAAGCTCGTTCTGCTCGTGTTGCCTCTCAAGTTGACGAGACGAAGGAGCTAATTAAACTTCAAGAGGAAGGAATTTTTAGAATCTTCCAAGCAGAAGCTTATCGAGCTAGACAAAAGAAAAGATTTGATAGAGACCAAATAATTGCACTTCAGGCTACAGAAGATGCTGAAACAGACTTAGCTATAAAGAGAGAAGCATATGCAGATAAGAATTCTCTTTATTACAGGAACATTATAAGAAATGAGAGACTTGTAAGAGCGCAGGCTAAGCAAACTCTAAAAGAAGAGACCGACGCTATCAGAAGATATAATAGAGAGTACCTAAAGAGTGAAGATAACAGAACCCGTATCTTTGAGGAGGCTACTAGAGATAGGGAAGCTGCGTATAGGGACTTAGTTGAGTCTATGATTAAGATGGACGAGGCTTATGGTAAGCAAAATATATTTCTTCAGGAGGAATTAGCTGCCCGTCAAAAAGAGATTAGAAATTCTCAGGAAAGAGAATTTGCGGATACCCGTTTGAGACAACTTGATGCTGAGAACGAATACATTCGTAAGACTACAGACCCATTTAATTCTGCTGAGTTTAGAACCAGAGGTCTAGAGAAAATAAATTCAATGATGACGGACAGCACTACGCTAATGTCTAACCTTTTCTCTGATACCTTTGATGGAATCTCCCAAGGATTTGGAAGTCTTATTGATAAAATGACCGAGAGAATGGGAATCTTTGGTGGAGCTATCGGTAATCTTTTGAAGGGTATCACTAATAATATTTTCGGGGCATTATTTAAGGATGTTTTAGGAGGAATCGCTCCTACTGACCCTGCCGTAGCAGAAGCTATGGGAGGAAAATCTGCTGCGGACAACGTTAGCAAGCTTTCGGATGCAGCGGCGACTAGTTATGCTGCACAAATGACTTATAGCAATGCGTTTGTTACGGCTTCAGCGGATATGGCTACAAATGTATACAATCTTAGTGGCTCTATAGCTAACGCTAGTGCGACTATTATTGCAGTAGCGGGAACTTTGGCACAAACTGCTTCTAATATCATCAACGCTCTTCCATCCGGTGGGGGAGGTGGAGCAGGAGGAGTCGGTTCTGGCGGAGGCATCAACGGTCTAATAAGAAGTGCCACAACAACTGGTATGAATCAAGTTGCACAGCAACAGGCTGCGCTTCCCGGTATTCCTAATATAGCAGACATTGCAACTATTGTTCACGGTCCCGGCTCTAGTGGTATTATTGGTAGTGGTGCGCAGGCAATTCTTGGTAGAGTTCCTCAGGCAGGAGGAGCTTTAGGGGTACTTCAAGGAGCAGGACAATCTGCTCTTGGTGGAATCCTAGGTGGTCAAGGACTTAAGGCTATTGGTGGTTCTCTTCTTGCGGGAGCGCCTATGTTAGGAGCAGGACTTGGCGGATTGCTTGGCGGACAAAGTGCGGGCGGTCAGATGCTTGGACAACTTGGTGGGCTTCTCGGAGGAGTTGCTGCCATTGGTGCGTTAGGTGCATTAGGTTTTGGAGGAGCTACCGCAGCAGGCTTATTCGGTACTAGCCTAGTTGCTAGCGGAGGATTAACTACGGTTGGAGGAGTTGGAGGATTATTCGGAGCAGGGGGAGCTTTGGCAGGTATAGGAAGTTTGTTCGGAGGTGTAGGAGGATTCTTCGGGGCTACCGGAGCAGCCGCTACAGCACTTGGAGCAACCGTTATTCTTGCGCCTATCGCTGCTGCGTTGCTTATTGGTGGAGCGTTGCTTGCACGTAATAAGAGAAGAAGAGAAGAAGAAAAAATTCGTAATCAGGCTATGCTCGACGCACTCCCTGCCCTTCAGGAATTGCTTAAGGGAGTAAAAACTGATAAAATAGATGGTACAGAAGCGCTAACTAGAGCCGATGAAATTCGTAAGCAATACGTTGACCAAATGAGTCAGCTTAAGGACAAGAAAACTAGGAACATCGCCCTTAAGGATGTTAGTAGACTTGATACAGTTATTGCTGAAATCAAGATAGCTGCTAAGAATCAATCTATCAGAAGAGAATTAGATGAAAGAATGGTTCCGACTTACGCAACAGGTGGAGTTGGGTCAGGAGTAATCCGAATTTCTAGGGGAGAGGATTTGTTTGTCCCTCACGCAGCAGGAAGTTTCTCCGGTGCTGATATTGCAGCGGGCGGAATTCCCGGCTATGCAACTGGTGGAATGTACACCGGAATGAAGTTGAAAGGAAGTTTCGACGGAAGAGATAATATTTTAGCTCGTGTTCCTAAGGGAACAGTAATCGCAAATCCTCGCCAGTCAACCAAGATAAGGTCGGCAAGGGGATATGCAACAGGTGGGGTTGCGTTTGGTCGTGGAAGTTCTTCTACTGCTCAGGGAGCTTACATGATGCAACCCCCTTCAGTAACAGCAATTATAGTATTCAGCACTAAGGAAGCTGAGGAACTTGGACGCCAGATTCCAAACTCTGTTATTGTAGGCAAAGTAAGACAACACGTTAGGGCTACCGGAACTACCGGACTGGCAGGAGATATCTTTAACGTATAAGGAGCAGGATGCGTACACTTTCACAAACCATAAAAGATGTTTTAGCAATGGACTATGCGGAGACTAAGGATGTAGTAATCATCACTATTCCTCCTCAGTTCGGGGCTGTAAACTACCCAGAAACTACTCTCTACTTGGCTAATGGTGAGGGAGTATTCTTAGACGGTATTCAATATGAAAACAAGTTGAGGGGAATCAGTGCTATTAAGTTCACCCTCGGTAAAGCTCCAGATAACGCAGAAATCGTTTTAGAAAATGTATCCAGAACTTTAGGGTTTACTCTAACAGATTTTCAGAGGATGTTAGATGGGTCTAAAGTTGTAATCAAACGTGCGTTTAAGACTGCTCCTACTACTTGGGAAACAGATACAATGTTTACTGGATATATCAGAGATGTTAAGGTTTCTCAGGATAGAATAGAAGTTTCTGTGACTTCTGATATGTCTAGAAGAGGAACTTCAGTAGCAGGAACTACCTTAACCCAAAGATGTATCCTTAAGTTTAATGTAAACGGAAGTGGAGTTGGAACTAAATGCGGTTGGGGCACAAACCAACCGGGAAATCCGTTGTCCTGTGACAAGGGGTTGGATAGTCCTAATGGCTGTAGAGCGCACGGAAACGAGCACAGATTTGGAGGAGTGCCGGCCTTCACTACTCTCGATGTTCCTAACGGATACGATGTAGGAGTTGGAGGAGGGTGGGGCGAAGGCTCCGGAGGAGGATGGTGTATTTCCCTTAACTCTAAAGTACTTTTATCTAGAGACGATGGTTTTAATGTCTGGATTGATGCTGGTGATTTAATTGTGGGGGACTACTTAACCAGCATAGACCATGAAGGAAATTTTGTTCGTGCTAAAATTTTAGGAGTAGAGCAAGGAATCACCGATAAACTTTATACTCTCCTTACATCCAAAGGATACCAATTGTCTTGCACTGGTGGACATGGAATCATGGAGCAGTACAACAAAGGAAATGCTGTAGAAGCACACACCTTATCTTATGGAAGCGACGTATTGGTTTACGATTATGAAACCAACACACATTCTACGGATAGGATTAAATCTTTTAAGGCTGTTCCTCAATTAGAGAACAGCAAGATTTTAAGAATTAGTTTAGAGCATCCATATCATATGTTTATGGCTGCTGATAATGAATTAGGAGCAATAGTGTCTCATAATATCAAGCCGGTTTATAGTCCCGATAACTTTCTTTATGCGGTAGCCTATAACCAGCACATGAGGTATGAGCAACCTAGCATAGCTTAATTATGCCATTTGTACTACGTGACGAGGGAAGCACAGATAATCCGCCATTAGCCGTACCCTACGGCAAACAAATGACGGCAGGAAAACTAACCTACTATATAAAGGAGAGTAGGACGAAGTGTATCTTAATTCTAGGGGAAGGAGAGATGGACGGCATTGACCGTGTGTTCTATAATGGAGAACCTTTACCAGAATTTTCCTCTGCTGCTAATACATCCGATAGAAATTGGAGATTTCATCCGGGCACCCTTACAGTACAGCCATCTGTTTTCTATGATGTGGTTTCCATCTCAGGAGATACGTTAACTCTGTCCTCTAATCCTTTTACTGGAATTAGTACCATTACCGAGACGCTAACCGCAACAGGAGGATTTAGAACCCTTAGTTTCTTGGGGTCTACTACAGTTGCTCTTCCTCATAATGCAACCGCTGCCACGATACGGGCTGCATTGGAGGCTCTACCCTCCATCAATCCGGGAGATGTAACTGTGGGAGGAGCTTATCCTACTCTAACGTATACATTCTCTGCATCCTTAGTTCAATGGTCTGCATATTTGATGGTTAACACCGACGGACTTACTGGAGGAACTTCTACACTTAGTAGACCTTCCGAGGTTGCCCTTGTTGCTGGAGTTGACCCAACACCTAGTCCATATCCAGCAGGAGTTGCTCAACACAAAAAATTATACGTAGTCAATTCCTCTGGTAACAATATAAAGGTAGCTCTAAGCCCCGGAGGTGTTGCAGTAAATTGGACTTCTTCTCAGTACTTGTTAGATAATTTGAAAGTTTATTCGGCTAATGCAGGATTCTTTGACCCTATTCAAGGTCGTCCAGAGTTCTTTCCAAACTTGAATTTTACTTTCTCCGGAATTGCTTATCTAGAAGTTAATCTTCCTGCGGAAATGTCAGAGATTGAAGAAGAGCCTACCAAATTCAAGATTTATGTAAGGGGAAAGAGGCTCCAAAATTATGACTCCACGGGATTGCTGGCGGACTCTACGGGTGTTGCATATAATCCCCTTGCGTTGCCCGCACAAACTAAATTCTTTTCAGCTAACAATGCGTTAGTTGCTATGGATATAATTCTCAATTATATGAAGGTCGATAAGACCAGAATAGATTGGCCGTCATGGGTTGCGTTCAGGAATCATTGTGATGAACAGATAACGTGGAACAGTGGAAGCACAGAAGTTTTAGGCAATCCTGCCTTCACCTTTGATGATGTTGTCTCTCCTTCCTTGGGAGTCATTACTAAAAGTACTGGAACCTCTGCTTGGGACGCGTCGGCTCTTACTTCCCAGAGTACCAATTCTTTAGAAAATATAGCTGTGGGAGGAGTTCTTAGAGGAACTGGATTATTGCAGCTAGAGATAGGATTAACTAGAAGTGCGACCCCTCCCGCTTCTCTTCATCATGCCAACAGACTATATTCAATTCATGTTGATACTTCTCTGGGGGGCTTCGGAAGATTAAAAGTATACGAAGGAGCTAGCAGTACTCCTATCTATGAGCAATTAACCTACATGAGTGAGGGAGATGTTTTTAAGATAGAAGTAATAGGAAATTCAGTTAATTTCTATAGAAATGGAACTATTTTTCATACTGATACAGCTTCTTTTGGGGCGGGAACTACCAGAGGGTACGCTATGTTTTATACTCCGGGAGGAACCCTTAGTGATTTTGTTTTTTATCCGGTTACTGGAACTTCCAGAGTTACTAACAGATTTGATGCCCATGTAGTATTTCCTCAAGAGATAGACTCTCCTTCAGCATTACAAACGATTTTCGGGCGCGCACCTAGTTGCCATTGGCAAGATGTCAATGGAAAAATAAAGTTTATAGTAGGAACAACTTATTCGGATATTACTTGGGGACAAACACCCACAGCAGGACAAAGAGTACTAGCAGATGTTTTATCTTATGACCCTACAACCAGCAGTTATTTAAAAGCGGTAGACCCTACTCTTACCACTGTGCAAAACTACGCTTTGGGAGCAGAAACAGCGGCTAGTAGTACTTATTCCGCCGCTTATCCTTCTAGCGCCGTTGTGGATGGAAGTAGAGTCACGGCTGCGGGATGGGGAAACTTAACCGGATGGAATAGTGCTAGTCCTACTCTTAGTGTGGCAACTCCTGAATGGGTAACCATAGACTGGAAAGAAATAAGACCTATTAATAGGATTGATGTATTTTCTCTTGCCGATGCAATTACCTACGGAAGCGTTTCTCCTTCCGATACCTTTACGTTGTACGGTCTTCAAGATTTTTTGGTGCAATATTGGAATGGAACGGGATGGGCAACCCTAGAAACCTTTGTATCCAATAATAAAGTTTGGGCGACTTCTTCTTTTCCTATTACTTGGATGAGTAAGATTAGAATTTATATGACTAAGTCCCCCGACAGTTACGGTAGACTAGTGGAAGTAGAGGCTATAGGTCCAGCCGTTACAAGTTCTCCTGTATCTAGGTCAAACATAGGGGAAAATAGTTTTATGTCGTATAAAACTCCCCCAGAAAATAAGGCTAATTTTCTTCGTCTAGAGATAAGAGATTTAGATGACACCTTCTATACCAAAAAGTATGTGTACAATGATAGAAGCGCCTTAAGAGACCAGACTGGAATTCTTGTAGATTTTGGTATAGTTCCACTGGGAGTTGCTAGTAACAGCCTTGGAGATAGACTTGGAGAAGCTGTTATGAGGTGGAACAGTGATTTAGATTTATTTGTAAGCCTTAAGGGAATGGCTAGTACATACCCAATTGCAAAGGGAGATATTGTACGTTTGGCGCACGATGTTCCGGGATGGACATTAAATAATCCGGGAGAATTTATCGTTCTAGAAGAAACCATAGAGCCTTCTACTGAAACAGCGGATGACAAAAGTTATCTATTACAAGCATACAATTCAGAATATTATTCAGATAATGACCACGGAGTCATATCTCCTAATATCCCTACAGTAGCTTCTCCATTGTCTCCTCCTCCTGCTCCCTCTGCTCTAGAGTTGGCAGAAGAAACTAGAACCTTGCCTGATGGGACAAGTTATAGTGCAATTGTAGGAAGGGTCACATTTGATAACGCTTATCCCTACAGCCAAAGAGCTAGAGTTTACTGGAAGAAATCTTTAGATGTAGACTTTATTCCTACAAATATTGTACTAGAACAACCTCACACAGGGTTTAGTCAAATTCCTTTCGAATTGAACTTTGCCCCTGTTGGAGAGAATGAAGTCAAAGTCGTTACAGAAAATCTTAACGGAGTAACTTCTCTCGGCTCTATTATAGAGGGGGTTGATATAACAGGAGGCGTACAAATTGAGCCTATTCTTTGGGAAGGACTAGTCAACACACAGATGTTTGGTGCAAACCTCACTAAAATTGCTGGAGGAGCAGCTTGGAACGCAGGAGCTAGGTCAACTAAGGCTTTGTCCTACACTGATGGCTATTTTCAAGTTATTCTAGGGGCTGAGACCGTGAATTTTTCTTTGGGCTTTACCAACTATAATTATAACGACAATAGTAATATTATGGATTACTCGATAATTGTGGGCACTGGTGTGCTTCCTAAAGTACAGTTTTCAGGAGTAGACCAAACTGTAAATGGCAATGCAGTTATTGCAGCTTCTGGTCAATCTTTTAAGATGGAAATAGTACAGGGCGTACTAAACGTTTATCAGGTAGTAGATAATGTGCCCTTATTAATCTTTACTTCTGCTGTAACTCCTAAATATCCTTTGTACGTAGATGCTTCTATATTCGACATGTCTGCCATCATTCCTCCCGTTCAAGTGTATGGAAATCTAGAACAAACTACAGGAGCCAGAGTTCATTGGCAGTCTGTGCGTAATGTTGATATTGACCTCGTAGGTACTGAGGAAGTTATTACTAAACTTCCGGCAGCGGGAGCGGGATGGGCAACTGTAAATTCAGCGGGTACGTATAGTGCTGAGAGGCTCCCTAGAAATGGAGCCGTAGAGTGGCTTGCGACTGAGACAGACAAGTACAGAGCAATAGGACTTAGTCAAGTTGATGCAGAAATAGCCGACCCCGATGCTATAGGGCTTAATGGGATACAGTATGCGTGGTATATGGCGGCGGGGGGAGTTCTCCAAGTTACCGAGTTTGGAGTTTCTAAATTCGTTACGTCTTATGTTACAGGAGATATCTTAAGAATAGCTAGGACTGATGGAGTAGTACGGTACAGGAAAAATGGAGTGCTGTTGTATACTTCTGTTGCAGAAACTACTGAGCCACTTTATATTGATACAGCTTTTTATGATATTAATTCCACTATTAAGGACGTAAGATTAAAAAGAGTTGGAGCATTTACTCCTAGTATTTATTCTTATCCTATTTACTTAGTTGAAGATATTAAGGCTAGAGAAAATAAACCCCACGAAGACGGCAGCACTTATCACGAATTAGAGGGAATCTTTTCTCAGGTAGAAGAATCCCCTATTCTTAGGGCTAAGGTAAAAGTCTTTAACAAATTCGGAGACTTGGTTTCTGATTATCCTCCATTTACCTTTGCAGGAAATGGAATGATATCTCAAGGATTCCACGACAGAAAGTATGCAGACCCTTATGAGGAAGCTATTTATGAAGTAAGAATGGATAATGGTTTTTCTTTGTCTCCTCCTCTATTCATTAAGGGAAATGCAGACTATCCTCCAACATTTTCAGAGTCCTTTGTAATGCCTGCACTCTTAAATGCAAGCAACGCAGTCCAAGACTTGATTTGTTCCCCTATAGACCATAACAAGATTTCCCTTAACTGGACTTATGTAGGGGGAGTGGATATTCAATACCGTTTAGAACCGGGAACGGCTTGGACTTCTTTGGTAGTTAATCAAACTACAAAACCTTATAGTGCTATTAATCTAGTTGCTAATACTTATTATGAATTCAGGGCTTGTCCTACAGGAACTGGCATTAATTGGAGTAACATCTGTAGCACTAGAACTTTGCAAGCTCCACTACCGGCGGAAACATTTCCTCCTCCTTTAAGCTTAGTAGCAAGCTTGACTGCGGCTAGTCCTTCTACTTCTGTAGACCTGTCTTGGAATAGAAATTCTACTAACAACACAGGAGTTAAGATTTACCAAGATGGAGTATTAATCTACACTGGAAGTACGCCAACTGAAATTACTAAAACTATTTCTGGATTAACTGCAAGCACTACGTATACTTTTAAAGTTAAAAATATTTATGCTGGAGGAGATTCCATAGACTCTAATGTGGTTACTATCACAACGGGGGCTGTAACTAGTTCTCAAAAGCCTTCCGGACTATCGGCAACAAGCACCAGTCCTTATAGTATTAGGTTAAATTGGACTAACAACACAAGCGCAGGCAATGTTCTTATTGAAAGAAGTTTTAATGGTACTAGCTTTACACAAGTGGCTACTGTCGCAGCAACCTCTGCTACATATACTCATCTTGGTCTAATTCCCGATACACAATATTGGTATAGAGTTAAAAATAGTACTGTAGAGGGATATTCAAACATTGCATTTACCGCAACTTTTCCAGAACCCGACACTTGTATTCTTCCGGACACCTTGATTTGGATTATTTCTGAGGGACGAATGGTTCAGGAGCAAGCTAAATATCTTAAGATTGGGGACGAAGTTATAACTATCCTCAAGGGAGGAGAAATTTCTTCCACAAAACTTAAGTCTATAATGTGGGGTAAGTCTGATACTATAAACTTTTTTACTACTAAAAGTGGTAAAGTACTCGGATGCACTCCTTCACATCCCCTTATCACCGACAGACAACTAGCTGTAGAGAAAGCCACAACTCTACGAAGTGGGGAACTTCTATTGGTAGTTAACGATACAGTTGATAAAGTATACCAAGACGTGATAGAATCTAAAGAGACCTTAAAAGGTAGATTTAATGTTATCATCTTTGAGTTGGAAGACGCAGACCATACATTCATCTCAGGAGGAGTAGTATCTCATAACATTGTACAGAAATAATTATGGCTATAACAGTAACTCTAACTCCAAATGTAACAAGCTACGTATACGGTGAACCCGCTATTAATGTTTCCATATTGGGACAAGGTAATGCGACCACCGGGCCAAACTATCTGTGGGAATCTAACAGTGGAACTTTTGTAGACAAGTTTGCAGGCTCCACCAACTTTACTCCTAATAATGCTACAAGTGTGGTAAACATTATAGGGAGAAGAGTCAAACATTTTAACGCTGCGTCTGCTCCCAACGCTGCTGCCTTTGGAGCAAACGGCGGCTATCAAAAAATAGGAGGCTCTACAACGGCTTGGGATGCCGGACTTTGGCATGATACCTCCTTGACAGCCTATCCTTCCTTTTATGAATTTGAGCCGGTTGAGGTTAACACGGAAAAGGCGGGAGGATTTTTCACTAACGGAACATACTTAGACCCAACTGTAGTGAATGCGAACCCAAACGTAACCTTCACTTTTAACTGGCACTTATTAGCAAATGGTACTGCTGTGCCTAGAAAAGCTGGAGTAGCATTGGCTTCTCCAGTAATTTATAAAGTAGGAGATATTTTTAGAGTAACCGTAGAAGTTTCTAAGGTAGTTTATACACTCAATAATATTGTAGTAGCTACGACAACTCGCCCAGTTACAGACCCCCTATGGGCAGTGGGGTCTATAAAAACTGTAGGAGGTACTATTAACAATCCTAGTTTCTTTCACGACCCTACTAATGAAGGACTCAAAACCTTGTCTGTGACCGGATTGTTTCCGGTTCAACCTAACTATTCTTACGAACTAGCTGCCGATACTAATACTTTAACATCATTAGCTGAGGATGGCAGTGGTACGTTTAGGAAAAAAGGGAACCAAAAAAGGGCAATGTCCTTGCAGTTTAATGAGAGACCTTACACTGAATACAAACTTATCTATGATTTTTGGAGAGCACACGAGAAGCATGAGAAGTTTATCTATCAAGACTTAGTGTTTAATGATGTGTATATTATGAGGTTTGAAGCAGGGCTACGAAGCAATGTCATAGCCCCTGATTCTATTACTATTCAGATTACCTTGAAGGAAGCTTAATCTATTTCTAGGTTAGGCTCAATACCCTTAGCCATAGCTTTGAGAATCTTAGCTTGTGCTTGGGCATCCACCAAAGCCCGGTGAGTTCCCGGCTCTATGCCTAACTGCCTTGCCATCTTTTCAGTTTTTATTTTTGTAGCTTTAATTCCTGCGTATTTACAATAAAGTCTTTGCAGGCATACCCAAGTATTCTGAGGAGGGGTTAGTCCATTTTTCAATGCTCCGTAACAAACCATCTTTTCATCAAAGTCTGAGTTAGAAGCTACCACAATTTTGTTTTCAATGATTGCCTTGATGTCTTTCCAAACGTTTTTAAAGCTTGGACTGGCACTTATCATATCAAGAGTAATACCATTAACGGCAAAGGCGTGTTCGTTTACCGGAGTTTCGGTAAAGACGAAACTATTATAAAGAGTCTTTCCATTCTTTGCATCGACCACAGCTATTTCAACTATATCGTCGTCCGTTTCACTCAAGCCTGTAGTTTCTACGTCCAGAGTTACAGAAGTTTCCAGAAGCAGTTTAGCCTGTCCGCCAAAAATCTTCCTAGCTTCCTCGGCATTCTTGATTACTTCCTTCTGAGCAATCTTATAGATAGGAACACCACATTCCTCAAATTTAGAGATAATTCCATTACCGCCTGTGCTAGTTCCCTTTGTGAGAAGGATGAAAGCATCAGAATTCTCCGCTAGGATGCGGTTTCTCTTCTCAACAGCAAACTTACCGTGTTCTCGGAACTTAGGAGTGCCGTCCCTAAAGGTAACTCCATTATCATTAGCCCACTTCTGAGCAAAGAAATAGCCACCCTCTCCTGCATTCTTTGTTTCCCCTATACCATAAATAATTTTTATGTCTTTTGGCTTTTTCTTAAGCTGTTTTAATGTTACGTCTATCTCTTTAAGAGCCAGCTCAGAATCGTTAAATTCAGGGGCCCCACCGATTGTAATTATCATATCCTACTCCTACTACCTTTTCTACAAAAAAGGGGCTTGTAGCCCCTCTATTCGTCCTCTATGAGTACATCTGAGACCCCACAACGGTTTCGAGCTAGTTCCCAGAGTCCGGAATGTACAACTCCTTGCATTTGAAGGTCATACAGTTCCTCTAGAACCTCTCCCATCTTAGGGGAAGGCTCCATACCATACTGTATCAGATACTTGCCCGTAACCACTGGCTTAATAGGCTCTTCTTCAATTCTAAGCCTATCAATCGTCTCAGCAAACCTAGTTGCAAACGCCTTAGCCGTTGGGAAACAGCTTACGACTCTAGCCATTAGCTTCATAGAAATCTTCTGAGAAAGCTTATGGAAATCATAGTCCGTTTCTAGTCCACCGAAAGGCATATTGTCAAGGATAGCCTCGACATGCTTTCGTACAGGATAGCCGTTTACAGAGTTCACTCCTAGTTCATCCAAAAGCGTATACTCCGAACCGTATGCAAACATTGTCAGGATAACCGTTAAACGTTCCTCGTACGACAGACCCTCTACATTGAAAACACTGTTAAACAGTCCGTCTGCAAGGTGTTCATTAAATCTAAAGCTAGGAAATAGTTTTTCCACAATCCCTAGACTTTCAAGCTTAGTAACACCAAACGGAAGGTTTGGAGACTTCGTAAGAAGCTTTTCCATTTCTCCCCAAATTCTTTCTTTGGGAAGGTCAGACAAATCCGTTTCGTATGCCAGCATTTGCGTACGCGAGTCTACTTCAAACCCAAACCTAGAAGCAAACTGTGCGCAACGAAGAACTCGAAGAGAATCCTCTTGGAAAGCCTTGTCTGAGACAGCACGAAGGATACCATTTTGAAGGTCAATAACCCCACCCCACGGGTCAACAAGTTCATCCGTAAGCGGGTCTTTCATAATAGCGTTAATCGTAAAGTCTCGCCTTGAGCAAGCCTCTTCGAAAGACATATGAGGGTCACCCTCAACAGTAAAACCTTTGTGACCTACGCCCGTTTTCTTTTCACGCCTCGGAAGAGATACGTCAATATCCTGTCCAAGTTTATAGACAGCAAAGGAAGCACCAACTTCGTCAACCTTACCAAAAGTTCCTAGCACTTCCCGCAGACGTTCAGGCTCAAGACCATAGATTTCTATGTCAATGTCTTTCGAAGCTATCCCTAGAATCTCGTCGCGTACACATCCACCAACGAGCATAGCTCGACCGCCTGCCTCCCGCACTTGTTCTGCTAGGTCTGTAATAAGACTGTTGTGTTTCATATGCTACCGTGCCTTAAGTGTGAGTAAACTTCCTCAAAGGAATGTAACCACCTATATTCTACTCTCAATCCCTCTATCTCTACGTGTCCTATGTAATCCTCTAAGCCTACTTCTACTAAATCTGCTTTGCCTATGTCTACTACGAAACAATCCAAATCTGAATCCTTTCTCCATCCACCGGTAATACGAGAACCAAACAACTTGATGTTATCTTCCGAACAATCCAAAGTTTTTGCTATCTTGCTTTTAATTTGTTTTGGAGAGTACCCATTTAAAGATTCCATCCTTCTATTGTACACGATTATAGTCTCTTGTCAAGAACTCTTCAATCGAATCTTGTGACTGCTCAAATTCTTCAAGAGCATCACGCCTAGCTTGCTTAAGCTGAAGTCTATCCTCTACTGTACGCCTTCTGTTGACTTCTGTGATTAAATACCATAAGACTATAGGAGTTACAACAAAGACTATAAATCCAACGGCTGTAAAAAATGCTATCTTTCCCATAATTTTATAGGGGAGTCTTGCTCCCCTTTAGTTTATTTACTTGGCAATTGAAGAATTGGACTGTTGTTTCCTTGACCAAAGATAAGTGTTCCTTGGTGGGCACTCCACGCCTTTGCCTCCTCGACCCGAAGCTTCTGCATTTCTAGTGCATAAATCTTAGGATTCTCAAAGTTCTGTGCTTGGATTTTCTTAGTCTCCGTCTCGACAATAGCTGCTGACTGTGCCGCGTCTGCTGCTTCCTTAAGCTTTTGGTTAGCTACAACCTTAGACGCTGCCAACTCAATGTCGTTGTTTTCAAAGTCTGGTGCTGTCATAAGCTGAACTGATTCTATCTCCTGTCTCAACTGAGTCTCTAGAATTACTTTCAACTTAGTAAAGATGGCATTCTGAATAGTTCCTTGATTAGCCATTAACGTGTAAGCGTCATACGGTGCTACCGCATTTCTAACTTCTGTGTTGATATGTCCCACAAGAACCTTGTTAAATGACTTGTCTCTAGTTGTTTCTTCAACACCAAACTGTGCAATGTGTTCTCTGATAGACGCATCATCGTTTTTTAAGTGATAAGTAACTGCAACCTGAAGATTTAGACGAGCGTTATCTTTTGACTGTGCCTGAACCGTGATAGGTTCTGTTGTAATAGACTTCACTGATACAGGATGATATTCACTTCCCATAATAAAGATAGTCCACTTTCCCCCGCTTTCCGGACGTATAATTTCCCCCGGAACGTCCCAAATTGTTTCGTACTGGACAGTTCCCTGTTCAGCAGTAATCCAACATCCTGTGAAAAACATAGTGCTGACAAGCACTAATCCTAATAGTAGTTTTTGTTTCATAATTTTTATTTGTAAGTTATAATACAGTCGCCCTTGGCTCTTTGATTCTGTCCGTTTTTGGAATATTGAATATAACCACTATCAAGAATGTAGTGGTACTCAACATTCGTTTCCTTTAAAATCTCAGTCCCTTGTGAATAGCAAGTTATGTCCACCTTAGAGTACTGAGTCACACATCCGACTAAAGAAACTGCTCCCAAACATATCAATGCGATTAGTAATTTTTTCATATTATTTTTTAGGTATGGCATAACAAGTGCCAGTAAACTTGTGCCTCTTCCCATCTAATGTATAGTACGTTGTACCTTGATAGCTTTCTACTCCCTGCGCTTCAATATCTAAAACCACTTTCTCTCCTGCGTAGCAGACTAATGTAAACTTCTCTTGGGACGCATGGTAACTAAAATAAGTAACCAATAGGGAAATTGCTAACACTATTCCCAAGAGGATGCACAATATTTTATAACCCACCGGCATGTTTTAATTCCTTTATTTCTTTTTTCAATTCAACAATCTCTCTGTCTCTTGCTTTTAAAATATTTCTTAAATCGTTTGCAACATCCCTTGCATTCTGCCTGATTCCGTAACACTCTGCTGTTGAGTGCATTGGTAAATCTCTGCCGGTACAAGAAATAAGAGTGAAACTAATCACTATCCCTAAAACGATTTTTAGCATTTTCAAAGCCCCCTAAGTATCCTGAAAGATATTTGATAACGTCCGCAACCTCTCCGTGAATTACATAAAAATGGTTGTCTGGATAGACTTGAAAGATAGTAACCTTTCCAGACTCGTGTTGCTGCGCTTCCCACCTGACTTCGGTCACTTTAGTTAGGTTGCTCAGTAACATCACCAGTATTCGGGCGAGTGCCATCTGCGTACCTTTTTCTATCTCGTTCATTTAATTCCTGTGACAACCATTTCATCATTTTAGATTCTGAAAGTGAATTGCCTTGTTCATACTGCCCCGGCATATCTCCTACTGCTCTGTAAAAAGTATACTCCAGTCCCTCACTGAAACAAGCTGAGACTGTTTTCTCTATCAAGAGAAGAGGCTCTTCAAGTCCCTTGTTGTATTCTATTAACAGAAGCTCAATAACTTTATTAGTTAGTTCTTCTTGTTTTTCAATTGTGTGGGTTATCATATAAAATAGTATACAGGATTTTGTAGAAAAGTCAAGGGAGGAAGTATTTTAAGGTGACAAAGAACGCTCCTGCGATTGTAAAGGCTACAGCCCATTGAAAAAACAACCGTATCCAGCCTTTGATTCTTTCCCAGCGTGGCTCTTCTGTGCCTTCTACTTCAATGTAATGCTCAAACATAGGTTCGGGGCTATTTCTAGCCCCTCTCGCCCCCGCAACCACCAACAGTTTATAGATACGTTGGCTATCTATCTGTGTAATCTGACTTACCCTTATCAAATAGATAAGTATTAGTCAGGTACTTCAGAATAACTCGACCTACTTTATGGTCGTATCTTTCCTTAATAGGCTTAATAACAACGCCTTCCATCGGATGCTCTGGACTCAATAGAGATTCTTTGGAAATCTTCTCAACAGAGTTTATGATATTGTCGTAGTCATAGCTCATGTTGTTAAACGTAGGAACTGTTTCTACTCCGTGCAGTCTGCAAAGAGTCAAGAACATTTCTTGGTCTGCGTATTTCCCGTCAACCAATAAATCAAATGCTCTGAAACCAATTCCATTCTTGATTCCGTAATTATATTTCTTCTGGACAATGCCAAAGACTTCTCCAAAAAGAATTACTTGCTTTGCATCTTGTCCTATTGTTAGAAGTAAATTACGAATAGAAGGCAGTGTCAGAGGATACCAATAAGTATTCCTCTCCATATCCTTATCCTCAGGTTTCTTCCTACGAAGCCCGTGAGAACCTGCCATAAACTCTCCCTCGATAAGCCCTACTCGGCAGTTAGTTCCGTGCAGCTTCTCTGTGATTACAACTTCCTCTCCCTCTTCTAGGACATTAGGATAGTTCCTAAGGTTTTCGATAGAAGTGTACTTGACAAATAAGGGATGGTCTTCCTCTGCATCACCTGCTGTTGCTCTCATTGCAGGTTCATACTTTAGAATGCCTAACAACTCAGCCAAATTATCTCCAAGCTGCAATAAGTTTATATCAGTAGAAGCTTTTCCATTAGTGCTCTCACTTACCAATTGACTTACCACATCCCTAGGGATGGTCGTACCAAAGCTAGGCTCACCACGCAGCTTTGCCTGACGAACACGAAGCATTGTCTCTCCGTTCTCGTTAGTAACAAACGTACCGTCAGGATTTTTCACTGACTGTAGGTGCTGTTTGATTTCTAGAATATCGGCAAGCTTCTCTGTAATCAAAGAGTCAGGGGTAATATAAACTACCCTCTCTCCCTCTTTGTAAAGGCCTTTACCGCAAACAATCTGCCATCCGTTAATATCGCAAATATCTAATCTATCTGCATCAGGATGATTCCTTAAATTTGTAACTTCTGCGACCTGCGCCACTACGTTGCTTGGCATTATCTTTTCTTCCTACTCGTAAACTGTAATCACCTTTTCTTTAGGGGTAACTTCCTTGCCCCACTCTTCAAAATCTACTCCGTGGTAAGACGAATACCAACCGTCTGTCTTAATGTAAATGTCGTACTTAGGAAAGAACTTAACTGAGTACCACTCGTCGCCTTGTCCTTCGCCTCCCTTTTGGGCTACTTCATCCCAACCGCCAAGCTCTTCCTTGGCTTTATTGTAAAGTTCCTCGGCTTCCTCAGAAGTCATTTCTCTCTCTTCGCCAGTTTCAGGGTCATATATCCACTCACCGTCGCCGTAGTCAGGGTCGTCGTGGGCAAATACAGATAGAGGGAGTCCTGATTTTTTAAGTTTATCTAGAATTTCTTCACCTGTTAGCTTATTCATAAATAGTTACCTCAATTTTCTTTGGTCTTACTTCTTGTAGTGTGTATGTCTCTAGGGCATAGCCAGCACCGTGAGAACCGCTGCGAACCTTGCCTTTAATGTAAACATCGTAGTCTGCAAAGTACCACACGCCCACTGTGTCGTCCCACTCTCCCTCTTGGGTCTTCTGGATGCAGACAAAATTACCTAGCTTGTCTATGTACTTAGCGCTCATACCAAGAAGATTCCAATCTTCCCAACATTCATTCTCGTCGTAGCCCGGACGAGACTCTTCTAGCACCTCTATAATTTCCTCTGCTGTCATAACTTCTCCTGAATTTTTTTTACAAAATTGTACTCAGCCCTCATTAAATCTGGGTACCTTTCTATAGCCCACAGTGCCACATAAAGCGGGGCGTGTGAGATAAGGTACTTCTTAAACATCCTCAAATAGGCACGCTTGTATGGAAGCTTTCTAAATCTTTCGAAAGCCATCACCATAACTTCCTCACGGATTAAATTCTCTTTCGCCTCATCGGGAGCATTCTCAAACTTTTGTTCATCAATCTCGACCTCTGCCCCGTCTGCTAACATAGTAGTGTAAGTGGGAGTAGGATTGATAAGAGTGTGAAGATGGTCATGGTCAAATTCCTTCAACGCATTGTCAAAGAAATCTGCTGCTGACATTTTCAAATCAGAGCGTGTATTCTTTTCGTGGTACTTGTTCCAATATTCGTACAACTCATAGAATACTTCCTTCTGAATCTTCGCTCTCTTCTTCAAAAGAAATTGAATGTCCCACATATGCTTGTCCCAATCAATGTCCCAAAAAATGTGAGACGCCTTAAGAGTAAGCATCAAATCAGGGTCAAGGACTTCTGACTTGGCGTATTTTAAGATAACAGGATTCTCTAGGAATTCGACTGTAGGAATCGGTTTAAATTCAGTGCGTTTAAAATCAGCTAGAATCTTTTGAAGCTGTATCTTATCGTCAAGGTTTTCAATAGCATAGTCCAAATCCTTAGGGACTCTATTAAAGTCTGGAAAGTGGTGCTTAATTGCCGTTGAGCCTATGATTACTGTATTAACCAAACGCATAGGAATATGATACACTATTTTGTAGAATTGTCAATAGGGTTGGAGGCACGTAAAGGATTCGAACCAATGAGTTTTCTTGAAGCTTTTATTTCGAAATTATTACTTCCTACTCTGTCCCTCTTTTCCATCTAGCGTTACTTAAGCCCCTAGATTTTCAAGTGACAACGTACCGTACTCTTCCATCCAAAGATAAGGACTAGGAGGGTACTTATCAAAGTCGTACACTCCGTAATGTCTAAAGTCTGCATCAAGGGGAACTGCATTGGCTTGCTTTTTACGGAAACAAGCCGCACAATTTCCCCTATTGCCACAGATACAAGTCTCTGCTTTAGATTTACAAGGTTGACACCTACGGTATTCTCCTCTCCATTCCCACTTCATGTTTTCGGGAATCTCTTTTTTGCAGTACCAACACTTTATTTCGTGTTTCATATTAACTAGAAGCTAGAGGAAACCTATTCTTAATAGTCCTCAAAGCCAAATCCAATGGCGTCTTACCCTCTGGATATTTCTTAGTGTTCCAAGTCGTTGCTCCAATAAGGAAACAAATACTCGTAAGACAGTTGCCCGTATCAGGCTCGTGAAACTTAGTCACAGGCACTTTAAGTTTTCTCAACTCGTCGTAAGCTTCCTGCAACTGCGTGTCACTAAACGCTTCAAGAAGGATAATCGTCTTATCTTTTCTTGCCCAACGCTGCCACTCAGGGGTATCGTAATACTTCAATGCGTATTCCGTACCTGCGTGGTCACTCTGGATGCCCTGCTGTCTGCCCGACAAGTGCCTCAATGTAATTGTAATTCTTCTCTGCTCAGTCGTCATATTATCTTCCTACAAATCTTTCATTTGTTTAGTCCTCTCTTATAATTAATCTTAGTAACACAAATGCTATTGAAATGCACGCCAGTATTCCAAAACCTATTCCCATTGAAGTGGGGTTAAGCACCGTAAGTATTAATGTAAATACATTTATCCCAAGTAAAACGTAGTGCGCTTTTCTACTGTCTAAAATAGTGAGTAATCTTTCCATATAGATATCCTAACAGGTTTTAGGAAAAAGTCAACCCTTTGCCCACTTTGCAATATCGTGCCAAAGTACCACTAATAGGACTAACCCTATTAGTAAGGTTATAGTCAACATAGATAAAGACAATTGCCACGGCATAAGGATTAGACACATTAGGTATACTCCTATAACGCTTATCGCAAGTACCCACATTAAAATAGTTTGTACCGTTAATATATGTCGGTCTAAAAATAAAATCAATCTCTTTAATGTTTTCATATTGCGGAGAATTTTTAATTGGCATCCTCCGAAACCATCTTAAAGACTCTTGTAACTTCTGGACGAATTAACTTCCAGATATTATCTGAATAGTCTTTGCCATCTAACATATGAAAAAGAATAGAAGGATACTTATAGTTTTGATAATGCAAAGCATTAGTCTTTCTATCACCCAAGTCAATAAAGAAAATCTTTGCTGTCAATTCTATTTCGTTATACTTCTCTTGCAACTCAGTCCTAACTTCTTCTACGAAATCGTAGAACTCGTCAGGAGTTCCTTCAAGAAGTTCCTCAAGAGTACCGTTCCTCATTGCTTCCCAAACAGTCTTTTCAGAGACGCCTGTAATCAAACGGTGAAGTCTCTTGTACTCCTCTAACTTAATCTTGACACGTTCGCCATTAGAATATCTTAGTACAAACCCCTCAAGATTAGGCTCCTCGTAAGAAAGAATCTCTTCTAAAGAGTCAAAGGAATAAACCTTTGGAGTACGAAACCCGTACATCTTTGCAAGCTTCTTGTAATAAACAGCAGTAAACTCCTGCCCATGCTGCCAAACAGATAACAATACTACGTCAGAGAAGTCGTAATTAACTACGACACGGTTCTCAGGATAAATAACTTCAAAGATAAACGTGTATCCTTCAAGCGGTAAGAAATCTCCAAGCAACTCCTTTCCTCTCTTAGCTTGGTCTGATACAAATGAACCACGAGTCGCTGTTACCAACTGTCCCTGATACATCACAGCAACAAGCATAGACCCGTCCATCTTTTCTTCGACTACGAAATCACCTTCTGGCAACTTGCCATCAAGCTGTTCGTAAGAAAAGAACTTCTTAAAAGGACGAGCAACAATATTCCCCTCACCGTCAGCTATTAAGCCTCGGCAGTTAAGGGTAACATCATTCCAGACCCAAGCAAACTGAGTGTTAGCAGTGTAGTTGTACACCCACAAGTCTAACTCAGGGTGCTTCTCACGCTTAACCATCTTGTCTGTCAAGGCTTGGTCTAATGCTTCTTGTGTAAATAAATCAGTTAATTTCATTAGTTTTTAGGATAAAACTTTTCAGTGAATCCTTGCCCTTTAAATACGGGAGGAGAGGTTTTTGAATAAGCCCTCTCTGCTTTGTTCCCACACGACTCACACACTGCTTCGTCGTCCCTCTTATCTATCCTACGAATTTCTTCAAAGGATTCGTCACACCTCTTACAGTAGAACTCATACATCGGCATAATTAATAACAGTCCGGTACACTAATATGGAAGTGAGGGGCAGTCCAGACCTTTTGCCCTCTAGGACGCTTCCTTTCGTCCACTACTATGTAACCCCACTTTGTTAAAACCTCTGTTAACATCGCCATATGAAAGGTTGTCCTTCCCTTGACGCTTACGTCTATAGCTTTTCCTCGGTAATGCTTGCTTCGAGCGTTATGAGGTCCCCCCATTTCGGAACTGACTCTCCATCCCATTTTCACTACTATGTCTTTTAAATCTTTGTAGTTAGTCTGACAAACCTGTGAGAAACCGTTCCCACAAAAACAAATAAGTAATACGAAAATTACGATAACTTTCATACTACTTATTATACAAACTTTTGGATAATTGTCAAGGGGCTACGTTTTTGGGGTGTCTATCCAGCCTAAAGTGTAAAATGGGGGATTCTTCTTAAGTCCTTCTGCTTCCATACAGAGGTCTCGCATCCACTTACTCCACTTCTCTGCATCCTCACCTTCTATCGAGCGTATAATGACCTTGCCCTCGTCGTCTTTAAGTTCTATCTCTAAACGACTTACTTGGACAGGGTACTTAACAATCTCGTCGGTAATCCTTTCTATGGCTTCTTGTTTAGCTTCTTCTTTTTTCTTTGTGGGAGGAACTTCTAGAATTTCCGTAAGTCTACGTGCTTCAATGTTTACAAGCCTGTTTTCAGGGTAGAGGACACGCACCCAACCGTCAGGGAGTATTTCGTCTAGCTTGACTTCTACTTCTCTGTTACCGTCAATAATATATCTAGCGCCAATCTTTTCTTGCGTAATTGTTTTCATAGGATTTTTAGAATCTCTATCGTTGCTGTTATTATTATAGTACGGGAACATTGGCATTGTCAAACTCCTTCGATGTCTGTTACTTGTCTAAAGCCTCGACTTATCCTCACTAATCCAAAACAAATTAACGCCATTGCCAGCCTAGAGAACCATTTCCAGTTGTCCCCTGTACCAAACTCTGTAAACATATAAATGCTTCCCGAAATGAAAAACAAAAAAGCATTTACAATCAATATGGCTTCGAGAGCGTAATCAAAATCTCTAGATTTTGTCATTTTAAAATATCCCCTTCTTTATATTTGCAGCCTTCCTCGGAAGCCTGTACCCAAATAATTCCCCATCCTTTAGTTTCCGGTTCAACCCTTAGCCAGCAAGATTTTCCATCAGGATTAAAGTGAACTCGTTCTACCTTCACTGGGTATTTGATGTACGTATTACAGCCAAAAGAAAACAAACCCAAGAGTAAAATTAACAATATACCTTTCATATCCCCCCGACAGAAGCTAAGGCTGGCTGCGAGACTATCGCAACCAACCTCTTATAAACTTCAACCGTAGCTAAAGTATCGTACCTAGCCTCGTGAGCGTTGCCCTCTATTTGAATACCGAAATACTCAATAAGATTTCCTAAGCTCACTGATTCAACTGGAAGTCGACCATTCAATTGCAAGAATCTTGCAACCAACATAGTGTCAAGCGCCCGATGTGAAACAAAATTATCCAAAGAACCCTTAGAAATAATCGTGTCAACGATAAAGTCAACATCAAATTGAACGTTTTGTCCAAGAGGAATTAACTTCTCTTCTCCTCGGTTTTTCTCTAAGAACTTATACAGAATAGTCTTTGCGTCCTTATAAGGGATAGCCTTCTCAGCTAACTCGATAAGGTTAATCTTGTTGACTGTAAGACCTTGTGGTTGAACCCTATAGATTCCATCGTCCGGAATCAAGTTCAAATCCAACTCGTCTATAAGCTTTAAGTCCTTATCCAAGACAGCAAAATAAGCAGTCAATAGAGAAACTTCTTTCCCTAGACCACCTGATTCAATGTCGAATGCTAAAAACATTATTTCTCCTTAAGCTGTTGCCTGTTTACTTTCTTCCTTCGGCTCTTCCTTTTTTACCGCAGGAAGTTTATCATCTATATCAAAATCAAAAGGATTCATCATCCCTGTATTGTCGTACCTTACGTACCTTTTAATTGCAACCTCAGGAAGAATGTAAGATTCTCCTGTAGTCACAACCCACGCTCGGTCTTTCCAAACACCAATTTTTACTCCTAACTGCTCGCTCATTGCGATGGCAATAGGACAAAGCATTTCGCATCCTTTACCACCAAAACCTCTGTCAATATGCCTTTGATAAACATTAATTCTCATATTGTTATTATACTTGATTTTGTCTGATTGTCAAGGGGTTAAAACCCGTACACACTCTCTATATCAAATACGATTCCTCGACAGAAAGGCTCTCCCTCTTCTAACATAGTAAACGTGGCATGGGGTATAGCTGTAACATAACTCCACGGTATGTCATCTACGTCCCACAAAGCTACGACTTCTGAGGCGCCCGAATCTTTTCTTCTAAAGTAGGCGCGAACCTCGTCCTCGTTCTCTTTCTCTAAGGTATCCCAATCCGGTATGATTCCTTCCTTATCAAATTTGACTGTAGTACGTTCTCCTACATTAGTTTCGTCGTAGATAGCCCCGTCAAACTCGATTATATCGTCGCCATATCCGTAGACAATAACTAGCCCGTTTTCTCTTGCTGTATCTATGGCGACTTGGGGCATTCCTAAGTTTACATCCATGCCCTCTAACACTTCAGCCATAGCTTCTTTAGTTATTTCTTTATACATCCAAAGTCCCTGCCTTTCTAGATACTTCTAAGAAATGCTTTATCTTTTCCTTTTTAGCCTCAACCTTTTCCATATCAACGCCAATAGGAATACCCTCCTCTTGCAACATTTCTATTATCCCATACAAGTCGCTAAGTTCATTGTTGATGATTTCTAGATTAAGTAGTCCAGATTTAGGTTGTGTGTTAGTTAATCCAAAGCGCTTAGTTTTAGACATAGCTTGGATTAATTCTGCACATTCTTCCTGTGCGATTGTCCAAAGATGTTCTCGTCTATTCATTGTGTATATACCCCAGTGTATGGTGCGGAGCTAAATAGTTGTACTCTAGTACCCATTTCAATCCCAATATTTCAATCATAGATTCAATACAAATTGTTTTATATCTATCTCTTACCTTTTCGTAATCCTTGTGTTCCGGATTCAACTTTTGTAAGACAGTAAAGGCATTGTTCCACGTACTGTTTAACCTATCTATTCTATCTTTTATTTGTTCTTCATTTTTCATGGAAGTAAAATGTTTTTAATCATTTGAATGCCAGTATCCAAGTCCTGCGCCTCCCACCCGACACTTTGCGTAATCAGTCCGTGGCGATGGATGTTGCCGTCATTAGTAACTAGTACGCAAGGTTTTCGATAGGCATAGCCCCAAGCAACTTCCATTACTGTACCGATAGAGACTCGTTTAACATCTAAAAGATTAAAGAGTATGGCATCAGCCGTCTGGCAATCCCAGTGGTCACGATTAAGAATTTGTGACAGGGGAGTAACTGTTTCTCCTTTATGGTGTTCAGGCATCCCTGCCATAGCGTTAAGATATCCTTTCGCCCTCATAGGGGAATAAGCTGTAATATTACTAGGCTTTATTAGCTTATTCCCTGTTTGTGGGTGAGTCAAGGCGCTGCCGTCCACATCATAGAGGTGAGTAAAGGCTAATTGCTCTTTGGCATATTCTCTCCAATTAGTTGCGCCATGAAATGTTTGCCCTGAGATTGGGCCTGCTAAGTAAACTTTATAGTATTTCATAATTCTTTTTCATCAACAATCTTCTCTAAAATTTCTACCTTGACAAGCCTGTATTGCCAACCCTCTGCTTTGGCTCTTTCTATATGACCATCACGATACCCTGCCCTACTTTTCTTATAGTTAGCCACAGCAACATTACCGCTAACAGGACTAGAGGCTACTGTTTTCCACTCTAAGTACCATTCCTTTTCAGGGTGTCGGGATTGTAGGTCATACCTAATTTTCATTACTCTTTCTCCAAAATCTGAATCAGGTAAACTATTCCGTCTGACTCCACTATCCTCAATTTGCCTCTCAATTTCCACTTAGCCCAACCGTTCTCCGAGAGAAGTCTATTTATTTCCTGATTAAATTCAAAAACTTCAGATAGTTGTCTCTTGACTACCTTATAAGTATCCATTTTTCTCGTTGTACTCCCTTAAAAACTTTTGTGTTCTGCTCTCTTCCGGACAACCGTTTGGATGTTCACAACAACTTGGGTGAACCGAGTACTCCGCAGGAATCCAGTTACCTTCCTTAAAATTCTCCTTGCGCAGAATTACTTCATGCTCTTTCTGGTCGGGAGTGACAATGCAAATGTTAACCCACCTTCCATTATCCTCCCAACTTCCTATATATACTACTGCGTTAGCTTTTAACCCCATACCAAGTCCCTTCCTATAAGTTTCCCTATTGTCTTTAATTTCTTTTCAGGCGTTACTTCGCAGACGGCGATAATAGTGCCCTTTCCACAACTTAATGCCCATAAGTGTTTGCCCAATCTAACTCTAACATTTTCAGGTTCCGTTGGATACACTTCTCTAATTTTTGCTATCTGCTCTTCCATAATCGGTGACACTTATTTACTGAGTCCCTATTCGTGTCCATCCATTAGGGTATCACCCCACAACAGAAACGTCCACAATTCTATGCATAGCCTCTAAAAATAGAGGCTGTTAACCATTGCAATGCGCTTACTATATCTTCATCGCTTGCAGTTTCTAGCCATTCATCTTCCCAAACCCTTAAGTTTTGGTCTCTGAGAATGCTCCAACGGCTCATTCCTTTAGGGGGACGAGTAGTTAAACCAAATTCGTCCCGCCAATTTTTAATCCTACCTATGACTATTTCTCTCATATTAAAACTCGTGATAAGGGTTACCAAACTGCATCAGAGGGAGTCCCTCTTCTGCCCACAGTTCCCTACACACCTGAGGTCTATCGTCAACAACAAGGTACACAAGGTATTTGTTCTTAATATGCTCCTCATAAAGCTCTCTTTTGATAATAGAATCCTTCCTAGAATCCCCTGCTTTTCTCATATACAGGTGGTCGTAAGCAATTCCATGTGCTTTCAACCAATTCTCGGTAGGAGTTCTACCCAAATCTTCCTTACGGCCTGACAGGCAGATAAGAGTTACGTCCTCTCTGTCAGCGTACATCTTAGCGATATCCACCACCGGCAAGTTAGGGAGGTCTTCGTGACACCTAGTCTCGTCAAATGGTGAACGCCCGTTCATCAGCGCAAGAGTACCATCAAGGTCAAAAATGACTGCCTTCGGTTTATCGCCGTAGTAGTAATTGCAATCTGTGTAAAGCTTCTTCGGAGGAAGAAACTCTGCCTTCTGTTTCATAATAACCTTCTTCCAAAAGTCCTTACCTTCTGGACGATTGGCACAACGCTCGATACAAACATCTATCGGAACGTCTGAAAAATCCTTTACCTCAAAATCATACTGCTCCCTGTACTTCGGGAACACAAGCGCCTTCACATTCTTTATGTGAAGCTTGTTGAGATTCGTGTCAGCTACGATAACTGACTGTCCCTTCTCAAGAGCCTTCATAATAAGTTCGTTACGCTTCTCAACAACTTTAGATTCCTTCACTCTCTTTTCGTTGTCGCCAACAACAGCACCCATTGATGCACGAATATCATCCTTGCATACGATTACTGTGTTAGGATTAGCAGACACGTACTCATTAGCCCAAGTAGTTTTGCCTGAGCCTGAAAGTCCGTATGTCATTATCACCTTATTCTTCATCTATCCACCCTAAAATAGCTAACACTATTGCTAGCAATCCTATTCCTACAACTCCTCCGAAATTAAATGCCAGTAAATTTATAAACTGCTCTCCTAAATATCCTGTAACTGCAAAGTACAGGGTTTGGAGTATTAAAAATAGCAAAATAGTAATCATTCCTCTTATCATTTATCTTCCCCCAAAAATCCGTACTTCAAAAGTCGGCTGTGCAACTCCGCTTCAAGGATTTCGTACTGCCTTCTTCCTTTGTCAGTGAAACAACCATCGTAGTCGTCTCCACCCGCTAAATCTAGAGTCTCTCTTAGAAGCTCCTCGTTAGACATCTGACTAACTCTCTCGTGAAATGCACTCATCTTTCTATCCTCTCCGTCCAAATCTTTCTGCAAACCATACACTGCTTTCTATCTTCACTCCACCCAGCACATACAGTCGTTGATATTGTGAGAGCATTTTCGTGCTGACAATCCCAAGACTTGATTGTATCTTGAACATTCTGCTCTACCTTAGCTAACTGTTTCTTAGCCCCTTCCAATCTAAGTTCTGCTCTACGTACTTCGTCCTTTGCCCTTGCGAGAGTAGCCTCAATAGCCTTGTCTAAGTCTGCGTACAAGTCCGTGTAATCTTCGCAACAGAATGGTTCAGTCTGCCAGACTCCATTCTCTTTAAGCTGCACATTTTCTGCAATGACGTACCTTGTAAAATCTCCGAGGTCTATACCATATACTGTTAGCCCAGCGACAATAGGAACTCCATCAACAGTAATAGCATTAGTTCTGTTGCGCTCTTCGTAAAGCGCTTTAATTTCTGCATTGATTTCTTCTTTAGTTCTCATTTATCTTAACTGTACTCTCGGAATCTTTTTGCTTGCTTGTATGCTCAAACATAGTTCCATCTTTGTCTAATTGTCTGATAATTAGTTGAATATATCTTTCTGGTCTGTTGTATCTTTGAGACCCTTCCTCTATACGTTCTACGATGGCTTTCGTCACGCCGTTAGAGATACAGACTATCCAATCGCCAACACGTATCTCGTTCCCGTAATAATCTTTTGCTGATTCTAATGTTCTTCTAGCCATTTATCTTAATCGTAGTGTACGAACACTTAACTTTAGCTGTAGTCTCATACGCCTCTCCATCTGCATTCAAGGGTCTAATCGTCAACTCGTATCTTGGAGGGATAGACCTGACCGGACGTATCCTTTCTATGATTCCCTTGTAAAGAGTTCCAGCCCAACTAAAGACTACCATATCGGTTTCTATTAGTGGAGTCCCATACGTATCAGTTGCCATATTCAATATAATACACTATTTTGTATAATTGTCAAGAGGTTATCGTCTTCCAAATCTAGCTGGTATGGGAAATCCTCTAGCTACTGCCCATCTATCAAGCCGAGGAGCCGTAAGTTCTGTTTGCTGTGGTTCCGCACGTCTTTCGTACGAAGCAGCCCTATTTTTTAGGATGCTGGCTAAGTGTAGACAACATTCCCTATGGGTATGAAATAACTTACGCTTTAAAGTAGTTTCGTGTATCAAATAAACCTTATTTGTATTACTGCGACAAAATCTGTAGGCTTTCCTGCCCTTAACTTTGTTCATCAAATCCAACGGCACTGTTGTAATTTTTCTGCTATCACAAAACCAATAACTTCCTCCCGGTATCAATTCCTCTATTGTCATTACTTGTAAGCCTCCAAAATTTCTTCTAGCTTATTTTTACTCACCGCCCCGACGACTCTATCTACTTCCTCTCCATCCTTTAAGAACAGGAAAGTAGGCACAGCCCTTATGCCATACTCGGTTACCATCGTAGAAGCTTCTTCTACATTCAGCCTCTCCACATCGTAAGTTTGTGCTAACTCTTCTACGATAGGGTGCATCTGCTTGCAAGGGGGACAGCCCTCTCCCCAAAAATTAATCATCTTTACCATATTATTCCTCTGTTTCAAAAGTTTCTTTGTCGTAATAAACGCCCTTTATTCTGTTTCTAAATCCACAGTTAGGACAATCTCTATCTGTTTCGTGCTCCACAGTTACAAAGTCCGTACGATGTTTTCCACGAAATATTTCTCCACACGCACAACGCAGTGTGACTTCTTCTAATTCTTTCCAATCTCTCATATTATTTTTAGTCCCTGCAAAAAATGGTAAATTTGTTGGTCTCCTCCGAGCGTTATTCCCACTCTTTCTATCCTTCTTATATCCCTTTCAAAAGCATCCTTTATACCTTCTAGCGCCGTCAGTGCTGCCTTGGCTGCTTCTACATAATTAGCATACAAAGAAAATTCTATGTCTAAAGGGTTCAAAATTCTCTTTTTAAAACCAAAGCGGGGTTTAAAACAGTACAATTTTCTATGATGAACCTTGCGCATAAAATAAAGTCTTTCCACAGTTCCTGAGCGGTGAAAGAAATACGCTCTATCTATTATCAAGTCTTTTGTATTCACGGTGTCCAACTAAATACCTCTCTGCCGTGAGCCTTCGTGCCGTTGGCATAAAGTTCCCACAGGTTTTCTTTTACTAACTTAATGTCCTCAATCCTCCCCAAGTTGTCATAACTTCCTGAGTAATCTAAGACGTAACAATCTTCCTTGTCCTCTGCAATACGTGTGCCTCGTCCTAACATTTGGTAGTATAAAGCAAGGGAACGAGTCGGACGAATCAAATAGATGCAATCCAACTCTGGAAAGTCAAATCCTGTTGTCAGAACTCCCACGTTAAAGACCACTTGAATTTTTCCTGTACGGAATTCTTCTATAATTCTGTCGCGCTCTTTAGTTGGCGTTTTTCCTGACACGCAAGCTGCCTTAGTGATTGTAGTAGCAAGCCTTTCAGCCTGTGAGACGGAACTACAAAAAACTAAGACAGCCTTGCGATGCTTACGCGCTCCGTTAATACTTACGATTATCTGCTCTTCGTAAGGAGTTAGGAGTCGTTCAAATTCCTCTAAATTAAAATCTGATGCAGACTTGTTTAAAGGAATATTTGCGTGAGGAACAAACGTCCTGCTGAAATACTTTAGAGGACAAAGATATCCTTGGTCTACCAATTCGTGGTTGTTTATATTATAGGAAATCCTGTTCCATAGACGAGGGTTTGTTCTGTTTATTAATTTTAAAAAAGTTCCGTAGGTAACGATTCCATTGATATTTCCCACTGCTTGGACATTTCTGTATGGTGTAGCCGTTAGCCCAATCATAATTGGGTCTCCTATTGCTTTCAAGAAAGATGTGAACATTCCCTTCTTATTTTTGGAATTGATTGCGTGTGCTTCATCGCATAATACTAATCCAATGTGGTTAAACAATTCAGGTTTTTTGTAAATAGATTGAATAGTGGCAAAATTATACTTCCTTATGTCCTTACGCTTAAATGAAGCAGAGTACACTCCTATTTCGTTTTTAGGTACGTGTGCCTCTAGTTTATTCATGTTTTGCTGAAGAATTTCTTTTGACGGTTGTAGAATTAAAATTTCTTTTTTTAATTCGTTGGCAATTCCAGACACAACCAAACTTTTTCCAGCCCCTGTTGGAAGGACTAACAAAGAATTATTATCAAATTTTTTGATACTCCAGATTCCTTTTTCTATCGCCTCTTCTTGATAAGGACGTAGTATTGGTTTAGATTTCATTTATTATAAAAATAGGCTTGAACCTATTCCCTTTAGAAGAATTTTCTTTCTTAGATAAGTACTGTAAATTTTCCGGAACGTGTAGACCGGAAACCAACTTCCCTTGTAATGGAAAAATATGGTCTACTGTCATTCCCTTTGGACATTTACTATAAATTTCTGTTATCTTGTCTTTATCTGCCCAAGCAGGAAATCTTTTCATTTTTGCTGCATGTCTGCGAGCGTCTATATTTCTTTGAATATGTGGATTGGCTTTTCTGTAATTCTTTTTCCTTTCTTTGTGAATTTTACTGTACTCTCGACCATATTCTAAAAGTCTTTCTTTATTACTGGCTCTGTAATCTGCTTGTTTTTGTTTTATAGTGTGTTTATTGTCCTCGTAATACTTCTTCCCTATTTCAACGGCTCTTTTTTTATAGCCCTCCCTAACGAGTAGAACTTTTTCTCTGTTGCGCTTTTTCCACTCTCTATTCCGTATAAGCCTGCAGTTTGTACAAGCTTTATTTGGTTGGTTGTCTCTTGTAGTGCTACCGCACTTCTTGCAAGGACTTCCCTTAATTGTGAGTTGTTTTTGCATTCAAAAAATCCTCCCACTATTAATTCAACAAGGTGTAATTATATGGAGCCGTAATTGCATTTCCAGTAGTCACATCAAACTGCTGGTCATTATCCATAACAATGACAGGAAACTCTTCCCCGCTAATCTTATCCTGTTTGAAGATAAGTTCCTTAATAGTTCTAAACTCCGGTATTCCTAGAGTCTGTGAACTAACTATAATGATTTCGTCTCCGACCTTATACTTCTCTAGGTTCATTCTCTTCTCCCTTTACATAAGCTATTGCGTCGAGTGTTTCTGCTTCAAACCTAATGCCATACTCAACGTCTCCGTCACCTATATCTTCCTTGTACGCTTTCAACATTGCGGTAGCAGAGTACTCCACATCCCTATCCAGCATACCTCTTAAGAGGTCTTCCCCTATTTCCTTAAGGCTCTCTGGAGTATTTAAAAAAGAAAGTCCTCCTCTCATATCCTTAGCCAAGCAAGCCGTAGTCCTAAGGGCAGCCATCATTTCCCAATCCGTCTTTTCGATTACGTGTTCTATTATTTCTTCTTTATTCATTCTTTTCCTCTCACTAAGGTTTTCTTTGCTAATCTGTATGTATAGTAACATCCTACAGAAAATAACATTCCTGCTAAAACTGCAAGAGCAGGATAAAAAGCCTTAGTCCAAAGGGTTATTCCTATCACTGCGGCTGTCACTAATAACAACTGTACAGCAAAGCTTATAAAAATTGACACAACCCACATACTTATATTTTCTTCAAGGTCATATGGCGAACCATCAAGATATTCAAATACTTTTTTAATGCCCCAAGTGCTGCCTATAAGCCACACTCCCAATAGAAAATATATCATACATCGTCCTCAAATAATTCGTATACTGACCTTCGCACCGGCTCTCCCGTTGTTTCAGGGGTTGCCTTTTCCCAATCTAAGTAGACCGCTTCTGCATTAGGGTTAGCCGCTAGTCTTAATTCTTCTACCCTTAATTCGTTTAGTTTTTCTTCTTCCTCTCTTTGATAGTCCTGCTCTGTAATCTCTCTCAAAACTACGATACTGCCCCAAATAGCAAGTCCTGACAGTATTAAAAGTACGACAATTTCTAGCCAATAAGCTTTAGCCATTACTTTTCCTCAACTCATTTGGTATCCACTCTTTAGTCCAATGCACATCCGTCTGAACGTGATTAGGTCTAACTGCCTTAGCCAAATTTTTTTGGAAATCGTTGTAGTGATAACTCATTACGTTACGAATAACTATTCCTTCGTGTCCGCTTGCTATGATGTGGTTGTAAGTGTGTACAAGGAAGTCTAAGTGTTGCTCATAATCAAAGAGGACAATTCTAGAGTCAATCTCTACGTGTGTTAATCCTAATTCATAACACATGTGCTGTGTCTGTAGTAAGTCAAGGCATTCGTTCTTATCATTCCAAATACTAAAAACATAAAAGAAGCTTTTCAAATCTGTGTAATGAATAGAGTGCTTCGCGTACAGATTCTCCCCACAAATTCTCCATCCTCTAGGAATCAGGTGCTTAATTCCTGCGTGTATCTGTTTAACTACAGACCTAGAAGGGTGGTGAGTAGAGTCCAACGACCTAGCGTGGATGCCATCACGATACATAGAGGTGTTCTCTCCATCCATCTTGACAGTAACTGCTACTTGCTTTCCATTGAAACACGATTCATCTTCCATTCTCCTGTCGTCATTTTGCAGACCTAGAGAGAAAGGCAAGTGATATGTTTTAGGATATTTATGTTGATTTTCCATTACCTTTTACCTTTCTATAGTTTCTTTGAAATTCTCGATAATCGTATACCCCTAAACTAATCAGTACAGTGAGTCCTACAAATGCAAAAACGTAAAGGACTCCCGACCCCCATAAAGTTATAAGCTGTAGGAATCCATAGGCTATAAGCAATGCCCCTACAACGATAGCTGTTCCGATTAGACTGCTTTTTAAAATTTCCATACTTCTATTCTAGCACATCTTGTATAAAAGTCAACAACCTCGTCGTTGTTTTCTTACGCTTGCTATTTGTAGCTTGTTTATTGGGTAGAACATTCTTTTTGTGTAGTCCCTCAAAGAATTTAACAGAGTTTTTGACGGTTGGCACGCCTTTTTCAGTCCTTCCAGTCTGTCGATATAGAAATCTTTGTAGACCAAATTAAGAAGGTAGGGATTTTTAGAAATCACTGGAAACACATCAAGCTGGGCTTCCTTTAATAGCATCAGGTATCGACAAACCTTTTTTCTGTTGTAATTATCTAGCTTTTCTAACTCTTGCACAATGTAAGTCAACGAAGGGAAGTCCTTGATGTTTCCAAATGTGTCTGCTTTTATTTTGTTTTCTATCATGCTAACGTCCTTTAAGCAATTCTTTGGCGATTTGAATCCATTCTTCTGTCGTATGTAGCAGCAGTGTAGGACGACCTTTTAGGTGGCACTCCATATCAGAAATGTCGTCCCAAAAGCTATGCATAGTTCCTATTGGTTGGGCTATTGAGCGCAGTCTTTTTATTAATTCTTGTAATTCTTCCTCTTTATCCATAATTAGGGGCGCCTTGATGAACAACCCTCCATCCCTTTTCCTCAGATTTCTTCAGGACTTTCTCAAAAACCTCTATAGTCTTAAAGAAATTTCTGTACATCAGAATCTCTGGTTGGTCTTTGCGGGGGTCTACCTTCATTACAGCACCCCCGTTTTTATGTGCAGCCATAGCTACCACGGCTAAGAGTTGTCCCTTTACCAAGATAGCTATGTCTGTCGTTACTGCTATTGTTTCTTCTTCTGCCATTAATCCTGCCTTACAGCCTTAAACTTAGGATGCCTAGGGATGCCATACTTTGACCTACCGAAAAATTCAATCGTTGCTTGTTTTCCGATAAGGTTTTTCCTATCATTGTAAAGCGCCATCCCTTTCTCGTGACTGATTCCTTTACCAAGTCCCGGAGCAAAGGTAGTAATCTCTTTACCGTCTCTGTCCACCGTAGGTTTGTCCAACTTACAAATTACCCTACCCAAACGCCCCTGCTTGTTCAACTCAAAGTCCACAATTTCAAACTCTGCATCCTCGTACAGCTTACACTTAACCAAAGACCAGCTACGTTTATGTTCATAACCCTTATCCAGAGTTCTAATCATTAACCCTTCGTGTCCCTGTTCAAGAAACTCGTCAGTCTTTTCGGCAATCTTCTCGTCAGTAGCTTCAATCTCAAAGCTAGGGACAACAATAACGTTGTCAGACGCAAACTGTTTAAGAAATTCATAGCGCTCCTTGTAATTCTTATCGCTATACGTGTCGTAAAGGTAGTACTTTACCTTCTTAAGTTGTTCTTCCTCTTCCGGTGTGCGGCTCTCCCTGCGCAACAGCCCACCCAAGTCGTCAAAGGCAAACTCAGAACTATAAAGTTCTCCATCAAGAGGGACATCCCCTGTTAGCCCAAGTCTTTCATAAGACTCTCTAAGTTCCTTCTCTACGTGAGGAAGTGTGCCTGTCCTGTCACCCTTACGAGTATAGATTTGTACTTCGTCCGGAGTTACCTGAATAGGGGCGCGATAGCCGTCATACTTAGGCTGTACGTGAATAATATCGCCCTTAATCTTCATTTTCTCAAGAGTCTTAGAAGAACTCTGCTTGCCTAGCGGGTCATATTTATGAGCCAGCATAGGAGTGAGAATTCCTGACCGGAGAACGCCTTTCTTGGCATCCTTTAAGTCTGTTACATATTGGTCACGGAGTTTCTTTTCTAACTTCGCTTCTGCTTCGGCAACAGCTTGCGTGTATGGTGTGGTAGCATTGGCTTTACCAATGTTCTTTCCTGCGGTAACAGGGGTTGACTCAAGTTTCATCTTCATTCCCAAGACGCCTGACTCCCTGTGGATTATCGCCGGTGCTGTCTGGTTCGTTGGGTCACCTTCTACCCAAATCGTCCAAATAAGGTCTTGTCCCTTGCTGCTTATTTTGTAGATGCTTGTTTTTTTCATATAAGATATGATACCTTATCTTGTATAAAAGTCAAGGGGGGCCGTACTTCGTTTCCACCAATAGAAAAAAGCCTAAGAACGGATTTTGGAATTTTTACCAAGCCCCGTTTTTAGGCTCAATTTTTTACTTGTTGTAATAAAATCCAGAATCCTTCGCCCATCGCTTAACTATAGTTCTTTCATTTGGTCGGGCTATCCTATTTGCTAGCCCTCTAACCTGATTTACGTTATTCCCCCTAACTTCAATGGTTAGCTTTTTATTGTCATTCAGTGTTAATGACCAGATAGAAGATTTTCCAGCTATACATTCATTCTTATAAGACAGTACGCAATGCCGCATTGCGTTTCCTTCTTTTTGAAGCTCTTTTGCCGACTTTATCTGTGTAAATTTCCACAAATTAACTGTATCATCAGAATTCTTCTGAGAGTACTGCCTATCTTTGACTGGAGTCCCTTCCCAATTAGCCTCTCCTATTAGTTTCAAACGTCTTAGGTCTTGGTGCCATTGTTCTACTTTTTTAGTTAGAGATTCAATTGTGTGCCCCTTGCCAATAATAGTAAAATCTGTATCTTCTCGACGCCTATAAACAATGTAATCGACAATATCATCAAGCTGTTCTTTTGATTTAGGTTCTTGGCGAGCAAAAAATTTTACTACCTCTCTCCAAAACTCCTCTGTTAAATCAAAAGCATTAATTTTTGTTTTGGAGATTCGTAAAGCTTTTCCTGTGTTATTTGATTCAGTATAAGCTATAGCGTATACAATTGCCTCGTCTATTGGAATTTCATAGTGACAATTCAAAAATGTGTGACATTCTTTTTTTGTAAATAAAGCCTGCCCGTATTCCTTATAAAATGAACCGCCCGTTGCAATACAAATATACCAAAGCCTGTAATCTTCTTTGGTAGCAAATCCATAATCAACAGAAGGAACTGAAGAATGATACCACTCTCGCCTCGGTGATGGAGTTTCCCAAGCATTAAACATAAACTCGGGAACAGGGTAAAGATGGAAAACGTGACGGACAAATTCAAAACGCTGTTTATCTCTATGCTTGCTTCTAGTTTTTAGGATAAAAGAATCCTTATCTCTAATAAAGAATCCCTTGTATTCCTTAAAGTCCTCAGACACATCAGGAACAGGTTCTGCCAGCTTGGCTTTAACTTCTCTAGTCCGTGCAGCAAAATTCTGTTGGAAATTAGCCTCAGCTTGTGCTAATTCTTCATTTTTTAATTTGGTCGCACGCCCCATAAAAGTATGATACACCAGTCCTTGTAAAAGTCAAGGGGCCCTCTCGCCCCTTCCATTAGAAATTTTTCTAAAATTCGGTTTTTGGGGTTTTGACAAGGGCCTATTTTTCGGTTCAAAATTAGTTGCAAGCGAAAATTAGATACTTCTCCGGTGTAGGGTCTCCTCTCCTGTACCAATCAGAAACTGCGTTAACTCGCATTATCTGTAAATCCTGTCTTAAGAACATAAACGCTCTAGTGCGAATTCTGTAGTTTTTGCAATCTGCCTCAAAAGACAGAAAAGCAAGCATATTTCCGTAAGGGTGCATAGCCCAAAAAACCCTTCTGCCATTTTTTAGGACTTGAAGGGAGCTTTTGTCGGAATAGTGGGCAACTCCGTCAATATCTACGAAAATGGGCGAATAATCCTCTTTTTGGAGGGATTGTGTAGATACAGCTAAACTGCCGAATAGGAAAAGAGCGATAAGTAGTAATTTCCTCATAATTGAGGATTATACAATAATTAAAGGATTAAAAGCAAACTACTCTCTATCTGTTAGGAATTTTAAGCAATTTCATCATAGTATCTTTCTCCCTCCAAAAGAATAGGCTCGTCAAAATATGCAAACTCTCTTTCAGGCTCATCAAGAGGTACTCCTAGAGACTTTTTATATCTCTTTCTTTCTGCTGCTTCTTGATAACTATAATTTTCATTTCCCACAAAAAGGACTCTACCCACCAAAAACATATAATCGTGCAACTGGTAATCTTCGTAAACCTTGTAAATGGTATAATCGGGGAGAATCACCTGTCTGTACGTCCGAATGTCATTTTTGTATTTTTCGCCTCTATGGTATAGGTTGTAGGTTCCATTCTTTAAGTGCCAAAGGAATTTATAAAAATCTTCGTCACTAAGACCGTTTTTTAATCCCTTTCGGTAATATTCAATTTTCGTCGGCAGTTTCGGCATCTTCTTTTAATAATTCCACTAGGTTCCCGCTGCAAGAGCGCCTTAGCCCGTTTTCTTCCCATTGAATATCTTTCGGATGTGATTCATATGGATTTTTACAGTGTCGGCACTGATTTCTTCGTTCTTTTTTAACTTTTACCGGAAAGTCCTCATCAAAAGTTAGTACTGTATTGTTTGATGGATGAGAGCCTACGTGAATGGCATAAAATTCGTAGAAATTTTTGTAAATTCCGAAACTATTGTAGTCACTTGCCATCCAGTATACAACAACACTTCCATTCCCAAAAATAGAACCCTCTAAAACTTGTCCAGTTCCACTTACACCGCTTTCATCATTATGACGGGTCATTTGAAACGTCTTCATTTTCTTCTTCCTCTACCCAATTCACGTAATACCCCAAATTCCAGAAAAACTGCTCTAAGGTCAGTATTACCCTCCCTTGAGCAGAGAGTGCCGTAACTGTCGGGTCTGTTGGCATTAAGTGCTTAGTTAACTTTACGTGCATTGGCATAATGTTTCCAAATCATTAAATCGTATTCCGTAGGATTCACTCCTATTTTATCACAATGGTCAAGATAAATCTTCTCGTAATGGTCGTACTGCTTTCTAGAAGAAGGAGTATTCTTAGGTGCTTCGTCGTGCCCTAAATCGTCCCTAATAAATTTCATCAAATGCACATCAAGCATAGCAACCCTAACATATTTTCTCGTCCACGCCAAAAAACAACTAGCAGATTTCCTACCGATTCCGTGAATCGCCATAAGCTGTGCCATCGAACAACCTCGGAGATTGATTCCAGAATTAGTAACCTCTCTAAATGCCCTAGCCAAGCGAGTTTGACAACCAAAGCCGTACGCCTTTAATGCACTTGGTAAATCATTATATTGTCGTACCTCGTAACGGACTGCAACGGCTGGGTCTATTATTCCAAAGTTGTCATATCTTATAGGGTTATGACGATGATATGCAAATTGTCCGTGTACTCCCGGTCTGTCATACAATTTCACCTTATTGAAAGGGGTACTTCCAGCGCCCTGAAGAAACGCGTCCAATTGTCTAGCAGTAGTGGCGGCATTCTTTCCTGCTACGGCAATAAGAAAAAGGATTAATTCCTCTAACTCTTCGTCAGTTCTATTATAATTGATTATATTATTAGGGTCTACCATACTTCCCTATGCGTTTGTACAAACTCGTCAAACTTACGGATATTTACGTTAAATGTTCCCCTATTTGTTTGGACAATATGCTCGTCTCCAAACATTGTCACTTTAAAAACTTGGTCAATCTGCTCCATCAACTTAAGGCTGATTAGAAACAGTTTCATTCTCTCAATCAATTTTTGATAATTAGACACTATAGGGTAGCTGTAGTAGTTCATATTTTCCTCATTGCACATTTCACAGGGACATGATTGCTTTAATCCTCCAAATTCCACAGTGCAGTCAGTGTTCCCGTATTTGCATCCGTGTTCTTTACAACAATGTTCTGTGTGAACGTCCTTCATCTTAGTCCTTTGGCCCTAGCGTAAGAAAGAAACAAGTTTAAATATCTTTCCATTTCTGGCTTGTGTTTATCTGAATACACAAACTCGGCACGGTCTATTTCTCCGTGTTGTTTAGAATCTAGCCAATCCTTAACTACATCCACTTCTGGAGTCTCAACGACTTTTATACCCATTTTTTGGATAAAATCGTCAGCAGCGTCTCTAGTGTTGTAAATAAAATCAAAAGTATACCCTGACGGGTCTTCGTCCCCTGTAAGTTCTATAGCCTCGTCACAGAGTTCGTCACAAATTTCTTGGAACTTATCAACTTCTGATTTTATCACATCGAGGCGGTCTTTATCTGCTTCGGTTATTTGTTTTTTCAAGTTTTTGTATCTCCTCCACTTGTTCTTTTGTTTTAAGTTCCTGTAGAGCTAGTATCTTGTCAAGTTTTCGTATCTCTGCTTCCTGTTCCTCAAGCTTCCTAGCTCTTTCTAAAGCTATTTTATACTCATAAGTATGTGTATAAGCATTCTGTTCGTGCAAACGCTTACCATCCTCTCTAAATGCTCCCCAAGCATCGTAGAAAGGGGCAGGAATTCCGTTCCCAATAAGATAAGCAAGAGTTATTGCTAACCCAACTATAACTAATCTTTTTCTGGTAAAGTATTCTCTCATATTTGTGGTTGCGTATAAATCTGTAATTCGTAATCCTGTTGAATCTCTGATACATCATCGAAAAACAAATTATACATGCTGCCCGGAGGAGTCCAAGATGTGTACGTTCCTACAGGAAGTATACCACCTTTTCTTTCAGGGTCTAGGTGTGGAACAACGAAATGGTATGAACAAGTGTTCGAAGTAAATTCGTAATCCCCCTGTGCATTTACAGTCTGTGTTGTTCTAGTCATTAGATTAAACTTAATGCTAAATTGTTGGTGCGTTATCTGCACCATATGCTTATTTATATATTTCTGGCTTTCTTTATCAGCACCCCGTATTTGTCCGTAAAATCTCACCGGCTGTGTTACACAACAAATAGGACATTGGGTATCTTGAGCAAACGATGCCAAAGTACCCGCTAATATCAGACTAATTGCTAAGATTATTTTTTTCATATTCTTTTCTTGTGATGGTCAACGACCAAATATTCCTTTTGGCTTAGAAGTTCTTTAATCCCCTCAAACGAAACAGGGGTATAGTCAAAGTTGTCTACTCCCACATCAATCCTTGTCGTATCCTTGTTAAGATGGTTCACGCTTCCGTGACAATGCCCGTGAATCATCCAACTTCCCTTGTGCGCTCCGTGCCAAGAGAGAATAGGATAGTGAGCAAGTATTAGGTATTGTCTGTCTATTTTAATTCTCTTATAGTCTTGGACTGACTCAAAATATTTATAGAGGTATCCGCCTTCTGTATCAAAAACTTCGTCGTGATTTCCTTTAATAAAATGTTTATGTCCGTTCAGGCGCTTGAGAATATCTTGAGTCGCTACAAAATTCCCAAAAGAAAAATCTCCAAGATGCCAAACTATGTCTTTATCCGTTACAACAGAGTTCCACCTTTCCACCATAGCTTCATTCATTTCTTCGACATCCGTAAACGGTCGTCCTGAATAAGAAATTATATTCTTATGGAAATAGTGTGTATCTGATGTAAAAAACGTTGTACTCATTCTGTTATAACTTTAAAAGTAACATTGTTGTAACCCGCGTCGGTATACATAACTGCATCTTCTCCAAATAGTTTTATAAGAGAGTCGATTGTATTTTTCCATTCCTCTAGGGTTAACCTAGCATCATCTAATTCTTCAATGCCTACTTCACTCATTTATTTCTTAAACCCTTCAAACCATCCTAATTTTTCAGCGTGTTCGAAAACCTCTAAAGCATCTTCTAGTTCACTAACTAGTAATTCGCCTTCTGTTAGAACTAGTTTGTCTTGGGCAGTCATTTGCCTGTTTGCGTATCTCTGTAGAGCAGGATAAAGACTATTGATTAGCCAATCCTCTCCATCCCAAAGAATTTCTCGTTTATCTACGGCTAACCAGAGCGCGTAGAATGAGCCATCTTCTCTAAGATTACCTTCCAACTTTACACTGTCGCTATCGCTGGTTATTGTTCTTGATTCAAAACTCATTTTATAATTTTGAAATTCTCTACGCCAATTTCCTTAAGAGCATCCTCACAAGGTTGGCAGAAAAATTCATGCCCTTTCAATACTGCTGTATGCGCTTTGTAACGCTCCGGTAAATTCTTTATTGCGTGTACCTCGGCATGTGTCCACCCACACTCGGAAGTTGTATCGTAATTCTCTTTGTTCTGCACCACTCCAAGCCTAGCACAGATTCCACCTTCCGGTTCACAGGTATTAGCCCCGCTTGAAACTACCTTTCCCTCTTTACTAATAAGGACACAAACTACCGGACGCTTCTGACAAGTGCTTTCTCTGGCGACTGCCTCAATTAGCTCTTTTAAATTCAAACTCATTACGTGTATCTTACACTATAGGTTGGTCTTTGTCAATAACCTTCGCTAAACCCACTGCAATAAGCCAAGTTAGGGCTTCAATGGCTTCGTGTTCCATTTTCTTATCCCACTCGTTCTGCCCAAACTCCTCCTCTTGATTTTTCCAAATTTTAAGGTACTGTTTCAGAGTTGTCCCTTCATTAGGGTCTAGCCCGTGAATATACCCTACATAATTATGGCGGGGGATTTCGTTTTTAGGTTCTTTTACTCTTAAATACTTAATCATTATTTCCTTCTACTGCAAACCACTGCTCTATTTTATAAAGTCCGTCAGGAAACCAAGTGCCTCCGTATTCGTCCCATACAGAAACCTTTTCTAGAAACTTTAAAGCCTCTTCGTAACTTCTAAATATATCGGCATCTTCCTGATTAGCAGAGAATACAGGTCTCCAGTCTGCTCCGGCATAATATTTTCCTGTAGATTTTTTGATTACAAATATTTCTTTCATTATTTTCCTACATAGTCCAGTATAATTCCACATTCCAAACAAATAGTCATGTGAAATGTTTCTCCATCTGTACCATACGAAGTGTGTTTATGTTTACAGGGAGTTACTTTATGCGGATATTCTTTTAACATAGTGTGTTTGTATCCACAGCTTATCAAGTTACATTTACTCTTCTTAGAAGTGCCTATAGAAATCATTTTCCCTTTTCCGCACTTGTCGCAAATGTAATTTACTTCTCCGTCTTTATACTGTTCCATTATTTGTATTGGAGTCCTATTTTCAGAGTCTCTTCAAATCTCTTAACAATTTCCTCGACAATAATTTCTCCGTCACTGATAGCTCTGTATAGTTCCTCTCTAGATAAGTCCTCGTCGTCTTTTCTATCGTAGTAAAGAAATTTACTGACTAAATCGTCTATTGTTCCAAGAATTTGTACCTTTCTACTCATTCTTTAATCCTACACTAGTTTTATACAAAAGTCAAGGAACTACCTAGTAAGACGTATCATAGGACGCTTTCTTGGGTTTACGGCTACATCTGCTCTGTCCTTTAACACGTTTGTAAATTCTTCCGGAGTTAGAATAGTACTATGCTCGACTTCGTACATTCTCACTTTCAGTGGGATTTCTGGACTGTAATGTCCTTTGCTTGTAGTTACTGTCACAGGAAAGAACCAGATTTCTTGGTCGTTTTTTCCTATAACTCCTAGCTGCCCACGCATCTTCACCAGTGTTCCAGTTTCTACTTTTCTGGCAAACTCTGCGTAAAGCCTGTTTTCTTCTTTTTGCAATTCCTGCTTTAGTTCTTTAATTTTCGTCGTGTCCATTTTTACATCCTTGTTGTAGTTTTGTGCCAACGCCTGTGCCATATTTGCTCCACATTGTATGCAAGCCATTCCGTCTTTTGTAGTTTGAAATTGATGATTAACGCAGTCCATTTTCTATCTCCTGTTTATTGGCTCTATACTGGTCACTAAGCCTTTTAATTAAATCAAATTCATCTGGCTCTGGCTCTGTGTAGATAGTTTCTCCACACCACGAACACCAAGTCACCCCATCAGTAATGTTAGTCTCTCCGTGTTCGCAGGTATCGTACTCTTTCGTAGGCTTTGGTCTTAAATCCATCATTTGAGATATAACTCCTATATCTGTTTCATAGTGTGCCACTGCAAGGAAGGCAGCCGTAGCCGTTAGGTTTTCGTCCTTCTTGCTCGGTTTTGGAAAAGGTCTCATTACCATTATACTTCGAAACTGAAAGGCTCTACCTGCTCTCCAAAATACAGCTTTTTCATAAATTTTTCCGCAGACACAGGAAGTCGCTTAGTAACGTATTGCCCGTCTCTGAAATATACCAAGAATCTCTTATCTGCTACAGAATCCCAGCCGTATTGTCGCTTTACAGCGTTCTCAATAGGCTTACTTCCGCTGTCAATATCTTCTTGTTCGACGTTAATTAATATACTCAATTGGCTCTCCTTGTCTTTCTAGTTCTTCTATTCTATTTTCTACATCAGTTAAATCCAAACTAAGTTGGTTAACGGATTGGATTAATAGGTTTATTTTTTTAGTAATCTGTGTTTGTTTGTCTCCAAGTCTTTGTAATTCCACAACTACTTTTTTGAAATCTTCTCTTTCCATTAATATTGCTCCAATACAGGCATAAACCGTGTATATTGCTTCAACCACGCTAAATGTACGGCTCCTGTAGGTCCATTTCTCTGTTTCGCCACATCTACTTTCGCCAGTCCTTTCAAATCGGTATCATCGGGACTGTAATACTCCGGACGAAACATAAATGCTACTACGTCTGCATCCTGCTCAATGCCGCCCGACTCTCTAAGGTCACTTAGCTTAGGCTCAGGGTTAGGACGACCCTCAGGCGCTCGTGAAAGCTGCGATAGAGCTATAAGAGGAACTCTAAACTCTTTTGCCAAACCCTTAAGGTCGGCAGAAATTTCTGAAACTTCCTGTACCTTGTTGTAATGATTCTTACCGCTACTTCCCTTCATTAACTGTATATAATCGACTACGACCATGTCCAGCCCCCCCTCTTGCTCAAGCCTTAATAGCTTGCTGCGCATTTCAGCCACGCCAATCCTAGGGGTATCGTCAATGTAAAGCCCCGCTTCGTCCAATACCGGAAGTATCTTAGCAATTCTTGCCCAATCAGCTTCCTGCATTCCCCCGTTTTTAAAGTCAAACGAGTTGACGTAAGCCTCAGAACACATCACTTTAGAGATAAGTTGCTCTTCGCTCATTTCCAAAGAGAATACAGCTACGTTTTTTCCGCCTCTGATGGCAGCGTGAGCAGCCATATTCATCGCAAAACTAGTCTTACCCATTGACGGACGCCCCGCAATAATAATCAAGTCGGTATTCTGCCATCCAGAGGTCATATAATCTAAATCCGGAAATCCGGTAGAGATTCCTGTTATGCCCTTTCCTACAGCTTCCCTAGCATTAACTATGACATTCTCTAAGCCACTTCCAAGTCTTGAAAGTCCCTTTTTCTTATCGTCAATTTTAACACTGTACACCTTATCAATAAAGGTGTCTGTAAGCATTTTGACCGGCTGTGCTTCGTGTTCTGCCAAGCTCGATAAGTTCTTACCGAGAGTAACCAATTCTCGGTACTGAGATTTAGCAATAACAATTTTAATCCACGAATCAATATCAAAAACTTCCGGAAGTCCCTCTTCCAACTGTTCAATAGTTTCGACGCCGCCCAGATTGATTAAGGATTTTTTATCAAATTTGTCAGCAAGGGTGATAACATTAACATCTTGCTTGTCATTATAACATTCTATTACCGCATCTAAAATTGCTTTAGTTTTCTTATCAAAAAAATGTTTCTGAAGTTCGTTCTCAATAACTCTACCCACAAGAATAGGATTTTTGAGAATCGCTCCTAAAATTGCCTTCTCTGCCTCTACGTTGTGAGACTGAGATGGGTCTATTGCTAAATCCTCTTCGGTGTACCGTAACGGCTCTACTTCTCGACACAGATAGAGCAAATCATCCAGAGTGTTCCCCTCTTCCAGATAATTACTTACATCATACTTTGGTTCATCTGATGGAAGCTGAACTATTTTAACCGAATTGGCTGACCGGTAAACTTCCTTAGAAACTAGCTCTGCGTGGTCGTATCCCGATACATCATTATCCGCAAGGATTATAACGTCCCTGTTTGCGAAATACTTATTAAAGTGTTTCTCCCATTTTGTCGCTCCACCTGAGTTTGTCGTGGCGATTGCCCCTGCCTCTGTCAGATTGTCGGCGTCTTTTTCTCCCTCGACAATAAACACCGGCTCAGCACTAGACTCTAGAACCTTAGGCAGGTTATAAATAGTTCTAGTTACGCCCTGCAAATCCCAGACCGCTTTTCCTCTATTGTCAAATCGTCTTTGTAGAAACTTCTTCGGTTCAAACCGGACAACTTGATAAAGTAACTTCCCTGCCTCGTCTGTGTAGTCGTAGGTCGCTACAATCTTAGATTCGATTTTTTCTCTCTTCTCAGGAACATCTTTCCACATTCCTAGAGAACGTACGATACTTTCGAAATCGCACCCCGCGAAACACTTAAAGCCAACTGTATTTCCTGATTTAATAAAGGATAGAGAAGGTCTACCGTCGTTGTGAGCAGGACAGCGGGCAACCCACCACCCACCATTTCCCTTCTTGACTTTTGACAGGCTAGACTTTACTTCATCAAAGTCTAGTGCAAACCTGTCGTCCTTTTCAAATTTTTGCCCATCCTGTTCAAAAAACGCCATACCCTATCTTATCCTATTTTCCAGAATTGTCAACCCCTAAATATTTCCTATACTCCTGTAGTTTATGCAATTTAGTAAAATCGACAACCGTTATAATATAACCTCCCCTCACTACATCATTCTTTCCTAACATACTCAGCCCTTTCCTATACCGTTTCTTAGTAGAGGGGTCAAAAGCAACTTTAGTACCATCCATTACAATAGCGTGGGATGCTTCTTTATAATTTTTACTTTTAACTGTGGCAACCCAATAACTATCTTGCCATATAGGTCCACTGGCAGAATGGTACTGCATTTCTAGCCCAAACTGCCCTAAGAAGTCTCTCCAAACAAACCACCACCTATCGGTATGGTCATTAGGCATAACTTCTATCGGCAGTTCCATAATAGAAGCCATGCAAGCCCCAAAACAGTCTCCCATTTTATGGCTAACTACTCTTTGTCTCTGCTCTTTCATTTATCTGTATCGAAGGCTCAAAGATGTTTGCCTTCGCCTGATTCTTGTCGTCCGGTAGGTACTGCAAATTATTAGCAACGTGCAGACCGGAAACTAATTCCCCGCCCAAAGGTATGACATGGTCAACTCGCATCCCTTTAGGACATTCGACATAAACCTTTATCAACTCACGCCTATCTACCCACTTAGGGACTGCGTTCTTTTTCTTTGCCCGTTTAAGAGCGAAACTGTATCTAGCTCCCGCTTTCATATTAACTTGCACGAAGGGGCATGGCCACGTAACGTGCTGTATTATCTAAAACTTCCACTGCTGAAAGTGCATTTTTCAATTTAAATGCAGGATTGTCGCAAACTGCCAAAAAGTCCGTAAGGTACTGACAATTCATAAAAAACGTTAGCCCTGTATCCGGATAATTCGTAACCACACACTTCACAATCTCCTCGCTCTCTCCCTCTGTAGAAGTAGCACTAAGAAGCATCTTCTCTTCTTGTAACTCAATCTTAACTGCTCTGCTATTCTCGTCTGCCGTAAGCACTACACGCCTAAGTGCTTTAACCATCTCACTTGCATCGAAAACAACCTCAATTTCATTGTCCTTCGGAAGAGCCATCCTATAGTCCGGAAAATTCATTGTCAATTTCCTAGAGATAAGAACACGGTTGCCAGACTCAAATTTTATGTGATTCGGGTTATTTGTGATAACAACATCGTTACCTACAAATTTAGCGACTTCTGACAAAGCACGCTTCGGGATAAGAACTTCCAAATGAGCCTCTACATCATCTATCTCTTCTTGCTGTATAGCGATTCTATGTCCGTCTGTGGCAATCATCGTAACCTTCCCAAGTTCTACTTCCAATTTCGCCCCACCGAGAGCAAATCTACCCTCGTCCTGAGAAGTTGCAAAACAGGTGTGCTTGATAAGTTCCTTGATAGTATCTCCATCCATAGTGACTTCATCGTCTGTAACTTCGGGAACTGTAGGAAATTGGTCTTTTGAAAGCCCCGCCATTCTAAACTTAGATGTGTTGCAAGTCACCTTGACCCAATCATTCCCCTCTTTTTTAAATTTCACAGCACCGTCTGCTAGAGATTTTACAATGTCGCACAGCTTCTTAGCAGGGATACAAATTGACCCTTCTGTTTTAATTTCTGCCGCGATTTCTGCTTGGATAGTTATGTCGAGGTCTGTACCGGTAAGTCTAATTTTGTCTTTATTTACAGACTCTATAAGTAAACTAGAAAGAGCGCCGATTCCTGCTTTCTTCTCGGCAATGCCTTGAAGCAGATTAACTTCGCTCTTTAGTGTTTGATTATTAACTGAAAATTCCATATTCAGATTATACAGAATTTCTAAGAATTGTCAACTGGCCTGTAAGTGTACTGTGCATTCCTCAAAGAGCCTTACATCGTCAAAGTCGTGTTTAGGGGCTTGGGAAGGCTTCTCTGTGCGTCCCTGAAATTCACATTCTGCGTCCGGAGGGCACTCACACTCAGGTTCTAGCCACCTATCACACCACGAGCAGTAGCGAGAATCGTAAGTATAATTGTATGAATTTCTTTGTCCGCAATAAGGACAAAATTTAGGTCTTTTCATTTCGCCTTACCCGTCCCGTCACATCTTGGGTGATGATTCCAGCCACCTAGTCTCGTTTTGTTAGCATCCTCAATTGTCATAGCCCAATAAGCACAAGGACACAGCTTAGGTTCGTGAGGTTTTAGAAAAATCTTCAGGGTTCTATTATCGTCCTGAAAAGACAATTCTAGCTCTACATCATATAGAACTAATAGTCTTCCTTGATTTGAGATTACTTCAAGCCTATTGACCGTTTCAGTATTCAGTGCGTTGGCTTGATATCCCCTAGAAAACGCATCGTATAGAGTTTCGTCTATAACGCCTTCACTAAGGGCTTGACTCCACGCCTTGTTTAGTCTTGCTAGTTCTTCTCCCTTCATTTTTTCACTCTTTCTTGCGGCAGTCCACAAGCCCTACGTCTGCGGTTCTTACGAATCCAATCCGAACACTTGCCGTGTCGAGTTTTCTCTACCGTGTAAAGTTCGTAAAGTTCAGCCCTTGTTTTTTGCTTCATATTCTCTTTTTGCTTCCCTAAGTCTTAATTCCCTAGTAACTCTGTGTTCAAACCTGTTGGCATCTTCCTGCAACAACAGTCGCGCAACTTGAAAACGTTTTAAATCTTCCTTTGTGCCATCGAAATTCAGAGAATCCGGTTCCCTCTGTTCCCAGTACATATCGTAATGGAAATTCTGATTATCATAAGGGTCATGCCATTTGCCACAACCCGTACACCAATAAAACCTTAATGAACTTTTTAAATTAGCCATCTGTATTTGTAATTTGTATGTCAGTTGCTGTGCATACCGAGTCTAAAACTAAAACCACCTGTCCAGCATGAGGCTTCTGTTCTTCCGGAGTTTTAAACGTTGTATTTAAAGGTTTTGCTGCAAACACATCCGGAGCAATTTCCACAGGCCATACCCCTACTTCCTTCAACTTTAGAACACTCTTAGTTTCGCAATTAGCTTTAAAAGTAGTAACTACATAAGCAACACTATTTAACGCCCAGCTTTTGTCCGGATACAGCTTGTAATGTGCCTGAAGAATGTCAAGAGTAGCCTCGTCTTTTGCCCACTTAATATTTTTGGTATCAAGCATATACATAAATTTTTCTGTACGGGCTATTTCCTTAAAGTTCCTAAGGTCAGGAGGAGTGTTTTGCGCGTTTGCTACTATTCCTGTGGCAAACAGAATAACTGCTAATAATATTATTTTCATTCCCAAGTTCTCAACTCTGTTATTGTCTCGTCAAAATATTTCTTGGCTAAGGCGACAACATCCTTTTTCCACTTGCCGTCCACCAACCAAACTTCTCGGTCTTTACACCTATACCTTTCGTCTCTAGGGATTAGTGCTTCTAACTCTGCGATAAACTCGTCGTTATGAGAAGCATCCACTCTAATCCTTGGCTCTATTTGGTCAAAGTCTATGTGATACTCTCCCCAAGTAAGTCGGCAGAGAGAATCCTTATTAGGTACGCCTATCTTTGGACGAAAAGGATTAGTTATAACAGAAACTTTCTTATTCTTGGGTATTAACATTTGTCAAATGGATTTTCTACATTGGATAGCCGTGACCGCTTTTCCAGTCGTGTTTTCCACAATCTCCTGTTCTAGGTCTTAATTCATCCCCATATTCCTCTTCATCTGTGTAATCCAAAAGATATTCTTTATCACAGGTGTAACAAATACTTGTTGCCGGTCTGCCTTTCTCGTCAAGTCTAGGTTCTTTGTTTTCCATTACCAATCATAATACCTTTCGTAGAAAAAGTCAACCGGCCCCTACAGAACATCTGTGTCCCAAGTTGTGAATACGTTTTTGTGGTATTTGAATTTCTCTCCACAGCTAACACAATTCTCCTCTCCATCCTCTTCGGTAAAGTCAGAGCAGTCGAAGTAAAACCACCCACAGTGGGGACAAACCATTTCGTCAGTATTGTAATGAATTATGTCTGATTGTTCCATTGTTTTTTCTCTATAGCTTCGCAAATTTTGGAAATTCCTTGGTAAAAAATAGATGTTCCCAAACAGAACCAAACAAAACTGCTAGCGTCTATTCCAGTAGCTACCAATGCTATTGTCCCTAATACGGCTAAAACTAGCCAATAAAATCCGTTAACTGCTGCACTCATTTTTTCTCTCCGTCCTTTAGCTTCTCTAACAATTCCGGAGTAGGTTTAAGCCATCCCGTAAGTTGAGCTATTTTAACTTGTATCCTAATTTCCTCTAGCTTAGAATCTAAGGCTCCTCCAATCGTAAAGAGTATCGAAGCAAGGAGTGCAGTCATTGCAATAGGAGTGCCCGGAATCCAAATTCCTCCTATTATCGCTATGATTAACCACAGTATGGCAAATATTCTGTATTTCATAATTTTTTCAATTCGTAGATAGAGCCGTTTTTAGTGGTTATTCTAAAGACATTCTCGTGAGGTTTAAAGACACTCTTAACAGCAGTAGTCCGAAATGTTCTTCCGTCACCTTCTCTGTTAAATAACCAAAGGTTAACTCCAAATAGAATAGGACTGTGGCTTTCGAATTTCTGAAACTTCGGAAACCTGTCCATATTATCTCTGTGTATTATCTCTAGTTCGTACATCAATAAGTTCTTTTTTCTTTCCTCTTTGGAAAGAAAAGACTCCTCCTATTTTTACTCCTAAAAACATAAACGGGGCAGCAAATTTATTTCGTTTCCAGATACATTTAAATAAAGCAGTGTCGGCTTTAGTTCTATCTTTTTCTTTTCCGCCTTCTGCGTATGCTTTGTCGTGAATCAGACAACAAGGGCTTAAATTCTTTGTATCGAATAAATTGCAACCATTTCCTCCTGCCCACTCAATTGCTTTACTTTCTTGAGGGACTCCTGTAATTACCAAAACAAAAACCAGTAAAACAGTTCCTATTATTTGTTTCATAAATTACCTTCGTGCCAATACTCAATCCCACCGTCCGGACGGAAAATATAAAGTCCCCAACAGTTTCCTTTCCCTTCCTTAATAACTTTCTTAGCGTATCTAATTGTTGCCCACGTTCCACTTCTAAGTTTCTCTTGATTCTCAAACGGAGTGGCAAACATAATATCCGCTTCATTTACAATATCCCTGTTTCGGTCTAGGTAAGGCTTATCTGTCCAAAGGTGGTCACAAGGTCTATAAACGTAAGCACTTTTATCAGTAGGAGGATGCCCGACGATACTGATTCCTTCAAAATTGTTGCGAACTAAATCGTGAAACTCCGTATCTGAACCCTCACACATTCCGTGATGCACCACAGCAGTTTTGTAACGTCTAAGATACACGGGAATTAGCTCTTGACGTTGAGTTCCCATTCCTGACCTTGAGCCGGTAAATCCAATCTCTAATGTCCCTCTGATTGCCATATTAACTTTTTACAGTGCTGCCCACTACCAAACAATACATCGAAATAGTCAACCAAACGCCGAAAACAATTCCAGCCACAAACAGCATACCTCGAAGTCCGGTACAGTAGAAATCATAGAAAGTTGCCACCAAGGCGATTCCCATTCCTATTGACATTAATCCCCAATTTCTAAGTAAGTGTTTGCTTAATTCTGTCATTCGTATTCCTTATAGGACAAGTATACACCATTTTGTACGAAAGTCAAGCATTTTCGAGAGTAGAATCATCCAGACTATCTTTAGTCCAAACCACTTCTAACCCTTCGTTTTTGCTAAGAGATTTATATGCTTCCTTCCAGCTTGCCAAAAGAGAGGAATCATTCCTAAATCCATAGGAATTCCTCTCTATATTCTCCCTACTCTTTATTGCCGCTTCCAGTGCTAACATCAAATACTGTTGACTAATTTTCATTTTCTGTCCTCCACACTATTCCTTTTCCTTCACAAGACCTACAACTCACATTTGAACTAATATTCCCGGTACCCCACATTCCGAACTCTCCGTTATAAAAATGCCAAGGGACTGAACCTGTTCCTCCGCAAACTGGACACTTAAAAGGTTTAGTTTCCTCTTTTAGGGGTGCTGGACAACCGGAATGGTCTATACAAGCACAAGCAGGTTTTGGGGTATTAGTTAAAGGGTCTGTGTACCAAGAAGTTCCACATCTTCCACAACTTATTTTAACTGTCGGCGGTATTACACTCATTAATGAATTATCTCCTGTTTCTTTAGCTTCAATGTTGGTTCTCCTCCGTGCTGATGATTCTTTAGGAATAGTGAAATGTTAGGGTCTTCAAGCCATCCCTCTAATCCATCGTAAGGAAAAGCTGGTGTAGTCCACCATCCTGCCTCTTCTGCACCCATACACTCCACACAAAGAAGTGTTTCCCTTTCCGCGTCCCACGCAACAAAAGGAGGTAATCTAAAATTTTTTATTGTTCCTTTCTTTAACATATTACCACGGCAAGTCTCCTCCATTCTCAGGCTCTATAGGGTCGTCATTCTCTTCGTCCCAATAGTCTACCTGATATGTTTTCTTACATTTCTTACACTTAATCTCGTCCGAGTCCGGTAAATCTGAACCATATTCAGTTCTTATATTTTCTCCACACTCCGGGCACATTGTCCAAGTGATTTGACGAGTTTCTGCATCTATGTATCTACCCTTTTTCATTAAATGCCCTCTTCTCTAACTTCTCCTGTCTCGGCGTTGATAATAAAACCCTGATTTGGTAGTAAAGGGTGCTTTTTCTTTTCAAATAGTCCGACGGGTTGCATTTTGATTACCAGCCACCCATTGACAATAGGGGGATTAAGTTCTATTTGTCCAGAAAAATAAGTTGTAATGTACTTATCTGCCTTTGCAATATGCTCTGCCCCTGCGATGAAGGGAGCTACCAAAGTTTCATTAGTTTGAAAAAGAAGTATGTTGTCCCACAGTCTAAGCTTAGTTGGCAAGAAATCGAACAATGCCATAGTAAGCTCATACGCCACTACCACGGGGTCTTTAACCCACAAATGCTTATTAAATGCCGAAGTATACACCTTAATTGTTACTGCATCGGTACTGTCTTCTTCAAACGCATGAGACATCATATAAGGGAATTTAGAATTCTCCCAAATATCCTTGATTGCATTGGTCAAGTCTTCGTTACTTAACTCTTTATTTCGAAACCTTACTGTTGCCGGTGTACTCATTCTTTTTTGTCTCTCTCTCCTGTATTAACTTGTGTACCTTTTTATCGAGGTACTTAATGGCTTTAAGCATAGCCTCTACACTCAAAAAGCCCCTTCCTTTTTCACTATTACAACACCAACAAACCCCAGACATAAAAGGCTTAGCACACGGGCAGGCGTAGTTGCATCCTTCTTCATCTGTAAGGCAAGGACAATCTTTCTCCGTGCCGTTTCGTCGGGCTATTAACATCATCTCAGTGTTGTGTTTGACCGTAGCGAATAGAATCGTTCTCCGACCTATTAGCATACATTAGGCTCTGTAAAGCTGAAAGCTGCGCTCTAAGTGAACGAACTTCCTCTGTGTCTGTATTCTTGTCCGCTTCTGCTAATCCAGCAGCTTCCCTTTCTGCTTGCCATCCTGCATCGGCTTTAGCTTCCCTTTCTTCTTTGTTCTTACCCTCGGTTTTTAGGAATGCTTTAGCTTTAGCAATCCTCATAGCATTGTCTTTTTTGGCAAAGTCTCGGGCTGATTCTCTAAGTCTTCCAATAGCTTCAGTTAAAGCTTCTGACAAATTCATCATCTGAGACTTTAGGGAAGTAGCTTCCGGACTTGTTACAAGTATATCGTCCTCTTCGTATTTCATATATTACTGCGCTCCATTAATCTTTGCTAAAAGCTTGACAGTCATTTTCCCTGTCGTGTCCGTAACTCTGAGGTCTTCGGAAGCAATTCCCTCTATTAAAGAGTTTATACCCTTAACAACTGCTTGCAGGGTATTGTAAGTCTCACTAGTCGCTAGGACTTGATGATTCTTAGCCTTAATCACAAAGAAGTATTTACCGTCCTGACTCTCATTTATTTGTAGCTTCATTTAGTTTACTCAACTTCACTTTAAAAATCCTGTCTCTATATTCCGGAGTGTCGTACGCACCGTTTAACCAGAAATCCCCATAGTGGACAATTGCCAAGTCCGGATACATAGGAATCTGGTAACCTTGCTTGACGGCAAGGGCTGTTTCTCTGTTCCTCCCGGTCAACATACAAAACTTTTCCCATTCCTCATTCGTTCCGGTCAGCACAATCACGGGGATAGTTTCTTCCCCTTCTTTTACCTTTAATTCTTCTAATTCTTTTTCTTCCATAATTTCTCCATTTTCTCACGAACAAACATAACATTATTCGTACTCAACTCCTAACAATTTTTGAATTCCTGCCCATATTGTTCCGATTACCACGGCGGCAGGGAAAAAAAGCACTACACCCAAAAAATGATACCACCTCGCTCCTCCAATTCTGTAAGTTGTAACATATAGAAATATTGCCCAAATGACCCCTATTGCCAAATATGCTAGAGCTATAAACACCCCCAACCCAATTAAAATTCCCTGCCACAACTCCATAATTTACTCCTACTCTATTTTAAAATGGTTATTTTTTATCTCCTGTGCTACGTTTCTTAAAGTAAAACTTACCCATCCTTTTCCTACACTAAGCCCTATGTATTCAGACATTTGTTTTTCAATTTTTAGAATAAATTCGTCAATAACTTTAGAAATTTTTACTTCAACCTCTAATTGTTCTTCAACTTCTTCGTGCATCCTTTCAACATGGTCTTGTACATCTTGATTGTACGCCCCTCCACCCCTGTTTCTTATTCCCCAAGCTCCTCCGTTCATACGTGTATCCTTATTGGATTATCTCCTAATCTGTTTGCAAAGTTGGAGTAGGTAATAAAATCCTCACTAGGATTTCCACTAACTATAACTGCATCAAAATTTGGACCTCTAAGTTTCATTAAATCCTTGTCATACTCAAACCTATAAAAATAGAATCGACTTCCATTTTCCATATCAATTCTATTCCTACTAGGATAATAAGTGAAATTTAAGTTATTTGCTTTTGCGTAATTAATTACCTCTTCAATCAATCGCTGGTGCCTTATAAGAATCCCTATATCGAAGTAGTTATTATTCGATAATAGTTTCATTGTCTTCGCTATTCTGTCTTCTATCATGTTGTATCTCTCTTTCTACCGCAGCAGCCACGGCGTCTGCTACTTCGTTCTGAATATCTTCGTTCTGTAAGGCATCTCTAAGGAGTCTTGCAAACCATTTTCTAATAAAATTCATACTTCCTCTCTTGGGGCAAATTGTACGTCAGCAAAAAACATATCCGTTGGGTCTTTGGCGTACTCTATGTTTAAGACTTGGTAACGAGTTGTCTCATTTCCATTCTGCAAAATAAGATAATCGCCCTTATTAATTCCCCTAGTCCATCCCATCATCCGTCCTTTCAACCCATCCTCTTTAGGGTCGAAAGTGTAATCTCTTCCCCATCCTCTATTAGTTAAGTCGTGGGTTTTTCCTTTAAAAAATTCCGCACGATTTCCGTCAAATAATTGAACCGACATTATTTACTTCCTCCTTCGACCAAATCCCAATCCATTTTAGCGTCAAGGATTGCCAATTTTTCTGCCTGCCCTCTTACATTTACAGTATCCCAAGTGACTGTCACAGTTTTAGAGGAAGCGGGGGCTGAAATTTTCTCTATTCCATGAACAATCTTTCTATTGCAGTGAGTGTGCCCGCATTCCTTTTTCTTGGTAATGTAGTTTAAATGGTACGTCCCAAGGATATGACCTCCCTCGCACTCAAACCAATTAGAGTGGGGATAAGGGTTTAAAATTAAAGGTCTTTTCGGTATTCTTGTTGGTCTACTCATATTTCTAACTGTTTCTCTATTTTTAAAAGTTTCTCGTAGATTATCACTAGTTGCTTAGGAATCGGCATATTATAAAATTCCTCCACAATTTCCTCTTTACATTCTTTGCACCCTTTAGGCACTATAATTTTGTGATGATTCTGCGGACATTTGCACCGCATTATCTCATTCCCACAGTCGCAAACATATGTTCCGTGTCCCATTTAACTTGGTCTCCCTCGTGGGCATCTGCCCTGATATATCCCGCATTTCTTTTCAATACCGCAGAAGTAACATTGGAACCAATAAGTTCCGTTCATTACCCTTATTTTCCAAAGATGTTTCATTTATCCTATCGGCCCGTAATACGGCACGTTCCTCAATCCTTCCTCTGCGTCGATAAGCCTGTTATAAAGTTCCTCAAGTCTTTCATCTACCGTCTTAGAGTTAAATTCTTTAAGGTCTTTCTCCTTCCTTCTAAGTTTCGCTCCTCCGTCACAGTATGCCCAACTATGTCCATCTCTTTGAAAGGCTTCTCCAGAATCATAAGACTCTCCACACCTTTCACACGTTTCAATTATTCCTACTGCCATTAATATCCTCCTGTATAAGGTATCTCTCTTTCAACCCTTGCAATTTCACCTCTGAGCCAATCGCATTTCTCTTCAAGGGTCATACTAGCCCATCGTTCGCGTTCTCTTTTCGCCACAACGTCGTTAGAATTACAGCTATGGAAGTCTGTCTTTCCATCGTCCCACGACTTACCGCACTCGTCGCAGGTTATAATATTCCCTACTGCCATATTTAGTCCTCATTCTGTGCTATGTCGGTCTTGTGTATGTGAAAATTAACCATCATATTCCAAACGTCTTCAATATTTACGTAGACTCTAGCGGTTGTCCCATAATTAGCCCTTCGGTGAATTTCTTCGCCTGTTCATATATTTCATTCCAAGTTGTTTCTTCCATTTTAATCCCTCGTCTCCTCAGGTCTAGCAGCTTCAATAGTAAATGCCTGCCAGAGTGTAAAGTGCTTTTTACCAAATCCCTTCCAGTACCTTATACATCCAAACGCATCCGGTTCTGCTCTCCATTCTCTTTTAAATAAATACTTACGAATGTAGTGTCTGGATATTACTACACCTAAAATTATACAAAAGAGCGCAAATAATAAATATCCCACTAATCCATTCTCCTAAGTATTCCATCCATATCAGCCTTCCAAAGAGTCGAATTATTAATAGCTAATTTAGAGGCAATCGCCTCCTGCATTTCCTCCATAGAAAACCCAACCTCGTCGCATATAGAAATCCAAAGGATTCCCACATCTGCCAAAGCAAGAGGGTCATATGGATTAGCTTTAAGGTCTAAGACTTCCTCGGACAAGTGGGCTAAAGCCCCCTCCAAAGTAGTCTCCTTACCCTGCTTCCACTCTACTATTTTATCCTGTAAATCTTGAAATGTCATACTGTCAGCAACTCCGGTAAAACTTCCCCGCTAAATTTCTCCCTACAAGACGCACAAGACCTAGAAATATATCCGTCTCGATAAAGTTTAACATCATTCACAGACCCACAAAACTCACAGAAGAATCTAGCCATTTTACAAGTCAGACTAATCATCTGTTCGTTAAGTTCGTCGTAGCCACCCTCCGTATAAATCCTCAAGTCCCCTAATTTCTGTTTAATCTGGAAAATCTTAGCTCCTCTAAGTTCCAAGAAAGTAAGACAAGGAACAATTACTATATCCCATCCTTTAGGGATGTAGAAATTAAGGGGGTCTATGTCTGCTAAACTGTTCTTAAAGACAGCCCGAAAAGTCTCCAAAGAGGCTTTCATTCTTTCCCTTTCTGCTTCCCAAAAATCCTGTGTCATGGTTTCATTAACTCCACTAACTCTTCGCCGTATCGAGCTACGTCCTTTAAGTATCTGCTGTTTCCCTTGTTCTTTTCATACACTTCCCAAGGAATTTTATTCTTCGGCTCAAAAGTTCCTCTCCTAGGAAAAGAGGGGCTATTCTTAGTTGCAATGTTGTATAAATTTTCGTTGCTTTGTATTAGCTCTAATTCCCTAGCACATCTCTCTGGCTCTGTGTCAATTACTTCAAGTATATAAAACTCGAAACCCTCTGCTCCCATTTCCGTCCAATCTTTTTGAAGATATTGGTTAACGTGTTTGTTGTCTCGTAATGCTTTATAGTGATGCAAAAGGCGCTGTTGAAAATTACAAGTTTTTCCAAAATATCTTCTATCATTCAGCTTATTTTGTATAAGATAGATGCCTCCGGATTGGGGGATATTTTTATAATTTTCTTGTATTTGTAGAATAATCATGTAAGTCCTTTGTTTTCAACACCCTTTTTGGCAATTGTATAACAAATTATACAAGGCCGGCGGGGAAGAAAAAGAAATCAATCTCCGAGTGTAGCAACATTCACTTTTACAACCTCAGTAGCTGCCTTCTTTAAATCTCCTTCTTTCTTAATAAGAATACGAATACACTGTCTTAAATACTTAGAAGCCTTAATGTTTTTCTTTCTGCAAAGCTCTTTAAATTCCCTTTTAAGCCCTTTGGTCAATTGGTAATTGTCCCACACCTTATCAGAGGGGTCTCCCTCTTTATAGTTTGCCGACGAACCTGCCGTTTTCTTTTTTTCCTTAAACGCTTGCTGTGCAAGGGTTTGAATGCCCTTTGCTGTGGATGGTATATTCTCTGGGTCTAATTTAGTATCTGCCATTATCTTTTTTCAACCTGTTGTATCTCTTCCCTTACTTTCTTTGTTATAACACTGTTAACACTGTGTAGTAGATAGGGGGAGGTGTTTTCCTTAATCTCGACAACCAGTGCCGTACTCATAGCCAGTCTAACGTCTTTATCCATTAATAACTCTATTAAATTGGCTTTTAGCCATGCTTTTATCATAATTTTATTCCTGATTTCTAATCTTAAACCCTATCTTAAACCCCCTAGGGGAGTCAAAATAGGGGTATTCTTTTTTAAGATTAGGGGTCTATTTTTCCCGAAAACTCTATTTTTCTAGCTTAATAAGGGGAGGGGATTTAGGGGGAATTGGTCAAAAACATAGCAAATCGCTTCTACTCGAACTACTTTTTAGCTCAGAAAAATTCTAGCTTATACAATTTTTACCCTCTTTTGTTTAAATCCTTATACAAATTCTCCCTTTTATTAACTCTATTTTTCTGAAGTGTTTTGTCGGGTGTCAGCCTAAGGGTCCACACCTAACTAGAGGCCCTATTTTTACTAGGTTTCTAAAATTCACCTCAATTGTTACAATTATACAACATTTTATACAGAATGTCAAGGGGTTAGACCCAAAAGTTTCTTTTTCTAAAAATGACCTTCTTAGCCATCTTCTGTAAAGACTTCTTAGTGGGATTCTTTTTACCCTTACGAGGTGCTTTTTGACTGAATGAGGGGGTTTCAGGTAAAGGAACGAGGGGATTTAGCTTCTTCCTCTTACCTGCCTTCTCAATAAAGGGTATAAAGGTATTAGATTTAGCCTGATTGGACTGTTTGGAGATAATTCTAAGGTTAGTTGAGACGTGCAAACCGCATACGTTATGTCCATAGAGGGGGATTATGTGGTCAACTTGCCATCTTTTCCTAGTAGTTAGGTTCTTATACTGGGCAGCAATGTAGATTTCTAGGATTTTCTTCCTTTCTTCCCTATTGTTTGCCCATCGGGGGAATGCGTTGTACCTTTTAGCTCTCTCTAGGGCGAGTCTGAAGGTGTATTTTCCGTTTAAGTAAGCCCGTTCTTGCAGGTTCATTGGCATATGAGACTATTATAACTTAAATTTCTACGAGGTGTACAGTTTTACGAGGTGCTCCTAGACTTGACATTTTCCTACGAGGTGCACAGTAGGAGATTATTTTCCGCCCTCCTGTTAAACAGTGTTAAACCTGACGAGGTGTACGATTTCTTTCTTTTTCTTTTCTATATTTTCTTTTTCTTTCTTCTCTTATATTCTTTGTGTATTCTTTGTTATATATACAACCGGAAGTTTCTTACGATTGGCCAACCGAGAGTTTCTTCCGGTAGGCCAACCGGAAGTTTACGAGGTGCCTTTGACCCGAAAAGGGTCTAGTTTTGAAGAGATTTTCTACGAGGTGCACCAAAATCTGACGAGGTGTACAGCCCTCCACGAGTGAAAATCTGACGAGGTGTTTCCTACTAGAGGGAAATTCCTACGAGGTGCCCCTATTGACATTTCCCCGGAATGTGATATACTGTATTTGCATTGAGGGTAGTGCCCTCAGAATTGATTTTTTGCAGCACCCAACATCCTCCAGTTCAACGGGTGCTAGCAGGAGGTAAGGGGAGCCTCTGGTTCATAAGTCCCCAATTTTTATATATTGTCATAGTCCCGCCCTGCGTAAATTGGTAGGTATTGGTAAGATTCATTAAAAGGTCGTATGCCTTTCCACATTTTTTCATTCCAGTTGTAGAGAAATATCCCTACAATTTCGGGACTATCACAGCGTCTACCTATTTGCTGTATCATTTCGTACAGAGTCGCACCGCTGTCGATAAAATCATCCACAAGCATTATTTTCTGCCTTTTACCCCACCCTACAATTATTCCAAAATCGTGATTTTTCTCTCCGTTCTTTCTAATAATAAGCAGTTTTTTGTCAAGGGTCATAGCTAGAGGTGCTCCTATCAATAGTCCTGAATTGCCTCTGACGGCTATAGCATCAAAATTATCTAAAGGGAGTACTTGTTTCGCCCTTTCCATTATTTCCCTCATTTTATTCGGGTCTGTAAATTGGTCTAAATAACTCATGCAAACATTCTACCTCAGCCATATTAAAAGTCAAGGGGTACTTGCATTTTCAGATAAGATGTGTATAATCTTGAATATGGTATTAACAAAGAAACAAAAACAAGCGTACTTTGAAAATCCGAATGTGTGTCCAGTCTGCGGGGCTGCCATCTTTAAAAGAGCCGATGAGGAATTTGATTCCAATTGTGTCTGGCGATATTTCGGATGTGATAATACAGAAAGTTGTGGGATAACCTTTTCAGAAGAGTACAGGCTAACAGATGTAGAGGTGGATAAAGGTTAATGGAAAAGGCTTGAAAAGGACTTTCCCGGTGCTTTGGTTTAACAAGGTTTAACACGATGCGGAAAACATTAATCAAAATCCTAGAAGCTAAGATGAAATGGTACTCAGAACACGGGTATAAGTTCCTAGCTCTAGAAGTCGAACAAATAATTTACAAGGTGCGTGATGATAGAAACTAGAACTCCACACCAATTAACTATCCTACATAGGATGAAAGACGCTTACTCTTCCAACAGAATTGCGGAACTTACGAACAATCTGCAAAGAAAAGTAGATGCTCGTAAAATCCAAGAGGTGCGTACAGCCCTAGAGGGATTAGATAGAGCTACACTTATCCTACTGGCGATGCGTTGGGATGTACAGATAGGGGTATGTGAAGAGGACACTGAGGACTTTAAGGACACAGATGTTCTTAGGAAGTGGCTTCTGGAATGGATGCAATATTAAAATTTACGAGGTGCGTGATGATTGATAAGAGAAACTTAGAGGTGAAAGAAGGAGACTGGATTCTGGTCTACGAGTCGTGGGGTAAAACTCTTAAAGAGGGTATCTTCCGGTCATACGATGAAGAAGAAACTCGTGTTAGATACCTTAATCCAGATACAGGTAGAATTAATAGTGTTCTTTTGGGAAGAGGCAGGATTTATAAACTTCCCGCTCGTGGATTATAACTTGACTTTTCCGGGTACTATGTTAGACTGATTTGAGGTTTAAATTATGAACGGATTTATTTTAGCAGGCAAGCTCCTGAATTACCCGGAATGCTGCATAAAGTACTTTTGTGAGAACTTTGCTTTCGGTCCAGTTACAGTGTCATATAATGGGTTTATCCCTTGTATCGAGCACTCGAAGTTAACTCGTGAGGAACTGGAGACGCTTATAGGGCGAAGTCTGGAAAAGGAACCAGAAGTTTTTACTAAGTGGATGACGGCTCTTATAGCTCTCCCAGAAGGCGCCGACCCTTTAGATAAATTTAAAACTGGGTTAGCAATCTATGCAGAGGCTGGGTTAGATGAATTTTGGACAGCGGCTTGGCTTCGGGCGGTGGATTTAAGCGAAGAAGAAGAGGAGATTCAGGAACGTTCTATAGCACATGCTGAAGTCATGGCGAATTGCTGAGTCCCCCCCTCTTGCTTTTATACAAAAAAGGTGGTATGATATTATATGTTTATTCTGTTTTTAGCTGTATTAGCTTTAATCGTCATAGTCTTATTTGCAATAGCAGGTTTACTGGCGGTATATATGGGGGGATTAATTTTAGGTGATTGCTTTGCAGACATCTGGAATGTCAAAATTGAATGATAGATGGAGTATGGATAGCAATCATTGTATATAGTGTCGCTCTGGTTATTGTTTTTGGGGTAGGGGTTAGGCAAGGATTAAGAGGAGCACTACAGAAGGTTCGAGACAAGGCTATTGACAATTAACCAAATTGTGGTAGACTATTTAAGGTTAGATTATTTTAGAAAACGCCTGAGGGCAAGGAACATTTTAGTTATGGCAGAACGTAGTATAGCAGAAATTATGGAAGAGGGTCAGCGGTTAACCCTTGAACACGCAGAATTACTGCGTAGGTCGATTGTGGGAGAAACTCTGACGGCAGAGGAAACGGCTCGCAAGGCACAGCTTGAGGGTTATCTCTTGGGTTTGATGGGTCAGGCACAGGCTCAGGGTGTCGGTACGGCAGTCGGTACGGGTTACGGTCAGGTTCAGGACGAGGATGAGGATGAGGATGGGCTTGGCGATTTGGATGAAGAGGACGAAGATGAGAGCCTTTTCGACGAGGACGAGGATGAGGACGAGGAGCAAGGGGAATTTGGATTTAGGTACTAAATTCTTGAGGTGTGCTTCAAATTCTTGAGGTGTGCAGAAAATGACTCTTAATCTTAGGGAACTAAGGTTAGGGGTCTTTTTGTGTCTGTCCCACTAGTGGGAAATCCTTGACTTTTCTGTCTAATATGCTACTATTTAGGTCTATGACAGCTTTAGAAATAATTACAAGTCTGACTACAGACATTTACACTAAGGAAGAGTTGAGTTCTATATCGACAGCAGTTAGGTCGGCACAGGACATTAATAAGCAACGGTCGGTTGCGTTAATGAAAGCAACTCTTAAGGTAGGGGATGAAGTTACTCTTTCGGGACTACGCCCTAAGAGTATTAATGGATTGGTAGCTAAAGTTGTGGCTATCAATAGAACTAGGGCAGAGGTTGATATGCCTGTTAATGTTAATGCAGGTCGTTGGTCGGGTGCAAAAGGCGTGGTTCCATTGTCTTGCGTTACTAAAGTCTAGGGGCTTGACTTTTCTCTCCCACTTGTTACAATAACTTATATGAAGAAACAAATAACAGATATTAAATTGTCGGAAGCTATTGTGCGAGGCACAAAGATAGCTAAGGGAAAGGGCATTACACAGGGCGAAGGCAACGTCCTAGAGTTTAATCGGGCTGGCAAACTTGAGTGTGCTTGTACTGCGGGGATGGCTCTAATAGGCACGTATGGCGTAGAGCAACTTGAAAAAGAACATGCGAAAGACCGATATATTTCTTGGGGTATAAAGTTTAAGAGCCTCTTTGAACCTGCTAAAACTACCTTTAAGAAAAAAGAGCAGTGTCTTCTAAAGACTGTAAAAACTCCTGTACAAAAAGAGAACGTAGAGACTGGTTCTATTTACTCTTTCATTTATAGTCTTAATGATGGTGCTGGCTTAGCGGCTCGTTACATTGCTAAGAAACTTGAAAAGTGTGGTTTTTAGTCGCTTGACAATTCTCTCCCACTCTGTATAATACTCATATATGAAAGATGCAACTGGTAAAGACTTAAGGCTTGGGCAAAGAGTTGCTATTCCTTGTAACAGTAGGTTTAAGATTGGAATCCTTTACAATTATCGTCCTAACCGGACACGGTGGTATCTTGAAGCTGTACGATACAGGGATAATGCAGATGTAGGGATTTATCCAGAAGACCATAGAGACTATTACGATAGGTATTGGACTAGGGAGTATGTAAATACTCATGCCAATAATTATTACGTCGAGTTTCCTGATGGTAAAAAGAGAACTATCTCTGACATAAATAGTATTTTGGGAATAGACGACGAGGGGAAGATAACACTATGATGCGTTTTAAGCTTTGCTTTCATATATCTTCAGTTACTCCTGAGGGAAAACGAGAGTCTATGGGCAAACTTCACTATCGAGGGAACACGATAGCCGAAGCGGTGGAAAAAGTCATGTATTGTATTAATCCGGACGGAGTGCCTAGACCGCACACAGGGAATTGGCGGGATAGAGTCTGCACTTCCTTTACTGTTCAAAGAGATTTGGGTGGGAAATTGCGGGGTATGAATTTTAAATGGGACAAATATATAAAAACTAATGAAGGTAAAGCTTTATTGACTAAACAACTTCCAATCCACGAGGAGCGTTTACGTACTCATGCTGAAAGATTTGGGTGGGAGTGGATAGATGCATGATACCTATCTAATTCTCGCAGTGTTTGTAACTTTTCTCGGGGTGCTCTTAGTTTTGGAGGGTGCCCCGCACGGTCTTTTAGTGTTCTGTGCCGGAATATTATTTTGGGCTGGATACGAATTTCTTTGTCCTACTAGTGGGAAATCCCTTGACAAATAAGAATAATCTGCTAAACTTATGCTATGGAACTGAGTAAGAAAGAGATAAAACAAAAACTTTTGCATATCAAGACAGTCTTAGATTGGTGCAAGGTTGGCAACTTCAGAAAGCATCAGGTATATATAAACGATATTGAGAATGAGGGTTTGTATTCTTGGGGTTATCAGGGGACTGCTCCCAATCAGCGTTGGACGCGACTTATAACGAAGTGGAATAAACTTACTGATGCTGAGTGGTTAATGCTTGAAAAGTTTGTCAAGCTGAAGTATCCAAAAGAGTACGTTGTTACTCGTAAGTCTTATCTTATCAATTTCACTAATCCTGAGACTAAAGAGACTTTAGCGGTTGACCTTAAGGATAAAAAGTTTACTAAGACTTATGCCAATGGTAAACAGCGGGATGTAAAACTGCCTCATTCATTTTTTAAGGGAATGGACGGTCGTATAGTTTCTACAAAAATTCCGGCAGACGATAACTTTCGGAAGCTAGTTGATACGATTATCCGTAAAGAGTCAGCGTGTTCAAATATGGGGACGTTTCTCGTTCGGCTGTTTGACAATATCCATTTAGAGACTTACATATCGGCGGGGGTTAAGTTTGATTACAACATTGCTGTCGGATATGATTTTTTCGATAAAGACGTTAGAAAGATTTTGGACTCAAAAGGAATGGATTATAACCAAACGGTTGAATCATTCTTTGCGAACAATCACGATTTGGGCAAATCAATGCTTCACTTTATTAAAGATGAAGAAAAATTTAAGGATGTATTTTATTCCATAGCCCAAAATATGCGTAACGTAAACATACTTGTAGAAAATTATAAGTATGATGTTGGGACGTTGTTTAATTACTGTAAAGAGCGTAATTGGTCGTCAGGGCGGTATACGAATTACTACAACAGCAGAGACTTGGTTTCGTATTTGTGCGACTATGCTCGTATGGCTGATATGGTATTTCCTAACGGTTTTGATAAATATCCAAAAGATATTGTTGACCATCACGACGGAGTAACAAAACTTTATGAGAAAGAGAAAATAAAGTTTGATGATAAGGTTTATCAAAAACTTATCAATCCGAAGTTGGAGTATGAGAATAAAGACTATGCAATGATATTTCCTAAGTCAACGGGTGATATTCAAGAAGAGGGTAGAATACTTTCTCATTGCGTGGGGTCTTATGTTCAAACTGTTATCGAGGGACATTGTATCATTATGTTCCTGAGAAAAAAGAAAGAGAAAAAGACTCCGCTTGTTACGGTAGAACTTAGGGATAACAGAATCGGACAGGCTAGAGGTAAATACAACAGGTCTTTGGAATATCAAGAAAAGTTATTTCTACAAGAGTACGCAGAGAAGAAACGGCTTAAGTATAACTAAACAAACATTCGACGGAATAAAATCCGTCGAATTTCCCACTAGGGGGAAAGATTGACTTTTGACCTTTATCGTAGTATGATGGTTCTATGGATAAACCTGTTCTGATTATCAAACAGCCTGTACCTCCTAAACTTCCTAAACTGACTAAAAAACAGAAAACGGAGATGGCAGAGATGATTGCCCTTAAGTTAATTGAGAACGGTGTTGGATTCTTCTACTTAGAAGACGACACCTTTGTTTTTGCCACTGTCCGCCACGCCACAAATATTCACTAGTCCCTTGACAATTTTCTTAAAATCCTTATACTTATAACTATGAACGATGTAGCAGGAAGAGAGATAACTGTTGGAGATGAAATAGCTTTTACTGTAAGCACTAGGATTCTTACAGGAAAGGTTACGAGAATTTACGAGGGGCAGGATTATGGACGCCTTGTTAGTAAACTAAAGGTGGAACTAACAACTCCGGAACCTAGAGGTAAATGGGGTTACAGAGATAACGATAAAGGTGAACCTGTTTGGCAGGAAATTGTTACTGACTATGTAAGAATTAGAACTGTTTTTGGAAGTGATAGGGCTATTATTCTTCGAGGACTTGAGGAGTAATTTCCCACTAGCGGGACGAAAAAATAGCCTCCGGTCAGCTTTCCGGAGGCTTTAGGCTAAGTCAAAACTGAAAGTATAAAAAGACTTAGCTAATATTGCGAACTACAAAACCCGTTGCATCTTTTTTGGCTTTACCCTTTGCTTTTAATCCGACAATAACGCCCTTTTTTCTTTTTGGGTCTAAGAAACGCAAATCAGTTTCATCGCCATTTACAACCTTATAACCTAAATACTTTTTAGGTATTTCCTTTTCAAACACTACGGCAACATTTACCCCGTTTTCCAACGCGTCAATACAATCCTCGATATTATTTTCAGAACGCGAAAATGTAAGATGATAGTTTGGCATTGTACGTTTGTACGGTTTGGGTATTTTCGTATAATCGTAAAACTGTACTTTCGGAAATAGTTTTGCTACGTAGTGAGCAAGTTTCGGTAAATCCGATGTTCCGTTTGGACGAACGCAAGGAATAAGATTTTTCTTTTCCGCACGTTTGACAAGTTTTTGAACGTCCGAAACTAATTCATTCAAAAACTTTTGATTTTCATCGAAATACATATCAGTTTTACGCTGACGACCCGCCTGCACTTGGTCAAAAGCACCACGTCCTGCGGTATTCAAACAAGATGCAATACAGCCCGCCGATGCGAATGAACACAAATTACCACGCCCGCCCGATTTTTGAGGTTTCAAGTAAAGAATACCTGTAAGATAGCCTTTTTTCTCGCCTTTGGAAGTTTTAGCGTTTTGTTCAGTCAATAAGCTCATAAGTAAGATTCTACACGTTTTTGTATAATTGTCAAGGGCTAAAATTTCATTTCCCACTAGTGGGGAAAGGCTTGACAATTCTGGTAAACTGTAAGATAATAGTCAGTATGGAACTAGAAGAATTTAAGAAAAAAGCACTTGCAATTCGTGAGCTTGAAAAGTGGAAAAGTCGGGCAGCCTGTGAGCTTCCGGCTGGAACAGAGTTCTACAAGTCAAGTTATGATATTAAGTCACAGGACATTTATGTTCTGACGACTAAAGCTAAACTTAAGACTAGAGACTTCGACACTTCGGGTATTATCGCATACACTTATCGCCCTTGTCGAAAGAAAAATGCTACTCCTGAAGAAAGAAAACGCGAACAGGAAAGAGCAGTTTATCGGTGGAACTCTACGGGTAGCCTTTACATTCCTTATGATGAGCTTTGGAAACAAAAAGCAATTAGAGATGAATTGGTTGCTTGGATGAATAAGGTTACTCCAAACTTTGATGTTGTTAAAGAAAAGGGAATTATTGTTTTTACTAATCGTGAGACTAAGGAAATGATGCGTTGCGATTTGAACGCACAAACTTTTTTCCGTACTTATAAGAAGCGTAAGGGTCAACACGTTCGCTATCCTGCACAGTTTTTTAAGTATGTTATCGGCAGACTTTTGATTGCTGAAATTGGTGCGGCAGATTGCCAAACTTTCAAAACTCTTGTCGAGTTGGTTGCAAAGAATTATTCAAAGTGTCGAAACTTTGGAACATTTCTTGTAAGAATGTTCGACCATATCCACCTTGAGGAATACATTGCGGCTGGAGTTCCTTTTGATTTTTCAATTCCTTTCGCATACTCTGATTTTGATAAGAATATCCGAAAGAAAATTGACGAGCATAGTATGACCTACTCAATGGATATCGGCTCATTGTTTTGCAGCGATAAAGATACGGGGCGGGCTGTATTTGCACAAATTGAAAATTGTGTGAATTTTAAGAATATGGTTATGTTGCTTGCCCATAATATTCAACCTTTGAATACTCTAGTCAATCATTACAACTATGATTTGAAAACTCTTTTCGAATATTGCCGGAAAAATAAATGGTATGTAAGAAAGCCTGCAAGGTTTACTTACTATACTCCAACAGAATTGCAAAATCCAGAAACGGAAGATATAAAGCATTTTTCTTCTTACAACTATGATATAGTTTCTTTTCTTAGGGATTATTCTCGTATGGCTTTGGATGTTTACGGAGATAATTACGATAAGTATCCTGCGGACTTACACGCAGCCCACGAAGAATGTAACCGTATTTACCAAACTCGCAAAGTCGAAATTGACCAAAAGCGGTTTGCCGAAACGATTGATAAGTCTTTGGAATGGAAAAATGACGAGTTTGAAATTATCTATCCAAAGGCGTCGGATGAGGTTGTCGCAGAGGGTAAGGCTTTGAGGCATTGCGTCGGGTCTTATATTCAGTCAGTTGTGCGGGGTGAGTGTAAAATTCTTTTCCTTAGAAAGAAAGACGAACTAGAAAAACCGTTTGTTACTATTGAAATTTCCGGTGGTAACATTCGACAAGCCAGAGGTTACGGAAACTCTGCACCAATCTATGATGCTAAAATGGCATTACAAGATTATGCAAAGTCTAAGAAACTTCTTTATAGGGGATAGTTCCAACGAGTGCCGAATAAAATCGGTGCTCGCCCCACTAGTGGGAAATACTCTTGACAATTATACAAAGTAGTGTATTATTATACTATGAACGTTAAACATAAAGAGGTTGGACTTCAGCCTAACGTGAAGTTAATTTTGAGCAAGGTTTCTGGAATGTTTTCTGGAACTCCAAGCGATGTTGTTAGTCGGGCGTTGGCTGTTCTTAATCGCGTTGCGGGTGAGGACACTAACATTGGATTCCGTAACAAGATTACGGGAAAGGGTACTCTGCTTGGAAGTGTTGTGGTCATTGACCTTAGCATTCCGTTGGGAAGTCGCAAGATTAACTCATCGGACGAGTTGCAGTTTAATCAGCGTGTTGCTATGGCTTTGAATCGGGAGTTTGGTA